TACATACGATAATATACCAAGAAATGTAATTACTTTAATTTATAAAGGTACTGGAAATTCATTATAAATCAAAAACTACTTATTTTAATAAATTTGGTGGTTTGAATATTCTTACTTATCTTTGCAACAACAAAACAACATAATAATGAAAACATTGCACTACGTTATGATAACAAAGCACCTTACTGGTGATAGTGAGGTTTTATTCTTTGATAGTTCAGCCAAAGCAAGAGATTATTTCATTGCCGAAACAAATCCATTATTAAAGGTTTGTTTGGATGAACAACTTGTCGAGGGTGAAGTTTATTTTCCTACAACTGATATTGATGCCAAGGGCAATGTTAGTATGTGGCGGTTCAATGGTGGGGAGAATGTTGCTTTGGATGAATTAATTGGTGGGGTTAATCATTGTTACCAAATTGGTTCAGCCAAAGTGAATGATGATGTTACCCATTACGTTGCCGATTTCAGCGAGTATGTGGATGAAAGCACAATATCATTTTGGAACAAAGCTAAGGCTATTATCCAGTACAATGACCTTGTGGATGATGAAATTGAAAGTGCGAATGAGAGGGGCTTTGGTATTATTAGGTATGACAATACCACATGGCATGAGGATAATGGAATAGGTGAGGATAAAGGTAGGATATTATTCATGGAAAAAATTGGTTTGCCTTATGGTGAATGTTACTTTGGTTGGAATGAACAGCCAACAAATACAATCCGTTGTGGGGATATAAAGTTTACGGAAGTATTAAAGATTGTTGGTTGCCTTGAAACTATCGATAATTGGGGCAGACAAGAACGCATAAATGCCAAAGAAACCTATGAACTGCTTAATAACCCAGAGAATTGGAGTGATGACCAAAGATTTTATTGTGAGGGCAATGGTGGTTATTTCATTGATGAATTGATTGGCAAGGTTATCAAATGTAATAAAAAAGTATTCAAAGTGCCAAATGATAATACATAATAAAAACAAATATTTGTTTGATTGAATTAAACGTATTATCTTTGCAGAAACAAAACAACAATAACATGAAAGTACTTTACTGCCCACTATGTGGCTCCGACCAAGTTAAAATTATTGACCACCAACCGTTGGCAACTAATGACGACCAAATGCCAATAGATACCGAAATATATGTATCATTGCATTGTGATTATTGTGGTGGCAATACCAATACCGTTGGTGATATTACCTACCGACAACCAAAACAAAGGGTACAAGGATTTAACGATGCCTACAAAGGTGCGTTGAATGGATATGTTCTTTTGGCTGAACTGATGAATGGTGATATGGTTATTGAGAGAGAAATTACATTAGAGGATTTTGGCGATGAAACATTTAAAGTTAAATGCTTTAACAGTATTGCAATAGCATATAACCCAAAACGTAATGTTATTTTACGTTATCCACCAAAGGAAAATCTTAACGAAACATTATTACAACAATGTTTGGATTATAGAGGTTTGTCGGCTTTAAAAGCAACCAATTTTGCTACCTATGGTGATATTATGATGAAATTCGGCAAACCTATTTTCATACATAATAAATTGTAATATGTTATGGGTAAATATTTTGTATTTAAGGTTAATGACGGAACTGATAATTGTGTTAGGATAAACCGAATTCCAAAGGGTAGAATTTCATTTGAGTATGTTAGTGTACAAAGCCCAAATGAGGCAACCGTATGGGGGGATAAAAAGAGTGCAAAGTCATGGGAAGAAGTAATTAAAACCAAATTCAAGAATGCGAAATTGACCGAATGTAAATTAGTTTTTAAATAAATTTGGAAAGTTCAAAATAGTATTGTATCTTTGTTGAAACAAAATAACTAAAACAATGGCAACAAAAACATGGAAATTGGGTGAGCTATGTAAGGGGGGTGTAATTACCGTTGAAGCAAACGGTAAGACCGTTAAGGTAATCGGTAAGGAGTGGGATTATTCAAAAGGCTCGAAAAAAAGCTCCGACCAAAGCAATGCAAAAGAATTTACAAGGAAAGAAGTCAACCTTGACCTGAAAGAAGCTGCAAGGACAATAGACAATTTCCTACATGACCTGACCACAAGTTACTATGCTGGACAGATCATGGACTGGATAAAGACAAAAGTAAAATTTCAGGAAACTTATCTTTGGTAAAAATAAATTTGGAAAGTTCAAAATAGTATTGTATCTTTGCAATAAGAAATTTCAGTCACCAATACATGCAATGGAAACATCATGTGGCGGTGGCTGATTAAAATAGTCAGGTGGTGCAATTGGTAGACAACTGGTAGATGGGTTCGAATCCATTACAGTAGGTATGCAGGTTCGAATCCTGTACTGACTACAATAATAAAAATAAATTTGGTGGTTTAAAAATAATGAATTACCTTTGCTGAAACAAAACAATTATGGAACAACCAAAAGTAAAAATAGTCCTTTTAGATATTAACAAATACGACAGAACCGAAGTAGCTGATGCTTATGAGAATGCGGTATTTGAAACATACAATGAAGCTCGTGATGTGTTCGGTGATGAAGCTTTAATATTTGACCTTTCGGTATTCATGGATGAATGTAACAACCAAGAGATTAACTTGGAGCTTTATTGGCTAACTTATATTACAATTAATTAATACTGATAGATAATATGAAATATTACATTATCAAATATAACTCAAAATTTAATGACGATTTTTTAACGTTGTACCATGAAAAAATGGATATAACTCCAGAGAACATTGGTGCGGATAATAAGTATAGGGAACATGTTACCAGTGATAAACGAAGAGCTATGAGGTTTTATAACAAAAGAGAAGCCGAATTGGTTGCTAAGTTATTTGTGCGTGAGGGCTTTAGTACCTATGAAATTTTGGAAAAATAAATTTGGCGGTTTAAAAATAATGAATTACCTTTGCTGAAACAAAACAACAACACAATGGCAAAAAAATTTGACGTTCTCAGTCCTGATGGATTTTCAATTGATTTTGAAGACACATATGACACAATTGAACAAGCGGAACAAGCATTCAAGGAATGGGCTAAACGCTATGAAAAACAAGGGTATTATTCTTCAGCCAATGGCAGAATTCCTTTGGATGAATTAATGGGTTATTGCCGAATAATTGAGATTGAAGTTGACGAAAACTAATTAATTCTAATATGGAACAAGAAATAACCCTATCTTTGGCTGAACAAGAGGTGCTAATCCAATTGAAGTCTGAAGTTACTTTGGCTGAACTTGTTTTATGGTTCAAGTCAAAGAACGTGAATATAAAAGGTTTGACTGAAGAACAAATATATCAACTTTATTTCATAATGTAAAATAAATTCATTACTTTTGTATAATGAATAAAGCTGACCAACACATTGAAAACATTGAACCAATATTCTTTCATAATGGCGAGGAAAGAACCATGACGCAAATGGTGCAAGTTGTGCCATTGATGTTAATGTTTCTTGATGCAATTATGGATAGCGGTGTAGAATTTGAAAACCTGGGTGATGTTATTTGTGCAACCTACATAAATCTTAATTAAAAAAAATACTTGTTTATTTCAAATAGATTGTTTATATTTGTAAAAAACTAAAATAAAATGTCAAATAATTTCAAGGGTAACAAACCCAAAGAACCTAAATTGATTGTTTTTAATCAATTGAGAAAAAATACTAAATTCAAACATCCGATTACGGAGGAAATCTTTTATTGCAATTTCAAGGACGAGGAATGTATTGCATACGGCGCAAGTAGTGTGCTAACCACAAACTATGTACGCCCTTCCGATGAGGAATGGAACATACAAGTTGAGCTTGCATAAAAAAGTGTATCATATATACATTGTTGTTGTTTGTTAAGACCTGCATTTTTATGTAGGTCTTTTTTTATATTATATAAACAAATATTTGTTTGATTGAAATAATGGTATTATCTTTGCACCAACAAAACAACAATAACATGACACCACAAGAAGCAAAAGAGCAGTTCATCCTAAGCATGATGGACAAAATTAAAAGCAGATTATCTGCTAAATCCTTATCCACAATGTTCATGACATCATCATGTGCTCCAGCACATGGTTGGAGTGTTGAGGAATATTTGTATATGCCCACAGTTGCAGACCGATTAAGAAAGGAGGGGTATACTGTTTCATGTAACGTAAATCATGGCGTTACCGATTGGCTTATCGCAGTATAAAAACAAATATATGTGCAAGGGTATTGCAAGTATCAAAAATTGTAGTACCTTTGCACTAACACAAAAATAAAATACTATATGAAAAAACTAATTCACATCTTTGGCACAAAGCAAAAAATCCGTACTAACACAATCGGTGAACCAATTAACACAATGTTAGGTTCAGCCAAACTAAAAACAATAGTACCTGAAGGCTATAATCCTGAAGACAAAAAGGCTTTGGCTGAATGGAGCAAGAAATTCCGTTTTGGCAAATCATTTTCAAGGTTTGAGGTTTCTCCGCTAAGTAATAACATTGCCAACAAGAACAAGTTGGTATTGGAACGAGTATATAAATTCTAATTATATAAACCCTATCACTTTTTTAATTCAGTTTAACCAAACCAAGTTATGACATTAATAGAATTCGGTAGGCTTAAGCCTAACGTTGCATACACCAATATTGGTTATGAACCTAAAAAATATGCTTTTTATCCGAGCGGCATTTTTGGGTTGGGTTACTATCGCTTAACTAAAGCAGGTAGGCGACATCCTAAAGGTTATTTCAAGTATTGGCAACAAGTATATAGGGAATTTGAAAATAAACAATGTATAATTGTACCATGAAACTATACCCAAAAAAATCCGAACTAATTAATACCGAACCTATATTTTATAGGGGAGGATTGGTATGCGCAGAATGTAATATAAGCATACGGCGGAACAGCAATACACATGTGGTAAAGTTTTTTGCTAAAGCACCATTTTATGTACATCACCAATGTAAAGATATATTTTTATCCAAACTAAGAACATATTAAACTTTTTGTATAGCCATATGTGAAAACCTATACCCTATCACTTTTTTTACTTTGGCTAAACTAAACTTTTTTCTTTAGATCTAAAACATATATTTTTAAAAATATGTTTGGTAGTATCAAAAATAGTATTACCTTTGCAGTAACAAAACAACATTATTTAATCCTTTAAAAACAAAAAACAATGTCAAACAAAAAAACACAACAACAGCCACAAGCAATTACGCCAAACCAAACTTTGAAGTTCAAACTTATTTTGGCTGAAAGGAAAGTAAAAACTATTAACGGAGATGTTATTACATATCCAAAATTAGTAGAAGTAAGCAATCCGCAACTTATCGGTTTATTCAAATCAAACCGACCTATCGCAGGTTCTCACGTTGCTAAAATGGCAAGCTCAATATCATCATTGGAGAGTATTTTACGCTATCCCTTAATCATCAAAATACAAGATAAATGTGTATGGGGTGATGGGCAACATCTTAGTCAGGCTTTAATGAACTTAAATGTGCCTATCGTCTGCATGATTATTGAAGCCGATAGTGAAATTGAAGCATTGGGCATTATTACACGAATGAATGATAGTGCAAAAAATTGGAGCCTTGCACAGTTCATTAAGTCATGGGTTAACTACAAAAAAGGATATTGTGTCCTTATAGATTTCAAAGAAAAATATCATCTTACCTATTCCGTTATAGCCGAATTACTTACAGGTTTAGGTTCGGCTGAAGCAAAAAATCTTATCAAGTCAGGCAGGTTCTCTGCATTGGATATGGCAAGGGGTGAAAGACGCATACAAGCTATTGATAACTTTCATAACAAAACAGGGTTTCTATACAATGCCTATGCAAGTAAAGGATTGCTTTCTTTTATTGCATGGTGTGGAGAGGAAAGATATTACAAGATAGAAAACAAGTTCCTCGCAGTGGCAAAAAAATTGGGTGAAAAAAGGGTAATGACCGATAAAAAATTGGGCGGAAGAGATGACTACCAAAAGTTCTTTGCTGATTGTTTCGTGGAAATGAACAGACAAGAATAGTCTTTGTTGTTTAATGGGTTATATATGGGACTGTATTCTTACAGTCCCTTTTTTTATTGAATGCTTTATACCCAGCGATCCATGTATTGAATGCTATAATGTTTGAATGCTTTGGCTAAACTGAAAATAAATTTTGTAGTTTGAATACTATTACATATCTTTGCAGTAACAAAAAAATATAAAACATATGACAACAACAACAGTAAGACCACTACACGAAGTAGCAAAGGAAATTAACCAAGATTGGAAAAATGTATATTTTGGCGCAAGACCTTATTTGAACGCCTTATACAGTTTGGACAAAATAACCGACAACTATGGTGCCGATTCTGCCAAGTCAATTATTATTTATTTTTTGGGAAATTCAAGCAAATGGAGAGGCGAAACTGCAAAGCGAATAAAGAAGGAACTAAAAGCTATCGCAGGCATCAAATAAAAAAACTACAAAGCTATCCAAATGGATAGCTTTTTTTTTGCATCGATCATTATATTATAAAAAAAAATGTTTGAGAAATATTTTGTAGTTTAAAAATATTGTTGTATCTTTGCTTCAGCTGAAGGACACATAGTAGGCAGGGCGCTGACAAAGTGAAGAAATCAAAGGTAGCCTAAATATACACATTACACAAAAAAATATATACCAAAATATTTTGAAATACCAAAAATGTTATGTAACTTATAGCACACATTACAAAAACAAATATATGGTTTGGCTGAAAAAAAAATTTGGTTTATCCAAACTAAGTTGTACTTTTGTCCTGTCGTATAAAACCAACGACATATATCTCATATGGCACATAATATTCATTTAAACGGTGAAACAGGAAATTACGATTTCTTATCTATGAACAATCAAACTGCATGGCATGGATTGGGTACTGTATTGAAACCTGATTTTGCAACAGCAGAGGAAGTAATCAAACATATAAAAATTGATTATGAAGTTGCTAAGGCTGATTTATCCGCATCGGTTAACGGCATTAATGTACCTGTAAAAGGGAAACAAGCTACTTACCGCAAAGATACAGGGGCTATTTTGGGCGTAGTGGGTAACAGGTATCAAGTGGTACAAAATATTGAAGGCTTTAAGTTTTTTGATAACATTATTGAAAGCAGCGAAGCATTTTATACCACAGCAGGGGTATTGGGCGCAGGTGAACGCATATTTTTATGCGCACAAATGCCTGAATATATCCAAATTGCAGGTACTAATGATATTACAAAAGTTTATGTAGTGTTAACCATGTCGCACAATGGTGAAGGTGCAATTAAGGCACTTATTACACCTGTTCGTGTTGTATGCCAAAATACGCTAAATGCAGCGTTAAGACAACATACAAACATGGTAAGCATTACACACCGTACAAATGCAGTTGAAAACTTGAGAGAGGCCCATAAAGTGTTGGGTATCACTAACAACTACATAACCGAATTTAATACCATTGCTAACCGTATGGCTGATTTCAGTATCAAAGATAGCTTTGCTGATGAAGTTATCACAGCCATCTTTGCACCTGACCAAAAAGAAGGTAAGGATTTTACACCTAAAAAATTGGATAGGCTTAATGCAGTTAAGCATATCTACCTTAAAGGTGCAGGACAATCTGAAATTATAGGTACGGCATGGGGTTTGTATAATGGTATAACGCACTTTTTTAGTCATAATATGGCTAATGTAGACGATAACAGCAAATTCCTTTCTGTACTTGAGGGGGATATTCGCAAACAAAGGCAAATAGCCTTTGATATGATTGCCGCAAAGATGGGTACGGCATTAACACTATCATAGTGTTATTGCTTTAACCAAACTAAAAGGAGCTAAATTAGCTCCTTTTTTTTATATCCATACTCAAACATACAGGCATACAGGTAACAGGGCAATAACAGGCAAATAAACAGGCATTGCAAACAGATAACAAACATACCAATAACCAGAGCATTTAATCTATTAACAATTTATATAATATATGCTTAGCAATGGTATTATCCCATTATAAAAACAAATATATTTGTGATATTGTTTTATTTCAGAAAATAGTTGTATTTTTGCATCACTGCAAAACAAAACAAGGCAGTTATACATATGGTACAAAATATTAATGTAACCGAACAATTTTTGCTTCAAGTGATTAGTACATACAATCACATAAACGTTGAAACTTTAAAGCAACTTATAGACGCTACAAGTGTAAGGGGCTGTAAGTTTATTAACATTAAGGGTTATAATTCGGATAAATCAGATAATACCGAAATAGCCGATTTGCTTATTAACATTGGTATATCATATGAAAATATGATAGGTAAGGACACAATAACTTTAAATAGTTATGATAGTGAAACAATAACCGATATATTAAAGGATAATGTAATAAATCATAACTTTAGCAAATATGATTTGTGTAAATTTGCCGACCAAAAAAACCCACATATTGAAATACTTAATTTGTTACCTATGGCTTTAATCGCATTGAAACAAGATAGCGCAAAGGATAAGCCGAAAGCAGACAATAATATACATTTTCATAATGTGTTAAAGTTTAATACTGTAACCAATAACCTGCTTATTTTTGGGCAAGTTATTACAAAAAATACTATTGTAAAGGGCGAATTTAAAAAGACAGCAAGCGCACCGCTTACAGTAGCAAAAAATATAATACGTGATACATTAAAAAAATCCGACATTCGTACTATTGCAATCCCTAATATATTGGGCAATATTAAAGTTAATGGTGACACTTTAGAACTATCATAGTATAGTTTTAATCTTAATATAAAGAAAGTAGGCATTGCCTACTTTTTTTATGCCCATACCTATAAACACAATGTTATTCTTTGCCTATTTATTTGCCCAAATTTAAACGATAATATAAAACTAAGGTATTGATATAGGTAACACAATTATAGAGCAAATTTGATAGCTTAAAATAGATAGTATATTAATTTACAATTAGTTATAAAAAATATATACACAATCACTTGCATATTTCGTTTTATAATATCTGCCATGTTGTCATGGGTGGGGGGGTGTAGGTATCCCCTTCCCTGCCACCCTGTCAGGTGGGGGGTGTATAGGGGGTCAAACCTCTAAATGAATTGTTTTTGAAAAAAAAATTTTGGGGTCCTTTTTTTACTGAAAAGTCAAAAAATTTTTTGGAAAAAAAATCACCCAAAAATTTGGACTTTTTATTTGGTTAATCCTACTCTACCGTCATTAAATATAATTGGTTTATAAATTGACTTTGCGAGTTTTGTGTAGATGCTATATGTACTATCAGTGATTTCTGAGTCAGATTTGATTATATATCCATGATTTAGGAAATATTCATATATTTCAGTTCCTATACCTTCGCCTCTGTGTTCTGGGGTGATATAAATGAGATTAAATGAAAGTATGTTGTTTAATTTTGTACCACGGATAAACCCTATATCATCGCCATCGATATTAGAGATAAATAATTCGTAGGAACCGCTTTCTGGGAGTTGTTTTCTATTTCTGATATATAGGTCAACATCATTTATATTGAGTAGGTGATAATCTTTATTTTGATCAAATTGTGGTATTCTTACTTGATCATCTTCCAAATTTAGTGTTGTGATATCTAATAATTTGTCTTCAAATTCTTCATAGGATACTATTTTGTATTCATATCGATTATTCAAGCCCATCATTTCTTTGATTCTATTTATTTGTTCGTTGAGTGCCATATGTAAATATAAATAGATATTTTTTTGGAAAATTGGGATTTTGAAAGGTGCAATAATTTTATTAATTTTATAACTATTTATGTATAATATAAATGTACTAATATGGCAAGGAGAAAGAAGCAATTGCATAAATTAAAGGTTAGAAAGAATGTTTTGAAGAATATCAAGAGGCTTTCTGAGAATCAAAGAATATTAAGTGAGCTTAAGAAGGCGTATGAAAAATCTTAATGAACAGATTTCAAAGATGAAATCGATGATGGGTTTAGGTGAATCTGGGTACAGTGATTTGGAGCCAGATGTTCCAATGGTTGCTGAGACGGATGAGGATATTCCATATGCTGAGGAAGTTCCTGATGACCAGGTTCCAAGTGTTAATGATGAGATTGGTAAGGTTTTGAGTGAGGTCATGGATGATTATGCCAAGGCCAAGAAGTATATTGACATTGAGGCAACTAAATTGATGGCTGGTGCTGTGTTAGATGATATTGTTAAAAATATTGATATGGCAAAGCAGAAGGAAAGGGAGCTTGAGAAGGCGAATGATTATTATAATGCACGAGAGGAATATTATCAAGATAAGATTGATACTTTTCATGAGAAGTATGGTTATGATAATAAGGTGATTGATGAAATTTCAAAATATAGAAATAGTTTATATTATTTATCTTCAGATATGTATGATGCTGCTCAGGTTTGGTATAAGTTATGGAATATTGCTGAGGAGTTAATTGACGGATATAATGAGGATCCAAAAAGAAAGAAGACATTAATTAATATAAAGTCAAATAACATATGAAAAATTTAAATGAACAGATTTCCAGAATGAAATCCATGAGGGTATTGGTTCGATAACTGTGTATCATGGTTCCAATACCAAGATAAGTTCATTTGTGGATGATTTTGTTGGTGGCAGGGATGCTGAGGATCTTGGGGGGCCTGGCATATATTTCAGTTCATCGAGGGAGAATGCTCAGCATTATGGTGAGCATGTTTATGAGGCTGTGATAACTCCGAGGAAATTATTGACTGAAAATCCGAAGGGTGGTAGGTATAATGAGCCCATAAAGCATTATATTATATATAATCCGAGCATAATTCATATAAAATAATAAAACCCCAGGATATCTGGGGTTATTTTTTTTGTAGAAAAGGTATATAGTCCGCCGCCTTCGGCGTGTGTTGTTACTTAGGTTTGTTGTTGTGGTTACATTTGTGGCAGATATATAGATCTTTTCCTCCGTCTTCCTTTTTCCATTTCCATCCACATTTATCGCAGATGATTTCATTTTTTGTTACTTTTTCATCTATTTTGATGGTTCCTTTTGATGCAACGAATGCGTTTGTTTTTGTTTCACCGTTTGCAAGTTTTGTTGCTGCTCTTGAGTAACCGTCAAGTAGTTCTCCGTTTACGACAACAATTTCTTGGTCTAATTCATTGCTATTAACTTCTGATGGGTCGTATCTAAAATATTCATTATCTTTGTTATGTTCATAGAATTGTTTGAAATCTGGGTCTGTTGTAAGCAGTGATCTTAGGTCAAAGTCATCTATTGGGATGAATGAGTTTTGTTTGATGATTTTTTCGAAACCCCATGGTATATCTTCTTCATCTGGTGTGATTGATACGATATGGTTCCATACCGCTTCGCCTGATGTGATTTGTGATACGTTTTCGTTTACTGTATTTAGGTTAGAGTCTTTTTCTATTTGAATTTCTTCTTCGTTTATATAGTTTTTTTCATATACAAAATCATGATATGTGTCAAATGATTTTCCGAGTGCGTGTAGTGCTATTTCAACTTCTTTCAGGCATTCGTTTGCACCTCCGCCGCAAATAACAATATTGTTATAATTTTTTAGGAAATCCATAAGATCTGGTATATTGATACAATCATCGCTCATTTCGAGAAGTTTTCTGATATCGTCATGTGAATAATTTGATATGAATTCGTCCCAAAATTCTTCATTCAAATCACGTGAATCGTTCACATCTTTTTCGATCATGAATTTTATTAGATCTATAATTTGTTTTTCTTCAATTTTTTCGTCTATACAATATCTAAAGAAAGCGTAACCTTTATCATAGAAGGTTGCGTTTTCTATCACATGTTCATCAACACCATGATCTAATAACCAATATTGGTAATCGTGTAAATTGATCATTCCAAGTGTGTCTTCTCCATTATATAGGAATACAATTTTACCTCTATGATTATTTAACATTTCAACCCAATCATTTGGGTCGAATGAAAGATAGTTTTTATATTCTGGTTGAATATCGACATTAATCAAGGTTTTGCCATCATAATTGGATTCTTTCAAACCCATCATTTCTTTAATCCTATGTATTTGTTCGTGTAAGTTCATTATTATTTCTTTTTTTTAATAATGTAATCTATTTTGGTATTGTTGGTAATTTCTCATAACCCAAGAAACCACGTCATCGAGATCTTGGCTTTTATAAACTATACCACCCTTCTTTAGGTTATGTACAGCATAATCGTCACCGTATTCTTTTGTTATCGGCACTATGTTTTTAGCTTTTTTGCCCCAGAAGATGACTTGTGGTTCTTCGTCACCATAGTGGTGCATTTCCATGCCTGAACCAATGAACATCACGGCTTCTTCACCGTATTTGTATCCGTGGCTACCTTTTGCGTATCTGTTATATATATTCGCTCTAAATGCAAAATTGTAACCTCCGTATTTTTTCTCGAATTCTCCAAGATATGTTGTGAGTCCGAGTTTTTCAATTTCTGAAACGCCTTTGGTGAAACCGTTCTTTGCGATGCCCCATGGATCATTGGTAAAATGGATGAGCCATTGGTTTTTGATTAATGTTGCGGAGCTAAAGAATGACCAGGCTGGGTATTCGGCATCAGATACTGGTAGGGTGTGATCATTGACTCTATTGTATAGATAAGTAGCAAATTGATCAAATAATGGTTTTTTATGTTGGTTTAGCCATTCAACTATTTCGTAATCTTCGTATGTGTCTCCAGGTTCTTCACCGTCAGTACTGATGAATGAATGCGTTGGTTTTTCAAACACTATATCGTTTTCCACAAGGAAATCATCAAATAGAAATGAGTATTCATAAGGGAGACCAGATTTTTTTTGTTCGTCTGACATATTAAAATAATCACGGAGATAAACATCATTTTGTGTGACGTATTCATTAATGGGTTGTAAGCCCATCATTTCTTTAATTCTATGTATTTGTTCGTTCAATTTCATTATATATCAAGTTGGGTGTTTATATCTGGTATCATCAAATACTTATTAATCAATTCAGGCATTTTGAAAATGTTTTCGTTGATTTTCCTGATCACAAAATTAATAAATTCTGGACTGATTTGAGCATCATCAAATTCCATAGAGTTCATTTGAGCCAAAGTACTGGCTTGTTCATCAAAGGTTCTTTTGAATTGCTCATCCATATCTTTTGGGTATTCTATATCAAAATTGAAATAAAATGCTAATTCATATTTATCACCCATTTTGTTAAATTTGAATTGTGTTATAATATCAAATTGTGGTAGTGTATAAATTAGTTCGGATGACGGTATATAGATTTTAACGTTTTGATTTTCAGTTGTATTTTGAAAATTCAAATGTTCGTCATCTGTTGATAGGTCAACAAATTCTTTCAAAAAAGGGATTCTCCTTTTAAAATATTGTTCGAATGATTCTCCACCCAAACCTTCATTTAACCCCATCATTGATTTCATTCTATGTATTTGTTCGTTCAATTTCATTATATATCAAAATTGTTTTTATTTGTATAATATTTTCGAACTTCTTCTGCTGGGTAGTTCTTAATTATATATTGTTTTATTGATTCTGGGTTATATTCCAACAACTCACCGATTCTGACTGAATCTTCTATTGATGCGTTTACTGATAGGTAGCCCTCATTTTTTTCAGCTATATCATGCAATTCTTTTGCTTGGAAATGCGCATATTTTTTATATACAATATAAAGGTCATATGGGTTTGATTCAACTTTCATCAAATTAAGGCCATGTTTTTCGATATCTTTAAGTGTTTCTTCCCAGCTTTTATTTCTAACACCACCATGTTTAACTATGGTTCCAACATTTCTTTTTCCAGAATATATTGATTCTAAGGAATTTTGGTCGTTAAGCACCGTTTTTGGGTCAATGTATTCATTTAATGGTTTTATGCCCATCATTGACTTAATTTTATTTAATTGTTCGTTTAAATGCACGGAAATGTATTTTTTATAAATAGTTTAATTTAATGGTATATTTTAAAGTATTTATAGGTAACTTAACTAAAGTTCGATATAAAACAAATATAATTATGAGTAATATGTGTAATAAAGTGAGATCAGCAATTATTGGTTGTGCTATACTTATGTTCATTTTTATGATTGTGAAGGTAAGTGTTATTTTTGATTTTTTTCCTACTTTTCAATATTTTAAGTGGGTTGAGTTGGGTTGTTTTGTATTTTTTGTGCCGATGTTTTGTTATTTGATGAGGGAGTTGGTGGCACGTTCTAATGAGATTAAGAAATCGAGGGATTACACGTCCAAGTTGAATACTTTATTGGTTGATCAGATTAATAATGATTTATATTATGAGGGTGATATTTTGAATGCTGCAAAGGTATTGACTCAGTCTGCGTGTAATGGTTTGGGTATTGATAGAGTGGGTGTTTGGTTATATGATGGTCAAAAGAAGAAAATGGTTTGCAATGAAATTTTCATTAAGAATACAAATTCTTTTAGGACTAATGATATAATACTGGTGAGTTCTAATAAGATATTTTTCGAGGAGTTAAAGTCTAATCCGTATATTTTACTTGAAAATAATAAGGATAACGTTATTCATTCTGTAAATTACATACAAAGAAATAAAATTAATTCTTGTGTAATTGTTCCTATTTGGTTCAAGGGTGATGTTATTGGTATGATAAGTTTTGAGAATCATAATAATAGGGAGTGGTTGAAGGAGGAGATAGATTTTGTCCAATTATTAACTTCCACATATTCTTTTGGTTATGCTGTTTATCAGAATAATTTGACGGCTAAGGATTTAATTGAGTTTGAGAAATTTATTGACAGATCTGTTTTGGTTTCTAAATCAGATGTATCTGGTAAGATAACTTATGTTAACAAGAAATTCCAGGAAGTTTCTGGTTGGGGTTATGAGGATATAATTGGTAAGGATCATAGTTTTTTCAAATCAGGTGATCATAGTAAAGCTTTTTGGAATGATATGTTTAACGTCATATTGAAGGAAAAAAAGGTTTGGAATAAAATTATCACTAATAAGAATAAAAATGGTGAACTTTATTGGGTTGATTCATATATAAAAGCGGATTTTGATAATGTTACAGGAAAATTAATTGGTTATACCTCAATAAGATATGATGTAACAGAACTTATCAAGAGTATATTTGAGATTGAAAAAAAGAATACATATTTGGAACATGCGGCAAAGATTTTGCGTCATGATATGCATAGTGGTATTAATACTTATATGCCAAGAGGTATTTCATCATTGGAAAGGAGATTGAATCCTGAAATTATAAAACAATATAAATTGGATTCGCCGTTGAAAATGATTAAAGAGGGTTTGAAGCATACTCAGAGAATTTATAAAGGGGTTTATGAATTTACGAATTTGGTTAAGAAGGATACGGTTCTTGAAAAAGAGTCTTGCGATTTGAAGAAAATATTGGATGATTATTTGAGTAACACCGCTTATGTTAAGCAGGTGGCTATTGATTATTTACCAACGATTGATGTAAACCCCTCATTATTTTGTACAGCCATTGATAATTTGATTAGAAATGGTTTGAAGTATAATGATAGTGAATTTAAAATGGTCGCTATATTTATGTTAGATGACGAGCATATTGGTATTCAGGATAATGGTAGGGGTATGACGCAACAAGAATTTGAACATTTATCTAAGCCTTATATCAGGAAAAGTAACCAAAAAGAGGTTGGTACTGGTTTAGGTTTAAGTATTTGTATAGCAATATTGAAAGAGCATGGTTTTGAGGTATCGTGTGAAAAAAATGAAAGCGGTACTTTGATGAAAATAAAGATTAAATAAAAATTATATGAAAAATTACAAAATCGACCCAATGCACAGCGAGATTGGGTTTAAGGTAAAACACTTAATGATTTCCAACGTTTATGGGAATTTTAAGTCATTTGATGCGACAATGGAGTCCTCAAGTGAAGATTTCACAGATGCTAAAATAACTTTTGATGCTGATGTTGATTCGATATCAACTAACATTTCTGACAGAGATGCGCATTTAAAAACTGAAGATTTTTTCAATGTTAGTCAATATCCGAAAGTTAGTTTTGTATCAACAAATATCACAAAAACAGGTGATTCTGGTTATGTGATTACTGGTGAATTAACCATTAAGGATACAACCAAATCTGTAATCTTAAATGGTGTTTATAATGGTAGTGATATCGATCCGTATGGTCAGATAAAACATGGTTTTGAGTTATCAGGTAAAATAAGTCGTAATGATTTTGGGTTAATGTTTAATGTATTAAGTGGTAAGGGTAATGCGTTAGTTGGGGATGAGATTAAATTATTACTTAATGTTCAAATGATTGAAATTTAATTTATGGAAAAAAAGTTTATAGATTCTATTTTACTCGTTGATGATGAAGATTTATTTCATCTTGTGTTTGAGGACGCTTGTAGTCTTCTTGATATAACACTTACGTTAGAAACAATTAATAGCGCTGATGATGCTGAAAAATTGTTTAAAACAAAATATAAAAATCTACATGAAAGACCTGAGTGTGTTTTTGTTGATTTAAATATAATTGGTTCATCATTCGATGGTATTGAATTAATCAGAAGAATTAATTTTGAACATGGAAATAATGTTGTTATTGGTATTATATCATCAAGCAACGAAACTGATGAACAAACTAAAGCCGTTAAAGCTGGTGCTCAATTTTGGATTATCAAATCTGATGAGATTGAGCCAAGATTGGAAGAATTTAAAAAGGATTTTCCAAAATATAAAAATAGAACGGCACCATTCAAGATATATAAATAATGATTAAATTTTGCAAAGAAATTAAAGACCAACTGATTGAATTAGCAGAAACCAAAAGATTATATTTGGAGGGTAATTTATTGAAGGTTGTTGAAGAGGATCCAGAGGATAAAGAGTTTACTGAATATTTAGAAACGGCTAATAAGCTTGATAAAGAAACCAGAAAAAAGCGTTTGGATATAACTAAGCAAATTCAGCAACGTAACAATGAATTAACGAGGGCTCAGAATGAGAATAATAAATTAATGGATGAGTTGCAAGATGCTCTTGAGGAATCTAAGAAAGCAAGGCTTGAGGCTGAGAAATTGAGGGATGTTGCTGTTGAGGATTTAGATAGTTTGCAGAAAAGAACTCAGTTTGAATTAATTGGTAAGATTGTTAAAAGCGCTTTGATGGTAATAATAGGTGTTGGTTTGATTACGACTGGTCTATATTTATTTGCTATGGTTAATCATTATGATACAAAAATATTGGAGTCGTCTTGGAGTAATATGTTTGGTATATTGTTAACTAACTCATTTAGTATTATTGGTACAATAATGGGTATTAAATATACTTCAGAGAAGATAAATGATAAGAAATAAAACTATTTATATAAAACAAACAAGAAAATGAGCACAAAACCAGTTACATTTAATAACGGAGTCCAGACAACATTTGGGGAAAAAAGAGGTCTTAATGAAGTTGGCTTATCAACTGGTGATTTCGGTAGTAATTTAGGGGGGTTAAAATGGTATAATTCATTGGATCCAAGTAGTCAATATGTAATTTATTCTAATACATACGATGTTGGTTTAGGTGATATGTCATCGGCAAGACCTATTTTTTGGCAAACAAATGATAAAAGTGATGTTAATTTATTAAAGATTATAAACGGATTACCTGGTAGAAGAGGAATGACACCTTTCACGATTGCCGCTGAAGCGATTGGTTGGGTAAATAGTAGCACACAATATTATTTTTTAAAACCCACAGGTAATAAAACATGGGTTTATATTGTGAACGTTAGTTACTCCAATAACTATTTTTATGCTGTTTTAAATTATACAACAAATACGGCAACATTAATCGATAGTGGAATAGATGCCACAGTTTGGTCTGAAGCTGTTTTATTTCCAACAACTGATTTTGGTTATGCTGCAAATTACTATGACAACAGTAATGGGTATAAAAAAGTACAGTTCATAAATGATAATGGAAGTATTATAGGAGATTATACAACATCGGTATCAACCAATTGGTATCTTAATGATTATGATGGTAAATGGCTTGTTTTCAATGATGAAACAAACGGTGTTTTTAATTATTTTAATGGTATAAATAATTACCAATATAATTATGATCCGAGCTACCAAAGTGTTAGTATTTTATGGTGGTATGATTCTACAACATCAGATAATTATGCTTTACTTCAGGTTAATAATTCTAATACAAATAATAATGATACATACATTATTAATAGTTTTGATGGTTCATTATCAGCTTCTTTGCTGACTTGGAATTCAAGTGATTTTAATGTTACATACGCTACAACAGTTTCATCAGATTTTATTGTAGAATGGGTATATAGTAATTCAACAAATAAGTATATTGAGTTGTGTATTTTAGACCCTACTTTGGCAGTACCAAGATTGGCTGTTCATGATTTGACTGGGTTTGATTATACGGCGTATACTTTTAATTTCTTTGGTTCCAATAAGATGCACATGATATTCCACAATGGTAGTGATGTAAATGTGGATTATGGTATTTATACATATAACTCAGCAACAAATATATCCCATAATTTAACACATCCAAGGGGTGTTGATTATGTAAATATTAATTTTTGGTCAAGAAATAACTACGGTGTTGATTATTACAAACATGAAATGGCTTTGGTGTCGTTTAATAGTAATTCAAGCGATTATGAAGACTATGGTTATAATTATTTTACTAATCAAGATTTTATATTCTTTACAGAAGATAATACTCCAGTAACATATAGTTTTGCTACAAATCAAACATCTGGAACAAAAACTCGTGGTTTAAAAGAAGTCTTTAAAGGTGCGGCAATATTTCTTGAGGTTAAAATGGATGGTAGTTATGGTATATTGACATTTAAAAATGATGGTACAAATTATTTTGAGTCTATTGGTTCAGCATCATCTATTGACAATTCATATTCAGATGTTTTTGGTGATAAATTTTTAGTAGCACCTTTTTTACAAAATGATAGATATAGTAACACATTATACAATGAAACAGTTCATGTGTTAAATAGTAGTGGTACAACAATTGATTCTTTCACATTTACTGGTGATACTGGCTCAAATGTAAATCTTAGTTTTGAACATGACTATAATGTTTTATATGTTAAAAATGATAATACTTATAAAACACAGAATAAATATTTTAATGATAGTAATGTCTTTACAGATATTAATTATTATGACTATGCCCAAAATACTAATACTAATTATGTTGATGATACTTATAAAACATCTGGACGCATTGTATTAATAAACACAACAAGGGGTGTTTTTAACGTGATAAATCAAACTGGTATAAGTGGTGAATTTAATTTTCCTTCAGACTATGTTGCTGGATTTGATTTAAATTTAGGTATTAACTTTTTTCAATTTATTTATGCTCAGAATATTGAAAATTACGGTATAGTTTTATATGACTTTAATGGTAATGTTCTGCAAACATTAAGTGTACCTGGAAGTGACAATATAAATAGGCAGACTGTTTCTAAAAATACTTCATTAGTTGAGATGGGTCATGTTGATGGTACGTATACATTATATATGATGTCACCTACAGATGTAAAATCTGTTAGCTACAATAATAGTATTGATAGAACGATTAATGATATAATAACTTGGTGGTGTTAATTAAAAATATAAAATATAAAATATGATATATAATATAGATACAAGAATCATCATTGATGGTGATTTAAAAAGCAGAGCATTGTGTAATTATGATAGTAATGCCGCATTGAATGTAACGGATCTTAAAGCTTTAATTAAATCGAAGTTACCAGAATCAAAACTCACTGTTTCCAAAGAAATAATTTATATTGGTAATGATGAAATGAAAAACAATGAAATTATTCAGTTTGTTACTGGTATCGAATATGATATTTATTATGTAAGTGGTTCATCAGGTACTTCAGGTACCGCTGGTACAGCTGGAACATCTGGAAGTTCTGTTACGTCTGGGTTAAAAGGTTATAAATTTAAATACTAATATATGTCGATAAGTAAAGGATATGATGTAGAATATAATCCAAGTTTGGCTCCGATTGCTGGTGCTAAACAATCAGCAAAACTTGCGGTTGCTACAGGAGTTCCTGATTATACTGTGGGAACATGGTATGGTGGAGTAAATAATGATTACAGGTATATAATAGTATCTGATACAACATCTGATAATTTAGTTGGAGCTGGTACTGGTGGTGGTACTGGAGCACCTGCTGCGGCAGATTCACCATTATTTTGGAGTTCAGATGATTTGTCTGAAGCCTCATTAATTTCAACGATCAATAGATTGCCTGGCTCCCCAGGTAACTTTACTGATGTGGCTACAGCAAAGAACTGGATTTCCACATCTGGTATATATGGCATTTTAAATGATATATTTAATGCTACTTTGGTTTTATCCCTCGATGCTGGTAACATGTCGAGTTATCCTGGTTCTGGTACTGTTTGGACAGATACCGTTGGCGGAAAACAATTTAATTTAAATAATGGTGTTGGGTATGACTCAGCAAATGGTGGTAAATTTCATTTCATTTCTGGTAATAGTCAGTATGCCGAATGTTCTTCAAGTTTACCAGATTTAAATTCTTGGTCAGTTGGTGTTTGGCATTATTATGATGGAACAGAAATAGGTGGCGCACCTTGTATAGTGACTGAAATTTATCCTGGTACTACAGGCAATATAAATTATTCATTAGGTAATAATCTTGGTACATTTAGTGCTGGATTTTTTAATGGTGGATGGGAAATTACAGGTGGTTATACATTAACACCAAATAATTGGTATTATATTGTTGGTACTTATGATGGCTCAAATATAAACTTATATGTTAATAACACATTAATTAGTAGTGTAAATTATGCAGGGTTAGCTATATCATCTCAGGGTGGTATAAGATTAATGATGAGATGGGATCTCCCAGATTACTGGGGTGGTTATTTGTCAAAGGTAGACATTTATAATGGTGCTATACAACCATCTGTAATTAATGATAATTGGAATGTGAGTAAAGATCGATTTGGGTTTACTGGTTTCACGTTAAATTCATCAGATTTTAATAATTATGGCAGCGGTTCTGGAAATTATAGTAATGGTAATATAGGATTTTCTGTGAATGCAAATTCTTATATAGGGCCGTCACAGGCTTGTTATTCAGCATATTTAGGTTCCACAAATGGTGGAAGTGATACTAAATTAGCAGAAATTTACAATTACTTTATTAATAACGGATTATCTCCAGATAATACAGAATACATATTTCATGTAAGTTGGGATGGGTCTGGTTCGGAACCTACTTCGTACAAGGTTATTATAGCTTTAGATTATAATTCACCTACACAAGCTTATTTCAGAATAGGAACTGTTTATACAGGGGATAACAACTGGCAAGTTTCTGGCGCAAATACATATAATGGTCTTGGTAATGGTGGGGCTGGTGCTATTTCTCTTGCACCAGGAACATATAATTTCCCTGCAACATTTACTTTATACAAACCTATTACTTCTTTTGGAGCTAATTGGTGTTAATTTAAGATATTATGATAACACATAGACCAGCACATACAAGGGGTAATCCGAGAGCTGATTGGATTAATTCATATAGAACTTTTTCATTTCCATCATATTATGATGCAAGATATATGAATTTTAGTCATTTACAAACCATCAACGATGATAGGGTACAACCTGGTGGTCATGTGCCAATACATGAACATAGGAATATGGAAATCTTTGGTTATGTTGTTGAAGGGGTTTGTAGACACACAGACAGTCATGGTAATATATTAGATATACCTGCTGGAGCTGTGCAAAGAATGAGTACAGGAAGTGGTATTAAACACACAGAGGGAAACGCTTCAGATAAACCAAATCGTTATCTTCAGTTATGGATTAGACCTAATGTTTTTGATACTGAACCGATACATGAATGGTATCAATTTACAAGAGAAGAAAAACTTAATCAATTTTGCGACATCACAGCTAAGTTACCTATAAAACAAGATGCAAGATTATTGGCAGGTATATTTAATCAAGATTATCAATATCAATTGAATGTGGAACGTAGATATTATTTATATGTAATATCAGGTAACATTATAATTAATAATGTTTCTTTAGTTGAAGGGGATGGTTTAAGTTTTGTGGGGGAGGAATCACTTGATATAATTGCCAGTGATGTTGAGTCGGAAGTAATTTTGTTTGACTTGGTTTAATTAATTTCCTTATCTTTTATAATAAGTTCGCCAAGTACTTCTATTTTTCCAACAAGTTTTTGGAAATCGATTTGTTTCATTTCAACATCTTCTGTTAACTTACAAAGTTCAGATAGAAATGATTTAAACTCTTCTTTAGATTTTTCAAGATCCAAATTACCTTCGGATGCTTTTTTATAATAAGGCAATTTCACGTTAAAGTGATGAAAGGTAAGCATTGCTGCACCACCTTTCTCCTTTGCATTATTTGTTATCTTTGTTGCGCCATCGAGTCTTTTCTTCGAGAATTCCATGAAAGACTCATCTGTTATTTTGGCCTCTTTGATAATATCTAATAGTTTCATATATTAATTAGTTTTCAAAACCGTGTCCTTTTTTTGCTCTAATTGCGAACATTAATTCGTGTTCTTTTTTCTTAAGAGCTTCTGTCTTATTAGTAGTTTTCTTTAGTTTTTCTAATTCAGCTTTCAATGAATCTAAACTTCTACCTTTGAACATACCTTTTTTGTTTGAATCAGTTTTTATCCATTTTTTTTCGTTCACATTTTCGCTATCATCATCTTCGCTATCATCATCTTTTTGATTATATGTTGTAGTGTTAAAACGATCTTTGTTGTTGAAGCTATCTGAATTATTGCTATTAGTCGTTACATTGTCCCAACTAAAGTCTAAAAGCTCATTAACACTTTCTTCATCTTTTTGTTTGAATGTTTCTGGGTTTCTATCTTGTTTATTTGCTGTTGCGTAATAAATTTTTTCACCTTTCTTTTTACCATATTGTTGTTGGAATTTCTTGATGATATCTTTCTTTTCCATTATATATGATTCGTTCATATTAGGTTCTGGTATTCTTTTATCAGTTGCAACATTGTGGAAAGATGATTTACCTGAAAGGTCAGTATTAACATATTTTGAGGCATCTTTTGGATCAATTTTATTTTTGTTATTCTGGCCATAAAACAATAATCCTTTTTCAGCCAATTTTTTCAATAAAAGTTCTATTGTTGTGTTATTTGGTAATTCTTCATCATTATTTAACATTTCGTAAACATCGGCTGGTGTTACCCCACCTTTACCCATTCTATGTCTTTTTTCAATAACATTTATAATATTTTTGATTACTTCATGATTAACATCTGGTAATCCACCACCACTATTGTCATATTTAGGTCCGTCCCCTGCTAATAAATCAGCTATATTAAAACCTTCTTCCATATAACCACATTCATCACATTTACCTTCTTCCATGTAACCAACACCGCATTCATTGCATTTTTGCTTACGTAGCATTTTGAAATCGTCAGCATCTATTTTACCGTTATGGTTAGCATCGATTTTATCTTGATCACCATGAAGAGCTTCGTCTTTGCGTAATAATTTAAAGTCGTCAGCGTCTATCTTACCATTGTGGTTAGCGTCAATTTTATGTTGTTTACCTTTTAGTTCTTCGTCAAACATACCACCAAAACCTTCATCTTCTATCATAGCTTTTGCAGTTTCCTTTGCTTCAGCATAAGCTTGTGAATATTTTTCATCATCTAAAAGTTCTTCGATTGAATCCAAACCATTAGCATAAGTTGCAGTATCTGCTAAATCAGAAGCTGTTAATCCAATCATTTTTGACAAATAACCATCAACCATTTTCATGGCAACAGGTCTTGAACCAATTTTATCAATCATAGCAATTGTTTTAGCATATTTTGCTTTTTCATCTTCTTGGATTGCACCAGACTCAGCTGATTCACCAGTTGGCATTGAGAAAAATTCGTTAAGTCCCATCATTGCTCTCATTCTTGAGACTTGTTCATTTAATATATTTTTTTTCATAATTTTTATTTAAGATATGTTAATTTATATATTGTTGTTGAGATAAGTTCGCAAACGTTATCAATTTGATTTTGGATCCAGGACTCTTCAATATCTTGTCTCAATTTTTGGATAATGTCATATAGTTCTGTGAAATAAGCTATTGTGGCTTTATTATCCACATATTCCATATATTCAAAATTTTTATATTTTTTGATCAATCCATGGGTTCCTTGCCAAGATTCTATTAATCCATCTATAAGATCAACTATTTCATCATAATATTCATTCAAAGCTTTATGTTCTGAGTATGATTTTGTTTGTCTGTGGAATATTTGAACTTGTGGATCTGAATGTAATAGTATTGAGATTAATTTATCAAATGTTGGTAATTTTTCTGATTCTACAATAGCTTCAGTTATAAGACTTGCTTTGGAAATTGTTTTGATTGATTCATACATTTCATCACAACCGCATGATGTTTCAGCCAATTGAGGATCCATTAATTCATCAACCAAATGTAATATTTCATCCTTAATATGTTCATACTCAGGATTTTCCATTTTAAGTACGATATTTTCAAGACCTTTTAAAACTTCATTTTTATCGTCAAGTTTTTTTCCAGACTTAAGTTTTAAAAGTTTCATATATAGTCCATTACTATACAATGTTTTTTTAATCAAATCCAATTCTGGATTCTCAGAATTTATAAGGTTGATTAATTTTTGGAAACCGAGTTGCTCTTCATATTCATCATGTTCTTCTGGTGTTGATAAATGTTTTTCATTGATATAATCATTTAATTCATAATTACCAGAAGGCATTCTATATATTTGAATATGTAGCATCTTTTTTTGAGGTACACCGTCTTTATATAAAGTCAAACTTCCTTTTTTAGTTGTTTCGTATGAAACTCCACCAGTTCCGAAAAGTCTAAACATTTCTTCAGGATCAATCGTGTAACCCTTTTTAGCAGCGTATTCCTCAGCTTTTTCAAGAGCTGCCCTTAAAGTTTTATGATATATGTCTTTAGTAAACGATTTACTTCTTGGCGCTTCTTCAACAAATTCTGGTGTTATAACTCCAGTGTCTTCACCATATGGTGTGCTTGCACCAGTTTCATCAAAATATTCTGAAACTTTGTTTTCATCATATGCTGATGGGATTACTTCCTCATTTTCATCTTCTTCTTCATATACAGGGTATTGTACAGCACCAGTAAATTCGTTGGTATCATCTTCACCTGGAATTTCATAGTTCTCAAGAAGACGCATATATTTTTTTATTTTTAATAACTCTTCATTGAGTCCCTTTTTATTAGCCATATATAGATAATATTATTACTTATAAATATATTAAAATGTGGCTAAATTTTTGATTTGAGGAAACTATTTATTATAAAACAAATTAATTATGAGAATCAAGAATATCAAGATTATAAATGAAGGAAAGAATGGTAGTTTGTTGTCTAAAAAGTCTAAAGTCAACGAAGCTGAAATGCCTGACATGGAAGATAAGTCAGAAGGTGATATGACCGATAGATACATGTTTTTTGGTAATTTGATGCAAATTCACAGACAAACAGGTAAATTATTGGAATTAAATAAAGAAGAAGTTCATGAGTTGCTTGAAAATGGTCATGATTGGGCTGAAGATCACATGGCTACAGCTAAAGAAAGTATTGATCAAGTATTTGATTTTATCATGAACGAATTCAAGGGTGCTGGTAACGATAAGGCTCCGACAAATATGGCTTTGGGTTTTACTAATGAAAATTTCTTTGCTCTGGTTGATGAAATTATCAAGGAAGAAACTGGTGAATATGCTATTGAGGATTTGGTGGTTACTAATGGTAGACTTTGTGAAGGTAAAATTACTCCTAATAAGTTAACTGATATGGTTAATGAAGCTTTGGCAGAATATTATATGATGACAGAAGAAAACCTAAACGAAGCTGAATATAAAGGTAGAAAAGTATCGCTTGGAAAGATTTCCAAAGGTGATGTTAAGAAATATAAGGTTCACGTTAAAAACGGTAAGGGTAATGTGGTAAAGGTTGAATTTGGGGATCCTAATATGGAAATTAAAAGAGACAATCCAAAGAGAAAGAAAAGTTTTAGGGCAAGACACCATTGTGAGAATCCAGGCCCTCGTTGGAAGGCAAGATATTGGGCTTGTAAGACATGGTCAAATAAACCAGTATCCAAGATGGTTGGTGAAGATAAGAAAAAGAAATAAAAAAAGGGATCAAATTTGATCCCTTTTTCATTTAAGCTATTGTTCTTCCTTTTTCGAATCGAGCTTGTCTATCTTCAAGTCCGTTGTAACCACCATTGATTTTTTTAGTGATTGTTTTGAAGTTAGTAAGATTTGGTTCATCAGTAACCTTTTTGGTTAAATCCAATTTATCAGCAAGTTCATTCAAATGAGTTTTGTTCCAGAACCAACCAGCAGACATTGTAGACCATTTCAATTGTTCATCAGATGATACCTTAGAACTTTTACCACCCAAAAGTGTTGGGTTGTTGACAAAGTCAGTTCCAAAAGATTCAGATAAAGATTTGTAGTTAGCTTTACCAGTGATTTGGATAAGACCTCTACCCTTGTATTTAGGGCCGTCACCTGGGTTGATGTTTCCAAGATCTTTTCTGTTATTATATGCTTCACCTGAAGCAAGTTCTTCAGTGTAGAAAAGACTACCTGATTCATGCCCAACTTGTGCTAAAAAAGCAACTTGTCTTGCTGGGGTGTTAATTTCATACTTAGCACATGTTTCTATGATATGTGGTAAGAATTTCTCAGCCAATGCGTCTGAGCAACCTGTTGTTTTGATAATTAATTCTTTTGTCATAAACTTTTAATTTATTTATAAATATTTATATTAAATCAAAAGAACATGAATTTTGAAGAATTAATCAGGAATATAGGCTGGAATCTGAATCAGGCCATGGAAAAAGCAAAAAACGGTGAAAAATTCACAATTAATATTGTGTCAGCTCAACGTTTTCAAGAAATGTGTGTCGAGGATATCAATAAAGTTTATAAAAATATAGATAAGGGTTTTGAAGATACTATGATTAACAAGCATGATGCTGAAGAATCTGGAAAATATACTAAAAACTATGATTTTCAAGGAGATATAAGCGAATCATCATGGATGAGTACGAGAGCTGGAGCTTTAGGTGAGGTATTTGGCGAAGCTCCAAGATTATCACAATGTTGCCAACAAGAAATTGTAAATAATGAATATTGTTCCCATTGCGGAAAGAAATGTAAGGAAATGCCTACTGAAGGCAGTTTAAATGAGGAAATAAATAAGATTAAAAAACTATTCTAAAAAATGGCAAAAGAAACATCAAATGCAGGAACTTTCGCAAGGAAAGAATCAAGAAGAAGACCAGGAATTCACTCGAAAAACAAAGCTGGTAGGAACAAAGGTTCTAAAAATTATTTGAAACGTTATAGAGGACAAGGTCGTTAATTAAAAAAACCCAACATTAAGTTGGGTTTTTCTTTTAAAATATCATGAAGTAAACTTCGTGCATTGGTCTTGTTACGGCCACATAGTGAACATTTCTTTCTTCTTGGTCAATGTCACCATCTTTAGTTAAGTAAGTGTAATCATCATCAACACCATATCTTTCTGCTAATTCTGGATCGAGCGAATTAACAATAACACATCTTGGGAATTCTCTACCCTTACTTTTGTGGATACTGGTAATAAATTTCATTGACTCTTTGTTTGCTTCAATAAACTGTACCAGTTTTTCAACGCTAACAAAATATGAGGTAATTCTATCCAATCTACGTTTCAACGATGGATTTATATTGTTTTCCTTAATATGCCTAAGCTCATCATTAGTTATAAAATTATTATATCTTATCTTAAGTTTACTTTTAAGACAATATTCTTCGAGGTCTTTAATAACATTATTGGTTCTAACAAGAATTGCCAATGGTCTATCATCATTTATCATTTCAATTAAATCAAACTTATCAATAAGATCATATTTAACACTACCATCATTTTCAGAGTGTGGTATAGCTGTGATTTTACTGTACTTATTAGCGTGTTCAACTATTTTTTTATCAGACCTGAAGTTTTTTGTTAAGGTCATTCTTGTGGTCTTATGTTTTGATGTAAGTAGTTGTTCAATCATATCACAGTTTGCACCTGAGAACCCATAAATAGATTGATTTTCGTCACCAATAAGATAGTATTGTTTGGCTTTTATAGCCAACAATATTTTTAGTTGTAAAGTTGATGTATCTTGGTATTCATCAACAAATATGTGGTCGTAAAGACCCTCAAAATATTTAATATATTTTGGATCACGTGATAGCTTTTCAGTGTCTATCAACATGTCAGCAAAATCTCTTGATTGAGTTTCTCTTAGGAATTTATCGTAATCAACGTAATGTTCAGGCTTTGGTAATTTGAATCCATCTGATGTTTGTAATTTAAACGCTGAGAACGATGCTGATACCTGATTTCCTTCTTCATAAAAGAAGGTTAACATTTGTTGATATTCATCTTTAATATTTTTGGGTGCTCTTGGAGCTGGTTTATATTTTTCTTTATACCAGTTCACAAAATCATAAAATGTGGCAATCTTTTTAAATCTGCCCATTTTGCCAAGTAAAGAAGCTGTGAAACTATGAATTGTTGTGATTTTAACGTCATGTTTGATACGGCGTTTTAATTCATCAACAGCGTCATTTGTAAAGCTAAAAAATATGATTTTTTGAGGATCCACTCCATCGTCAACCATTTTATTTAATCTACCAACAGTTGAATGTGTATTATGTGTAACAATATGATTATCTGTTACATAAAGATGATCGGTGTGATCTATTTCAATACATTGACATTCAACATTATCATAAAACTCAATTTTATCAAAAGCTCTATAGGGTATATATGTCTTACCCTTATCAGCTAATAAATCTTTTTTCCTTGGTAGTGTAAATGCTTTATATTTTAATTCTTTAGGAAGACATATAGACATTACATAAGCCTGATTACAATCTACATATATACCATTTTTTTTATATCTACCTTTTTTTAATGTAACATAAACAATTCCACCAATAGAATTAACCAATTCAACAATATCATCCGACATTTGTTTTGAAGATAATGTTATGTACACCGAATTTTTATCAACATAACCATCTGTATCTAATAAACCGTTTAATAACCTTAATCTTTGTTCTTTAGATGCTGTTAAATATTCTTTTGGTATAAATTTACCAACCGATAGATGTTCCATTAAACCTAATGATCTTAATTGATCGATTAATTCATTTTTATGATTAGGTATTTCTTTAGATATATAGTAATTTCCAGGATCACCTTTTTTTTCTTTTAATTTCAAATCATATTTTTCAATTAATTTTTTTATTTCATCTAAAATTAACTGATCACTATTGGTAAAAGTTACTTGTGAATTACGACTCATACCACCATCACCAAGTAAACAACCTAATAAATATGGGTCTATTGGTAAGTTTTTTTCTTTATATGCTATGTCAGTCAAGGGTATATAATAAAATTTATATTTAATACCTCTTGAATCAGTTTTAAACAATTTTTGTGCTATTTTATCAGTTGTTAAAACACTATAATTCTTACTATATGTGGATCTTTGGTTTCTGGTTTGAACTTTCCAAAGGTGTTCGTGTCCAGCATAAGTAAATGAACCATCACTAAAAGTTATTTTAAATACTTCTTTTATACCTTGTGGATATATATTAGTTATTTTACTAATTTCACCTGTTGGTGTTAAAACTTCATCGCCACATTTAAGGTCGCCCATTCTAACCCAACCATTTGGCGTTAAAACTTTACAAAATAAAGGTTGTTCTTTACCTGAGCCAGCTGTTGCGGAAAGAATTATTGAATCGGTGCCAGAATAATTGATAAAATCTAATTGTTCATCGGTGTAATTTGCCATGATATTTTTTCTATTTTCAACAAATGTAAGAAATATTTTCCAAAACACAAAAATAATGTTTATTTTTTTTGACCCATTATTATATTTATTGCTGGAACCTCGTGTTATTTGCCTTGAGTCCTTGTGGCTTTGGAGTTGTCTAACTGGCAACAAAAAGGTAGGTAAATTAAAAAAAGAGGAAAAATATATGTATCACACAACGTACACCTATAACAATGGGTCAACACCGTCTGCATATTTAACAGTCGGTAAAAACAGAGTTAAACAGTACAACAATACTGTTTACATGAATGATAAACAAGAATTCGAGATTGAACTGTTCAATCCAAAAACCACATCTGTTCTCGTAAAAATAAAATTAAACGGAAATTATATCTCAACCAGAGGTATCTATTTGAAACCAGGTCAACGCATATTCTTGGATAGATTTATTGATAATAACAATAAATTTTTATTTTCAACATATGAAGTTGGTGCTTCGAATGAGGTTAAAAAGGCAATAGCTAATAATGGTGATGTTGAAATCGAATTTTATGATGAATACATTGCCCCAATATTGACAACTAATACTTTCTGGTATTCAAGTCAACCAATATCCAATAACTTTCTAAATAACCCAACTGTTATGACTACCGCTACCAATACTTTGAATAACACGAGTATGGTTGGTCAAGTTAGCTCAAGAATATTACGTAGTTCAAGTTCTAATAGTTCAGCAACCATGGATTCATTAGAAAGTATTGAAACAGGTAGAATTGAAAAGGGTGACGTTTCAAACCAATCATTTACAGAAGTTAATGGTAGTTTTAACACCTATTACTCAACCAGAACCTACTGGAAAATAATGCCGCAATCACAAGAACCTGTGCAATATGCTGCTGTGCAGAACTATTGTACTTCTTGCGGTACCAAAATTAAGAAAGAATCCTACAATTTTTGCCCAAAATGTGGGAATAAATTAAAATAATAATAAAATCTACGAGGTTCCAAGAAAAAGTGATAGAAATATCACTTTTTTTATGTCTTTTAGCTAAATATAAACTATTTATTATAAAAATATCATTTATTATGGCAGTAAAATATAGAATTACAGAAGCTCAATTGATGAGCATTCATAAACACTTAAACGAATCTGTTGAAGACGAATCCATGATGGAAACTCCTATGGAAGATGAAGCTATGATGGAAACTGAAGAAGAGGAAGATGAAACAGTTAAGGAAGCTGAAGCAACTGCTTTACCTAAGAAACCTTATGCTCCAGAAGCTCACAATCCAAAGCACATGGCTAAAGGTTCTATGCATGAAGAAGTTGGTAAAGAAAAATTTACTGGTACAAAGGTAGCTGGAACTAAAGGTGAAGGTACTTGGGATAAAAATGTGAAGAGTGGTAAAACACCTAAGGATGGTATCAAATCTGGTGGTAAATCTACAGATATTGAGAAGGCAAAAGCAGCTACTGGTGTATGGGATGGTGTGAGCAAAAAATCAGCAGATGCTACAGCTCACATGGTTAAAGGAATGAAAGCTGGTGAGGTTAAAAATTCTATGGGTGCTCCAAAGAGTGCAACTAAAGATACAGCAAAAGCAACATCAGGTGTTGCTAAAGAAGCTACTAAGCACGTTGAAAAATCGTTGAAAAGTGCAGGTGGTATGAAAGATATCGAATCCGCAAAAGCTAAAACTGGTACTTGGGAAAATGCAAAAACTGGTACAGTTAATGAAGAGAAAAAAGAGTCTTTAACACCAAAGCAAATGAAAGACAAGAAAAAAGAGGCTATGGAAGCTATGAACGCTAAAATGGACAAGAAATAATATTTAATTGGCAATATCACAAAAAAAAGCGACTATTCTTAGTCGCTTTTTGTTTTTCTGGATAAAAATTTGTATTTTAATTGTTGTATACTATCAATATGTTCAAATAAGACATCCCTGGTTTTAGATATAAATTCATATTTTTTTGTTCCTAATGTATTGATCATGTCTTTAGCAATTTCAACAGTTCTGAGAGTTGTGTTAACATCAACAAATTCTTCTCTTGTGTGCATGTTGTGATATCCAACAGAAATATTGATACAACTAAAATCGTATTTATTTTTTAACACACATACGTCTGTATATGGATGATTACCAAGAGTGTATTTACCCATATATTTTTCAAGTATTGGTTGTATATGATTGTAGAATTCACCATTTTCATCAAACAATTTGACACCGTAGGAAACATGTGATACCCAGTTATGATATGGGGCATCGAATTGTATTGCATACCCAACATTATCAAAAAAAATAGGGTTGGCCATTCTTGCGCCATAACAACCGAATTCTTCACCTACCAGAAATACAGCCTTAATATTGTTTAAGGATTTGATAACCTCAAGACAAACAAAAACGCCACATTTATCATCTCCCCCAATACCTGTGGGCATACCGCTATCGTTGTATGCTGATAGACATAACATTCCATGATCTAATGTCTCTCTGATATTTATTGATTCCAATTCATGTACTGTATCTGTATGGGCAACAACACAAGGGTAAAATTCAGCTTCTCCTTTTGTTACATAAATGTTACCGACATCATCAACTTCATACGATACATCATTTTCTTTTAAAATATTACATATTTTCTCAACCAATTTTTCTTCATTTGCAAAATATGTTGGGGTTGATAATATATCTATTAAATTTTTAATTTGTTGTTGCATATAGGTAATTCTGTGTCTTAAATATTTTTCTTAAACTGAATTTGGTTATATTTTTTGAATACTTGTTTACAACAGGTTTACCTGTATTATATGCACCCAAAGCCAATTTCCAACTCCCATATTTGTCATGTAGAGTCTTCAGTAGTTTGAATGAAAGTATTACATTAAGTTCAGTATTATTCAATAGTTCTTTTCTCGTGATAGTTGAATCGCATACAGCATTGGCCGTCTTCAACTTTAGCTGCATTGCCCCATAAGCCTTAGATTTTGAGGTTCTTTTTGGGTTATATGTAGTATCAGTAGGGCCTTTATAATTAGTTTCATAATAAGGTATACCATAAGCAATATTTCTTGGAATACCATATTCTTTTGAATATTTCTCAATGTAGAAATACATTTTAACCGATTCTGGAAAATGGGTAAATTTCTCAGATCTGATAAAATTATTATATGAGAACCATGAGCATAATCCAATCGAAATAACCGACAAAACAATTACAAACAATTTCTTTTTCATATGTTATAGTTTTTAAAAATAAATATACCACTTATTGCTAAGTGGCACAAATATACTAAATAGTGTGTAAATATCCAAATTAAGTAGTGGTTATTTTGATATTTAGCTTATCATTTTTCTTATCGTAACCAACGGTAATATGTGCAAATTTAGGCATATGTTCTTTTAACAATTCCTCGGAAATAGGATCTTCGAGGTATTTTTGAACTGTTCGTTGAATTTCTCTGGCTCCGTAATTTTTGTCATAACCTTGTTTTAATACGTATTCTTTAACGTTTTTACCAATTTCAAGTGTATAACAAGATTCGAGTAATCTCTCTTCAAGATCGTTTAATTGTATATCGATAATTTTTAATATACTTTCATCTTTAAGATAATTAAAGTAAATTATATCATCTAACCTATTTAAAAACTCTGGTTTGAATTGCTTTTTCAAAGCTTTTTCTATGATATAATTTGCGTTTTTCAAATCATCTTCTGAACCATCGGCGCTAAAACCAATTTTGGTTCCGAAATCTTGAACTTCTCTAATACCGATATTAGATGTCATAATGACGATGGTATTTTTAAAGTTTATTTTTCTACCTGATGAATCTGAAAGATGACCTTCATCCAGTAATTGGAGTAGGATATTAAAAACATCTGGGTGCGCTTTCTCGATTTCATCGAACAATATTAATGAATAGGGTTTATTCTTAATTTTTTCTGTAAGTTGGCCGCCTTCTTCATAACCAACATATCCTGGAGGTGAACCTATAAGTTTACTTACATTAAATTTCTCACCGAATTCAGACATATCAAATCTGATTAAAGCATCTTGTGTTCCGAAGATTTTTTCAGCGAGAGTTTTGGCAAGTTCCGTTTTACCAACACCTGAAGGGCCTATAAACATGAAAGAACCAATTGGTCTACTTTTTCTGCTTATACCAGTTCTATTACGTCTGATAGCTGAAGCAACTTTTTGAATTGCTTCATCTTGACCTATCACAGAATCTTTTAATTCAGTGTCTATTTGAAGTAATCTTTGAATTTCGTTTTGTGAAACCCTACTTACAGGTATACCAGTCATTGATGATACAACATCAGCTATCATGTTTTCATCGATAACAACTCTATCTATTTCAAGACTTTTTTTCCAAATACCAGATTCTTTATCAAGTTGTGTTAATAGTTTCTTTTCCTTATCTCTAAGGTCTGCTGCTTTTTCAAAATTTTGTGTTTTAACAACATTTTGTTTCTCAACTTTAATTTCATTAATCTCGTCTTGTAGATCTTTAATGATTTGAGGTGGTTTTATATTAATGTGTGTGCGTGAGCCAGCTTCATCAAGTATATCAATAGCTTTGTCTGGAAATTCACGATTGGTAATATACCTATCAGCAAGTCTTACAATTTCATCAACAGCATCTTCAGTATAAGTTACTTTATGATAGTCCTCATACTTGTTTTTTATGTTCATTAAAATATCTCTGGTTTCAGTAATTGATGGTGGGTTAACCATTACTTTCTGAAATCTTCTATCAAGTGCACCATCTTTTTCAATGTGTTCACGATATTCGTCAAGAGTTGTTGCACCAATGCATTGTATTTCACCACGAGCAAGAGCTGGTTTGAATACATTTGCAGCATCAAGGGAACCAGATGAATTGCCAGCACCAACCATTGTGTGTAGTTCATCAATGAATAATATAACCTGATCGTTATCACGAACTTCATCAAGTAACGCTTTTATGCGTTCTTCAAACTGGCCACGATATTTTGTACCAGCAACCATTGAGGTTAGGTCGAGCGTAACAAGACGCTTACCTTGCAATGTTCTGGGACAATCGTTATTTGCTATTTTAATGGCCAATCCTTCAACGATAGCTGTATTATGGCTCAATATACCATTAGTGTAATATCTGTGGTTAGAATCGTCTGATAATTGCAAATCATACATATTCTCTTGATATCCAAGATTGGTTACGGATACAACAGAGGCACAACCAATATCATCATTAGTATGAACTAAGTCACCTGGTTTCAAATTTTTAACATAACATTCAATAGGTTCTGTCGATTCACTCATATTATCGAGTTGTCTTACCATGTTAACCATACGAGGTAACATAACAATATGGTTATCAGCGCATTTAAGTTCAAATCCATTATCCAATATTAAATGATAAACATTGTACGATATTGTTTCATGTAGTTTATCAATTTTTTGAAATCCATTGTCCGTTAAAACACTAAAATTTTCGATATTCCAAGTTTTGGTGAATTTTTTATGCCCCTCTTCATTTGGGTAATCCTTATCTAACTGAGCCAACGACTCTTGTTCATAAAATTCGTAGTAATTCATTGTCATTTTTTTGCAAATTTAGTTATTTATTCTCGGATTTCCAAAAAATCCAAACATTTTTTTATTGTTAACTCTTTATTCTTTTTATACTCCGATTCCCATATTGTTAAGAGCTGAAAACCGTTTTCAATAGCAACTTCCGTTTTTCTTTTATCTTTAGCCCATATATCTGATGCTGTTAGGTTTTGTCTAAACGGATTGGGCTTATCATTTTCATTATATTTAATTGGGTTTGCATGATAACAGTCACCGTTAAATTCGATAATTTTCATTTTATTCCTATCAACAAAATCATATTGATAAAATTCACCACCCTTTAAAGATATAAAATATTCTTTATTTTTTGTAGCAAAAAAAACGTCAATTTTTTCTTTAAATGAATATTCGTCTAATAGTCGATAAAATAATTCTTGTGATATTCTTGAAAACCCACATTTTAAATTCCCATTTTCAATTAATGAAGTTTGCCACTTAACTTGTCGTTTAGTATAGATAAGGTTACCAGTTCCTTCACCATGTTTATCAATACATTTTTGAAGTGTAAACGTCCTCTGATGATTAGATACTTCAACCTTAGCGTCATCTTCCGTTAAACCCCTTTTAATCCAATACTCAATATTTGATGGTAATAACCGTTTCTCAAAATCAACAGATTTAGCCGCATTCTTTTGGTTTTCAGACACTTTGATCTTAGCATCCTCCTCCGAAAAACCCCTATTAACCCAAAACCTAATTTGAGTTGGTGCTAAAGCCCTATCTAAAGCCATTTCATCAGTCAAACCAAATAAAATCTTATAATATTCATCTGACCCCTTTATTTTATTTTTAAGTGTGGTTTTTATCTCTTCACATTTTTTCAACGACTCATCATAAGTTAAACCAGACAACAACCAAAAATAAGGATGAATCCTCGATTCTATGTTAGTTCTCTTATTTTTATTTTTAAAAATATCAATAGGCAAATAAGCCAGTTGCCTTATGAAGTATTGATCTTGATTTTTGTGTGTTGGACAACCATCATTTTGACAATTTTTTATCACATACCTATCGGTTAAAACATCAAATGTTAAATCGGATTTACATAAATTACAAACTGGTCTACCATCAAACGTAAATTTAAACTCACCGTATTCGAATTTATTTACGTTACCACATTCCAAAGATTTAACTGGTTCAATATTTCTCCTTTTTAATAACCAAGTATTAAATTCGGTTATAGTATTACCACGCTCCAACCAAAAATCCAACTTAAATGCTGACCTATTCTTAAAACCAAGATAATAAATTAATCTTTCAGGTAAAACCGATGATTTTAAAGAAATATCTAATTCGGATAAATCATCATATAATTTACCTATCTTTTCACCAATACCTTCAACATTTACAAATTCATTATTTTCTTTGATAAATGTTTTTAAATCATTAACAGTTTTAAAATATTCTTTAAAATCAAAACTTTCTTTTTTTGTTACAATTCTCATACCACAATAAATAGTATAAAAATTAAGAAAGTAAATCAATTATTTAAAAAAAAGATTACTTGGCATCGGTAAGCGATGTTAAAAAATCATTGACTGATATACTAAAAATTTCACCAGTTAGGTCATTTCGTAAACATATATTAGTTTCTTTAATATAGCATTTACCAACACCTGGATCACCAATAAGAACTGGGTTGTTCTTTTTGCGTCTGGTGAGGATTTGGGCAACACGTTCAACTTCAGCTTCTCTACCAATTACAGGATCGAGTTTACCCTCAGTTGCAAGAATGGTTAAATCACGACTGAAGTTATCCAAAACTGGGGTTTTAGATTTTTGTCTATTTGAATTATTGCCATCATATCTCTTTTCGAAGTTTTCATCGAGTGGGAATGTAGAGGCAGTTGGTGTTAGTTGTTTAAGTCTTCTTTGCATAAATGATTTTGTTATACCGTATTCGTTCATTATTTTGATGATTTGATTATCGAGATCAAAACAACTCATAAAAAATGTGTTGACTGTAATTGCATCATTAGATTTTTGGGCACATTTTTTTACCAATACCTTAAGAGAATCTTCGAAATTAAGAACTTTTTCTGTCCTTAATTCTGGGTCAATATCTTCCGATATACTTCTGTTATGATCTTCAATGTCATTTATGAAAACATCAAAATCCTCAAGTTTTTTACTAATTATTTCACTGATGATATTGTTTGTAGTGAGTATACCGTACAGAACGTGTTCAATTCTAATTAGACTATCATTTAAAATTATTGCTGATTTATAACCCTTTTGAAAAGCTATCCTCAGCTCGTTGCTCATTTTTTCTTGCATCTATAATTTGATTTTATACAAATGTAATAATAATTTCCGAAACAACAAAATGTTTTTATCAAAAATTGTTTTTATCCGCTTTTTTTAGTATATTTGTAATAATATAAAATAAATATTGTTATGAATAAATCAAAAGCTATCTTAGGTACTAAAATCTTATGTGAATATGACTCTTCAAATATTCATAAAGCTCAATATGATATTGAGTCTAAATTACTCGAAATTACGTTTAGTAATGGTTCAACTTATGAATATGATAATGTAGACCATAAAACATTTACGGAGTTTGACATGGCAGAAAGCCAGGGTAAACACTTTAACAAAAATATAAATAAAAAATTTACATTTAGAAAAAAATGAAACTAATATTTCTTGATCATGATGGCGTGATGTGTCTTCAACCGCAATGGGGTTCAAGAGCGAAAAGACCAAACAAATATGATGTTGATTATTTTGATAAGGGTTGTGTACAAATATTAAATGAAATTTTAATAGAAGTACCTGATGCTGAAATAGTTGTATCTTCTGATTGGAAATACGATTTATCTTTACCTATGATGAGGGAAATGTACTCTTGGCAAGGTGTGATTAAACAACCGATAGGTTTCACAGGTACATTCAATAATAGTGTTGCAACTACCCTCGAATTTAATCGTGCACAAGAAATCAATCAGTGGTTAAATGTGCATAATATTAATGAACCATGGGTAGCAATTGACGACCTTGATATGAAGACATGGTTAACCGACCATTTTGTAATTTGTTCGAAAGATAATGACGGTATAAAACAAGATGGTATCAAAAATAAAATAATCAAAACATTAAATAATATTTAATATGATTAAAGATATTTTAAAAAAAATTACCCAACAGATTGATAATATCCTTGAACATGAGGACGGTTTGAGTAAACATGATAAAGAGGAACTTAATCGTCTTTTATTGGAAAAAGCAAAAATTGAAAAGGAATTGAGGGATTTGTCATCCGAATTGGATAAATTAACCCAATAATACGGATATTTATACATATGGATTATAGTAATAGAAATTTCGTAATATTTTCAGCTTCTGAGCTTGATAAGATTGATTTCAATCAAATTCTTGAGGACAGTCATGAAACTATAAGAAAATCACTTGATGGAACTTTGGTTTTGATGAAGTATGATGGTGATGTTCCAGGATTTTTATCTGATATGACAACAATAGTTGGCGTATATACATATGATGAAATTTTACCTATATTAGGTACCTCAGTTTGGAATGCTGTAATTTAATAATTTCATGGATATTTATTCATAAGATAAAGATAATTTATGGATAATGGTATAAAATATTCAACAACAACACCCTCGAATGCATTAAGAGCTAATAATGTTGCAATTGGTGCAAATCAAGTTCAGTATGGGCCAACAAGTACAACAGATTTTTGGACTGCGGTTAATCCAGGTTCAAATTATTGTATTTATTATTTTGTTGGGACTTCTGGTGCCCCAAGAATATATTATGTAGATTCAACTCAAATTGTAACTTTGGCCAACCAACTTGGTGGCTCTGGGATAACAACATTTAATGGTGCGTTAAATTATTTTGAAACGCAATCAAATATCCTTGTGACAAATAGATTATATGAAAATATTGTAACAAGCGGACTTGTTTTTAACATTGATTCAGGTTTTATACAATCATATCCTCAAAATGGTAATTCTTGGTGGGATATTTCTGGAGGTAATATTTCTGGTACTTTAACAAATTCACCAACTTGGAACTCTGGTAATGGTGGTTATTTATCTTTTGATGGTGCTTCAAGTTATATAAATTTTGGTTCAAATAATCTTGGTGTGGATGTTGCCAATAAAACAGCGTGTGCATGGATATATCCCACATCATCACCAAGTGGTGTTGCTGGAATTATTGATAAAGAATATGATAATACAGGTAGCGGAGGATCATCAGCTTATGGGGGATGGGGTTTTTGGTTAAACAGTAGTAATAAATTACAGTTCTGGCCTCACGCTAATAAAGATTTAGTTGATACAGGTACAGCATTAACGTTAAATACTTGGAATTATGTTTGTGTAACATGGAATACAAGTACCAAAACAGCCATATTTTATCTTAATGGGTCGACCACAACAACCCAATCAAATTCAGCAATTGTTGAGCAATCTTCAACTGGTGTTAGTTTGGGTATTGGTTTGATAAGACTTGGAGGCCCTGGTGGTGGCACATCCAATTTTTTTCCTGGTAGAATAGCAATATGTCAGGTATATAACAGAATATTATCATCAACAGAAATAAGTCAAAATTTCAATGCTCAGAGGTCGAGATTTGGTATATAAAGTTAATATTTATTAACATGGGTAATGCAGTAAAATATTCAGCAACTTCTTTAACAGGTACAATAAAAAAAGGTAATGTTTTATTGGGTACCGATACTATTGCTTATGGCCCAACTGTTACTACAGATTATTGGTCAGGTGTTGACCCAAGTTTGGTATATTAGGTAGATATAGTGGAAGTGGTGCGCTATATCAAGGTTACATGGGTGCAATACAAATGTATAACAGAGGCTTATCTGCCACAGAAATTTCACAAAACTTTAATGCTCAAAGAGCTAATTACGGAATTTAATTTGTTTTATTCAAAATTATTTCGTATATTTGTTCTATGAACAATGTTAATTCAAGTTATAAAGCATTTATTCAGGAAAATTATCCACAATATGCTGTGTATGAAAAGGTACCAGCACATGGTAGTGCGATAAATAATGTAATACTTGCACCATACAAATCTGAACAAGAAGCTCAAGAAGCCAGAGAAAAATATGGATATAACAATGATAACTATTACATAGATAAAATATACTTTTAATTATGAATAAAAAATTAGATAATACTGAAGATATTTTCTTAATTTTAAAAGCTTGGATCGACCCATTGGAAAATCGTGATGCCTTTGGGTATGAATATCACTCTTATACCAAATCAGAAGAAGAAGCAAAAACCTTTTGTAAATCTCAAGGGTATTGGACAACCAAAGATTGTTGGGCGCTATCATTTGTTAAAGATAAAAAGATGCCAAAATACAAATATAAAAAATTAGGTACTTTATCATCTCAATAATAAAATATAAATAAATGTTATATCATATCACTAAACCTGAAAATATATCCAATATTTTAATTGAAGGATTAAAACCAGATTATAAAAAAGGAATTGGTAGTATAAAATATAAAAAAGTATTTTTAACTAATGACATATGGAAAATAATAGATACCCAATTAGGTAGAAATCATTGGAAAGAAATTGCTATAATATATATTGACACACATAATGTTGAGCCTCACATTTATACATCAACTGGTATTCCAATTAAATCAGATTTTGAATTTGTTACAGATTATATACCACCGAATGATATAAAGAAAATTGAATATATTAAATTATGATAAAGGTAACATTAACAAAAGAAGAATGGGCTTCTGTTCATACATGGGTAGATTCCGCATCAAGAAAAGAATTTGAAAGAGTTTCTAAAGAACGGTTTATTGAATTAGCAAATATAATTAAACCATTTTTTTTTGGATTATACTTCACATCCAATAATCCAGAGGCGCAAAATATTCCATATGATTCGCCACAAACTTTAGAAATACCACGAAGACTTTTTAGATTATTACTTGTTTCTATAGGAATAATTGCTTATAATGTCGATGTTAAAATACCAACAGCAAAAATGGCATATGAAATAGTTACAAAACTTGAGAATCAAGCAGATGATGAATGGAAAGAAAAAAGATATTAAATTATGAATAAAAATAAATTACCTCGTAAACTGAAAAAGAAAATAATTAAGGTTTTTGGTAGAGGAACATATCAAGGAATATCAGAAGGTATTCTTACTATAAAAAGATATAATAAAAATAAAGGATGTATAATAACATATACATTTAATAAAGAAAAAGAAAAAAATATTATTAAAAGAGAATCTGTAATAAATAAAGGAATTAATTTTAAATTTATAATATTATGAATCAATTAGATTTAGATTATCAAGCTCTATTAAAAGACATTTTAGAAAATGGCGTGGAGAAAAAAGATAGGACTGGTACAGGGACGTTAAGTGTTTTTGGTAGACAAATTAAGTACAAATTTAAAGACGGAAAATTTCCACTGCTCACCACAAAGAAAATTCACTTTAAAAGTGTAGTAACCGAACTATTGTGGTTTTTAAAAGGTGATACATCAATAGAGTATCTCTTAGAAAACGATTGTCATATATGGAACGGTGACGCTTATAAGAATTATTGCAAAATTGCAGGCTCTATGGAAGAGCCAGATTATAATATTCATATAGATGACCCAAATCAGAATTGCATGAGATTAATGACAATGGTAGAATTCATCAACCAAATCAAAACTGATGATGATTTTGCTAAGAAGTGGGGTGATTTGGGTTCTATCTATGGACATCAGTGGCGTAATTGGAATGGCAATATTGATCAAATTGCAGAAGTAATTAATAAACTTAAAACAAACCCAGATGATAGGGGTATAATTGTATCAGCATGGAACGTAGGAGAACTCGACCAGATGGTACTTCGTCCATGTCATAACTTTTTCCAATTTTATACAAGGGAGTTAAATGATGATGAGAGATATGATTTATGTGCGGCAAAGAAAAGAAAAATGACTGCAATATCAGAAGAAGATTATATTAAATATAATATCCCAACCAGAGCAATTTCATTAATGTGGAATCAGCGTAGCGTGGATACATTTTTAGGTTTACCATTTAACATTGCTTCATATGGTTTATTACTTGAAATAATTGCAAAAATGGTTAACATGGTTCCTGATGAATTGATTGGAAACTTGGGTGATACTCATCTTTATTCGAATCACATTGAACAAGCGAAAGAACAAATTGGTAAAAAAATTAGTATAGAAGAAAGAACAGAAATGTTGAAAACAGCAATGGGTGAAGAAAAGTATAAAGATGCTGTTTCAGATTTAATGCCGTTTGGCGGTGGTATGAGTGAGTATTTCGAATCGTTTAAAATACCGTATTATACAAGAGAACCATATCCATTACCGAAATTAATAACTGGTAAAACTCCAGCGTTTTTTGAATCTTTATCAAACCACATATCGTTATTTGGTCATTTAGATCCTGATGATTTCAGAGTAGAAAATTATCAATCACATCCAGCAATTAAAGCGCCATTATCAAATTAAATTTTATGAAAATACAAATTAAAAAAATCGAAACTCCACAGGGAGAAATGAAACAATTAACTTTTCAGCAAACATTTATTGATGAATATTTGTCAGACATGAGAGCGATGGGTTTATTAGAAGTGATGTTAGATACAATAGCACTTGAATTTAAACAAATGGCAAAGGAAGCTTTAGTTAACGGTGCTGGACAGGAATGTGAGATAGTGAATCAAAAACGTGTGGTAACCAAAATAGAAGATGGTAATATAACTTTTAATATTGAATAATATAACAATATGAGGTTTGGTAAAAAATTTATTGGGTTTTGCGGATATTTTGCTATAAGTAGAAAATACTTTTTTGAGTATCAGTTATTAGCACCTATTAGGTCTTTAAAAGACGGTATCACATTTTTAAAACTAAATATTAATTGGGATCGATATGAAGATAACCGTAAACCTTCGTTTGAAATAACATTAGATATATTAAACATATATAATCATATTATAATCTATAAAAATGAGTAGAATTAATAGAAGAAATTTAGATCCTTCATATATGGGACTTTTATGTCGTGGAGGTATTTTTGATGCTTTTGATAATGTTATTAAAAGTTATTATCGTATATCCGATGATGAATATGATATAATAGCTGAAAAAGCATCGGAAGATGAATTGGGTATTTTTTTGGATGAAAATCCAAACTTTGCACAAAAAAGAAAACAAATAGAATTATTAAACAAATACGTACAATATTAATATGGAAGAAGTTACAGGAGATTTTATAGAAATCAAAAAGGAATCTTTTGAGCAAAAACTTGGAAGATATAAAAATAGGATGGAACTTGTTAGAACGTTAATAGGTCTAATAGTTCTTTGTATTCAATTTTTTATTTTATATCATTTATACAATCAGAGATAATACTTTACTTTGGTTGATATCTTTTTATTTTTAAAATAAAAAGATTATGAATACTAATGAGGATATTGTACCAGAACATAATAGTGGTACATCTAATTTAGATGAAATGCCTAAGGCATGGGAACCGAAAATGAATAATAGATTCTATTTTACATTCCCAGAATATTTTGATATAAAACCATGGATTGTAAAATCTGTTGAAAGACCTTATATAATGGTTGGTCAAACTATAGAATATAGTACCATGAGAGTTACATTATATGATCCATTAGATTTTTCAGTACCACATAGACTATACAAAATCATGGATAATATAAAAAATGGTAATCCAGATTACAATGAATTTGTGGTTTATTTGGATATGCTTGATCCTACAGGTATGTCTCGTGAAAAATGGGAATATACATGTTCCTTAGATATGATTTTATCTTCGGACTTAGCTTATGATATTGATAATATTTCCACACACGCAATAACATTATCAGTTCACGATGCCAAATTAATCTAATTAAGATAGATATTACCTATTTTCAAGATATTTATAGGTATGAATAATATTTTAAAAAGTTTCAAATTTAAAGATACACTATCACCAGAAATATGGGATAATGTTGAAACTAAGGATTTTTCTCAGATCAAGTTAAACCCAGAGGTCAGAAAACACATGTTGGAGGCTGCTCAGGTTTTCATTGAGTCTATCAATATTGAATTTTTGGATGTTCATGATATACTACTTGTTGGTAGTATTTGTAATTACAATTGGTCAAGTTTTTCAGACCTGGATATTCATATTGTTGTTGATAAAAGCAAAATAAGTGATAATCAAGATCTTGTGGATGAATTTTTAGATACCAAGAAAAAAGAATTTACTCAAAACCATGATATTAAGATAAAAGGTTTTGATATTGAAATGTACGTTCAGGATATTAATAGAGAAGATTTAAAATCTAAAGGTATGTACAGTGTTTTGTATAACAAATGGGTATCTGAACCAACAACATCTGGTGAGAAAATAGACAAGGAATCTATATTGAAAAAGGTCAAATCTTTTTATAAAGATTTGGATCATATAAAAGCTTCCGCAAATACCGATGACAAGCTTAAAATGATCGAAAAATTGAAGGAAAAGATTAAAAGGTATAGACAGTCAGGATTGGATAAAAACGGCGAATTTGGCACAGAAAACATGGTTTTCAAATACTTAAGAAGGGTTGGATTCAATGAAGAATTGAGCGATTTGAAATACTCATTAATTGATAAGAAATTATCACTTGAAAACGAAGAAATGAATACTTTTTAGTATTTATAAACTATTTATAATAAGAATAAGACTATTTATATTAAATTAATTATATATGAGACCAATTGGTTCAGAAAAAATTCAAAATGTTGATGATAAATTAGCAAGAATTAAGCAAATTGCTGGCATCACTGAAAGTTCTAACAAAAATGATGTTAGTTCAACCATCATCCATGAAGCTACAGCTTCTAATGGTGATGAATATGCTATTGTTCAAGAGAACAAATATGTTTATATCAAGAAAAAAATTAACGAATCATATGAGTATATGAGTGGTGTTAATAACATTAAAGAATTCTCATATAAAACAACTGCTGATGCTCTTAAACATCTAAATTTGATGTTTAAAGAAATCAACGAATTGAATGAACACGCTCAACAGGTTGATATTTTAAAAAAAAAAGTAGTATAGATGAACGTTTTGTGATCAAGGTTAAACAACCTGCACAAGCATCTATTCCTGTACAACCTACTCAAGAAGCAATCCCTCAACCAGATATGACGGCACCGACACCTGATGTTGGTGCTGTTGATTTTTCACAACAACCTCAACCTATGGCCGACCCAAATGCGTCAGCTGCCCCAGAAGTTCCGATGACAACACCTGATATGGGTGCTGGTACTGAAGGTGGTGAGGAAATGACATTTAATGAAATACAAAAAACAACTGGAAAACTTGCTCAAGACATGCGTGAGATTGCACAACAACTAACAAATAAAGAATATAAATATATAATTAATTCTGTTTTATCCGCTGTTGATGTTACTAAGTTAACAGATAAGGACAAGGAACAGATTATGAATAAATTGAATGGTAAAGAAGAGGCTCAACAAGATGCAAATCTTTCTGAGGTAGAAGGAGATGATGATAATGAAGACAACACTTACGCATGGGTTAAAGACTTCATGGCTGTACCTATAATTTCCAAAATAGTTAAAATGGCTGGTTTGGATAATTATGAAAATCAAGCAAGTTTAGCATTCGATATATCTGACGCAATAAGAGTGTATATTAATGATTATAATGAGGATATACCTTTTATCCACTATTTAGAATCTATTTTATACAAATTTAAGTACAAACCAAGTCCACTTTTGAGAGGTTATAATGATCTTGATGAAGATGGTAAAGATGTGTATCTTTCACTTGTAAAATTTGGTGAAATGGAAGATAGCCAAAAGATGATTAATGAGGAAAAACAGACTATTTATAGTAATATAATAAAAGACATTAAAAAAAAGTTAAATAAAATATAATGGAAAAGAAATTATCATTAAACGAATCCCTTGATAGACAAAGAAAACTAATGGGATTGAACGAAACAATGAGCTACGAATTTAAGGAAGGTGGCTACGCTGAATATTCTAAACCAATGGAAGAAAGTGAACATGACGAAGAAGAGGGTGAGTTGGATGAAATTTTTGGTATAAATACCGCTATTAAAGGTGCTATTGGTGGTGCAATGCAAGGTGCTAAAAAGGCCATAATATTGAGAAAGATTAACAACCAAATTAAAGTATTGCAAAAAACCATTCAACAAATGACTCAATTTGTGAACAAAAGTGATGGTCAATTTAATCAACTTAAATCGATGCAACAGCAAGTAGCTCAATTAGGTGCTAATGATCCAATCGTTAAACAAATGACAACAGTATTTGGTAACATGGGTACTACATGGAAAGCTCAAAAAGATTCTTTAGCTCAAATGTCACAATTTGTAACATCATTGAGCCAAGCATCTGCAACTGGAGCAGCACAAGCTGATAAAGAAGCGGCAACGCAATCTAACGCTCAGGGTGCGACTGCTCAAAGCGGACAAACTACCCAAACTGGAACGTCTACAACAACACAAGCTCCAGAAACTCAAGCATCAACAACACAGGCTCCAGAAACACAAGCAGCTCCAGAAGTTGATAAAAATGGTAGACCGTTGAATCAAAGTCAATTAAATGCAAGAAATGCTGCAAAAAATAATAAAGCTGCAACAACAACAGTATAATATATGAAAAAAGAACTATTAGAATCACTTAATAAGCAAAGAAAACTAATGGGTTTAAATGAATTTTTAGATCCATCAGTTAATATTGACGCTAAGGGTGCTCTTTCTGGTAATAAACTTGATCTTGGTATTATTCCTTTAGAGGAATTTGAGGAGGAAGATCCAGAACCAGAGGAACAACACGATGACATGGATTATCACGATGATGATATGGATTATCACGATGATGACCCTGAAGATTATCGTAGCGATGATGAACGTGATTTCTATAGAATAAAATCCAATGATGATTTTGCGGATAGGTTCGAAAGAGATTATCCAGATCCAAATGAAAGAGAATGGATGTACAATAGATATAGTCCTGATTGGGGGATGAATGAAGATTATTATAAGGGAGATGAGGATTATAGCAATATAACTGAAAATTTAATCAACAGATTAAACAATATCAATGAAGGTCTTGCAACATATTGGTTACCAAAAGGACAAAAACCTTTACAAAATATTGGAACACCTGATTGGGGTTTAAAAACTGGTTTCAAAACTGGTGTAAATGCTTATACATTTAATTTTTATGGTAAAAGATGGAGTTCTATAGCCAAAAGAATTACTAAAGATTTGAATAATAAGGTTATGCCAACGTTGAATAAATTAATACCGCTTGTTTCTGAGTTAAACAAATTATATGTTGATGTTCAAAAAAATGGTGCTGAGTTCGAAGAATTTAAACAGATAGAAAAACTACAGAATGATATAAATAATTTTTTCAATATCATAAAAAGGGCTCAAGCAACACTTTCATCAGATGAAAAAGGGGTTGACAATCCATCTGCTCAAGAACCAGAGGTTCAATCTTTGGCTAATAAAGCTAATCAAGCTATAAAGTCTAACGATCCGAATCAAAAAAATGATGTTGCGAAACAAACACAGAAGGAGTTACAAAAGGCTAATCAAGAAGGAGATACAATAAGTGTTAAAGCCCTTACAGATATATTAAAATCTTTGAATATAGGTTATAATATTACAAACGTTAATGCTAATGGTACAGATAACACAAATATTTTAAGTCAAAATGCTGATCAAAATAAAAAAGTTGTACCAGCAAAAGCGGCTCCAAAAAAAGTAGCTAAAAAAACTCCGACTAAACAAAAAAAACCTGATTCAAAAGCCCCATCTAATCAAACCAATACTGGTGTACCAAAATTTAATACTTCCACAACTACTGACGATAATACAAATACTTAAAATTAACCCACAGAAATGTGGGTTTTTTTATTTGGTTTTTTAAAGCTAACTCTGGTTGTTTTAAAAAAGGCTCAACATCTTTAAATAAAGATAAGAAATTATCAGAATTAACAAAAGAAAAAATTGAAAAACAAGGTTTTGTAAACCAGTTTTACAATTTACTAAAACTGGTTCTTTAATTAAAGAACACAGATCAATTGAGGATGCTATGAAATTTGTTAATGGGTGTGGAAGTGGTAACAGCTTATGGGTATATTTGGAAATTCAAATAATTTTAGTTATTATTGTAATAACTAAAAAATATAGATTATATGAAAAAAAAATTAATAGGTTGTATAGGATTAGCTCGTTCTGGCAAAGACACAATATCTGATTTTCTTTGCAAATATCACAAATACAATAAATATAGTTTTGCTGACCCACTAAAACGTGGTTGTATGGCCATGTTTGGATTCACCGAAGAACAAGTCTTTGGTGATGCAAAGGATACTATCGATCCTGTATGGGGTTGTACTCCAAGAGATATATTAAAGGTTATGGGAACTGAAGTTTCTCAATATGATTTACAGAATCATATACCAGCTTTTAAAGAAATAGGTAGATTGATTTGGGTTAAAAGATTTGAGCAATGGTATAAATCAAATACAGATAATAGTGTTGTAATATCTGATGTTAGATTTATGCATGAAGCTGATTCCATTGTAAAAATGGGTGGGGAAATATGGAGAGTTGATAGACCAGGAATGAACGTTGGTGATTTCCACGCATCAGAAAAAGAAATGTTTGATATAAAATATAATCATTTAATAATTAATGATGGTACATTAGATGATTTATATTTTAAGGTTGATAATATTTTTATAAATGATATTGTATCAAAATAAAAATGGCTGGAATTTTTTCCAGCCATTTCTGTATAGTGTATAGATAATTCGATTATCTAAAGCTATCGATACCAAATGATACCACATTTCTAACTTTGATCACACCATAGTAACGGTTGTTAACCATTTTCTTAGCGTACCTTGTCATCAAACCTTTCACAGGAGCGAAAGTGAATGGGTTATACATTGTTGGTGTCAATTGCATTGGCACGTATGGAGCGTACACATAACCAGTGTCTAACAATGATGTACCTTTGTGTCCCATAAGGATTGTGTCTGCTGGGAAGTAAGGATCACGATAAACTTGGTAGCGACCACCTAAAGCACCGATTCTTTCGATACCCATGTTATATTTATCTTGCTCAGGAGCAGCGTTAGATACGTGGAAATATTCCAAGTCATCGAAGATAGCTGAAATTTCAGCAGAGCATACGATGAAGTTAGCACCACCTCTTAAAGTTGCTTTATGGATTTGAGCAGAAACTTGGTTGATAGCAGTCATCAAAGTTTGGTTCCATTCTTTTTGAGTATAGAATGCAGCGCTGTTTGATGTATCGATACCACGACCAGTAGAACCTTTATAATCCCATGCCAATCTCCAAGCAGCACCTCTACGTAAGTCACGCAAGATTTCTCTGTCGATTTCAGCAGCAACTTGTTCAGACAATAAAGCTGTCAATTCAGCTTCAGCGTCAATGTTGTGGAATGCACTAACATCTTGAGCAAGTTCTGGAGACCATTGTGCTCTTAATTTTCTTTCAATAACAGATACAGTTACTGATTTAAGCTCGAAGCTTACTTCACCCATATCATCAGCAAGTTCCAATGATTTGTAGATTTTAGCACCTACAGTAACGTTAGAAAGAGCTAATTTAGTAGTGTCATAGTTATAAAGCTGTACATAAGTGTAAGCGTTTGTACCGTTATCAGTCATTAACTGTAATCCGTACTTTTGAGTAGCGAAATTAAAGTCTAAAGCTGCACCAGCTGCAACACCACCGTAACCAGAAGTAGCAGTCAAACTTAATGTTGACAAGAATTCTTCAGCGTTTTCGAACAAATACTGACCAGGATTTTCACCTTGATAAGTAGAAGTAGACAAACCTAATGATGTCAATACTTGGTTAACTGTAGAAAGTGCAAATTGTACTTTTACAATAGCGCTTGCTGGAACTGATGATGTACCACCAGAAATATTAACTACGAATGGAGCTATTGGAGCAAAACCATCGTTTGGTTGAGAGTGACCCCATGGAGTTCTTGTGTATGCGAAAGTATGAGCAGTAGCACCAGAGTAAGAACCTAAGCTACCAGTGATAGCTACAGCAGCACCCTTAGATTTATCATACATACCATCTTCACCATAGAACGCATCGTAAAGATTTACGTTATCGCTGAAACCGTTACCACTATCCATTGCCATTTGGTTAGTACCAGTAGCACTGAACGCAGATGAACCGATTTTAGGTATGAAGTAGAACAATTTACCGATAGGTAAGTTCAACGCTTGTACCGAAACGATTTCGTTAGCTAATAATTTTGAGAATACTCTTCTCACGATTGGAAACACAACGGTTTCAAATGAACCCTCAACGCCTAAAGCAGTTGATTCGTTTAACATCCAAGAAGCTTGGTTCTCGAATAATTGAGCGACGTTTTCTTTAGCATGACCTTTAAGACCTTCTAAAAGACCTAAGTCATCCCATCTGTTGATTACATCTTCTCTTACAAGTTTCAAGTGGTTAACGCTCACGTTACCAACTCTACCTGATTCTAATAATGCACCCATTTTATTTGGTTTTTGTTTTTTGTTTTATTGTTATTATTATTGTATTTTATTTATTAAATCTTTCATTCTTTCAACCTGTGGATTCTTGTACACTGTAGATTCGTTAATCGAAGCTGAAGTGCTGCTGAAAGCAGGTTTGTCAAGAACTTTATTTTCAAGAATTGTAGCAGCAGATGTTGATTTCTTTGATTTAAATTGTTCTTCCAACGTAGTTGCTATGTTTTGAGATTCATTCAAAGTTTTTGCTTTGTCTAAAGTCGATAAAATTTGGAATTTTTCTTCTTTAGTTGTAGTGTTCTCTGTCATCAATTTAACAGCATATGTTAAATTGGTAGTGAATAACGAAACTTCTTGAAGTTGTGTTTTAAGAACTTTGATAGCATTCTTATACTCTTTCTCATTTGAAACAAATGATTCTTTAAGAGTTTTGAAAGCATCTAATTCTTGTTTGATTTTTTTGTTTTCTGCAACAAGAGTTTGTAATTTTTTTCTTGTGTTAACAAGTTTTTCTTGTAAGCCTTCTGATTGACCAGCTGGAGCAGCAGTATGAGTTTTTAAAAACTTAACTTTGCTTGTAGTCTTTACTTCATCCATGGTGCTTTCATCTTCTTCCTCACCTTCAGCTTCTTTAACAGCTTCATCTTCTTCTTCATCACCTTCTGCGATTTCGATTTCGTACATAACACCCTCATCTTCTTCAGATGCTTCATCCATTGCTGGTGCCATTTCGTCTTCTTCTTCACCAGCTTCATCTTCTTCTTCGCCAGCTTCATGATCCATTTCTGGGCTCATTTCACCTGGTTCTTCTTCAGATCCTTCTGGGTGGAATTTAATTTCGATACCGTCTCCTGTGCGAATAACTTCGATTTCGTCTGTAGGTTCCATAAGTTCAAATCTCTTTAGAACTTCTTTGTCTGATTTATCAGTTAGATCAATTACCTCGTCACCAGGTATTTCGTCACTTGGGGTGTCTTCAATGTCTGGTTTATCGGTCATTTCTTCTGAGTCAGAACCCATTTCTGAATCTAAGTCCATGCCATCTGTAGAGTCTGGATTCATATCTTCGATGTTTTCATCTTGTTCCTCATCACCCATTTCATCTAAACCCTTGTGAATAATTTCTTCCAATTCTTCTTTCAAGGTAGATTTCAATACGTGATTAGCATTTTTTTCTATAGCTTCTCTAATTTGTTGAACCTCATTTAGAGTATCAGCTAATATACTTCTTTTGCTCATATTTTATTTGTTTTAATAAAAACTATTATGCTTTCTTAGATATAAATATATTATATTTTTCAAAAAACCAATTTATATAGTAAAAACAATAAAAAAACCCCAAAAAATGTTATTTTTTTTGGGGTTTTATAAAAAAAAGTTTTTAAACTTTCTTAATCGTTGATCTCAACACCTTCTGGAAAGAATACTTGTTCGATCTTTGATTCAGTAACACTGAGGATTCTGAAGTCATCACTCATATTACTAAGTTGTGCAATTGCTTGTGTTTCAGCGTCAGTAACAGATACAGCTTTAAATAAATTTGTTTTCTTTTGCTTCTTCTGTCTTCCATTATCATCCGTGTAAATATCCTGGGATGAAACTAAGTACCAATAATAAGTTTTCATATTAAATATCTTTTTTATTACTACAATAATAGTAAATAAGATCCATAAAAACAAATTATCTGTTCAAAAATTTCTGTAGGTTCTTAAGAAAATCATTACCGTTGCTTGATTCTTCAATCTCATCTTTTTTATCTGGTAAAACCTCATCATATTTACCAAAATCATTTATATCTTGATAAAGATAGGAACCAGGTGTTGATGGGCTTGAAACAGCATCCCAACATATAAGTTCAAAATCATCTTGAACCATGTTTTTGCCGTTAACTTTCTTCAATGTACCTATACCTCTTGAAGATATACCAACGGTCATGCCATAGCTTAGATAATGAGCCAAAAGGTCACCATTACATGATATAATACCGCTTCTTCTATAACCGTCTGATACAAGTACCTCAAGCTTACCAATTAAAGCGTTACCTTTCCAAAAAAGATCAACTATTCTGTATGGTGAACCACCTTTAAGTGATATTGTTGATGAATCTGGGTGATCCATTTCATGAAAAGACGCATTCTTTCTTATAACATCTTTGTATATCTCAACTTGACGTTTGAGTATGTCTTCAGGGTAGATTCTACCATTTCTATTTTCAACACCATATTTCTGAAGTGTTGAATAATAGAATATTGGTTTAGTTAAATCAAGAGTTTCGTTTATGGTTCCCTCTTTTAAGAATCCTTTTGTAAATTCTTTTGAAATGAAACCAGCATCATGTTCTATTAGTAGTTTGAAAACACCTAATTCATTGTTTTCATTAATTCCAATATCACTATATTTCATTATTTATATTTTTAAAAGCCCACTTGAAACCACCAGCAGTTTTCTTCCATTTTCTATTATGAAGAACATCGCCAATAAGTTGTCTACTTATTTTTAAATTTTCTGAAGCATCTTTTATTGATGCCCACTCTTTAATAAATTTATTATTTATATCCAATTGTATTATCTTTTTATAATTGGATATTATGCATCTTTTTTTTCCATACATTGGATTTTTATTACCCAATCTTTGTTTAGAAAGCAATTCTTTTGTTTTAGTTGATGCTTTTTTTCCTATTCGTGCAAGCCTCATTTTTTCTATTGTTTCAGGACTAAAAGTTCTATTTTTCAATTTATTTGAAATTTTTTTATTAACCATATCACCCAAATTCCCACCAGAACCACCTTTAGCTTCATTTGTTAAATTGAACCCCCATGATTTAAATTGATTAATCCAATATATTTCATAAAAATTAATATCAACGGTACTTACAGAATCAATTATTTCTATAATTGGTAATTGGTTATTTTTTAAAAGTGAATTAATCCAATTATTTTTATGTGTTTTTCCCAGTTTTGCTTTTTTTATATGTTCTTTGAACCTGTTCTCTATAGATTTGGCTTTACCAACATATCTAACCAAGTTGGTATTTGGGTCTGTTAATGTATATATAAATCCTTCTTCACCCTCTTTTAATAGTTTTATAGCCATAATAAATATAATATTTCAATTATAAATATTTAAGATTGTATTAAAAGATGGTTTCAGTCATCATTTCTGCCAAACCCAATAGATTTTTCTATTATATTACCCTTTTTTATATCTTGTAGACTCTTTGCATAATCATTCTTGAATATGTATAATGATATGAATAATTCTTTAAGATGAGCCATGCTCAAGTCTTTCGTGTCCTTTGCAAGTTTTTTAAGGTCATAGATATCCTTATCTTCTTCACAAACCATTCTGGTGAAATATATTAACCTATCTTCATCTGTTGGTTTTTTTACTTCATATTTTTTATCGAAACGTGATGGTCTATTCTTTATCCTATCTGGTATTTCCCTTAAATTATTGGTTGTTGCAACATAAACAATATTTGATACGGAGTTTAGACCATCAAGGAAATTTAAAAATATTTCTTCACCATTATTTTCAATTACACCGTCAATATCCTCAATAATGCACAATATTGGTCTGTCTGGTTCAATTTTACGAATAAGTTTAGCTATCTCAATCCAGGTTTTTGGTGAATCAAAATATATGGAAATACCATCATATTTCTTCATTTCTTCAATCAAAAGATAAATCAGGGATGTTTTACCACCACCTGGATCACCATGCAAAATTATTCCTCTCTTAGTAGTAAGATTGTATTTTTCATAGTTCTTTTTACTATCCCAAAATTTCTTGATATCTGAGATAATTTCTTCGTGGGGTAACGAGGGTAATACAAAATAATCTTCAGATTTATATTCCATTTTAGATAATCCAAAACCATTTGCTTCAGTAAATACGATAGAATATAGGCCAGATGGTAATTTAGGTATACTTCTATAATTGAAGAAATAATCTTTATTATTAATAGAAAACCAGGTTTCCATGTTTTCGCCAATCTTAGATAGATCTGAATGATTTTCAATTATGATTTCATTAATGAGATTTTCATTTAGATCAATGTCCATATAATCGCTATTTATTACGTTCATTTTTTTTGGAGTTAAAATTGAATTTATTTTTTTGTAGTGTATTGATTATAACATTTGTTACTTCTTCAACCTTTTGATTAAGTTCTTTTGATGTGAATTTAGGTTTGATTTTGGGGTATAAAGTAACTTCGAGCAACATGAATGATTTCCTTTTTGGATCCATTCCTGATGCTCTTAAATCAAGATCAACAATAAAGTTTTGATTGAAAAAATTTGAATCAAGTTCATTATTGAGCGAAAGAATAACTTGTCTTCGCATTAAACGAATATAAGATTCGTAGCTTAAGGGTTCTTTTGGCTGAACCCAGGATTCAATATCTATGTATATTGAATTGAGTTTAAGGGCATCTATAGTCCCATATTTAACTCTGAAATTTGTGTTAGTAAATAACTTTCTTTCTTTGCCGAATTTGCAAAACATTTGATTTTAATCATTTTATTTAAATTTTTATTATTTAAAATAAAAGTAATAAAATAAAATGATAAAACCAAATTTTTTCTTATAGGATTGACTTTAAATCTAAAATTAATTCAATATTATTTACGTTAGCTTCCTTGGAAATAGCTTTAAGTTTTTTCTTAGCCTCCACCAATTTAACTACAGCTTCAGTTTCTTTCTTAGATTCAATGATTTTGTTATCCAAAAGTTCTTGTGTTTCGTTAATCAAATTGGTATAATATTCATTAACTTTAGTTTTATCATTTTCAGCTAAAATACTTATAGCTTCGACTTGGGCTTCACTTAAGGTATTTAAATTTTCATTAATTTTATCAGCATTATTGATAAGATTGATCAAATTTTCATTGTTTTTGGTTTCATTAACTAATGAGTTAATTAACGCCACTTTATATTCAACTTTGTTCTTTAAAGATAATTTATCGTTGAAGGCCAATTCATCTAAGTAAAAATATCTTGAGTTTTTAGGTAAATTTTCATATGTTTCAGTCAAAGTCTTTAAGTCATTTAATTTAGACTTGTCATATGATTTTAACTGATTAATTGATTCATTTACAAATTCTCTTGCAATAACCTCATTATCAAAATGAATATTCTCATATAAAGAATATATGTTATATATTTGTTTTAGATCTTTAGATTCTTTAATTGTTTTCATAAACGCATTGAATCCTTTTTTGAAGTCTTTTTCTCCTTTCTCAAGATAGACTTTTTCTAAATTATTGATAATATTTTCTTTAAGTAGACCGAACATATTTGATTGTTTTAAATAAATATTTGTTTTTTTGGTAAAAGGTTTTATTCGTTTAACATTTTGTCAATATCATCCAAAGTTTTGGAAATATTTTCACTTATTGACTGTCTTCTATTCAATAACATCCTTTTTACCATATTTTCTTGTAATTGTGTTTCTTCACCTGGCGTACCTGGCATTGGGGTTTCAGCCGTGCCAGCCTCTGGTGCAGCACCAGCTTCTGGTGTTGTTTCCGTTCCACCAATTTCAGGGGTTGTTCCACCTTCGAGTGGTGCTGTGAAATCTTGAGCTACACCACCACCTGTTCCGCCGCCTGGAGGAGTTTCTTGTTGTTGGTTTTCAGCAGGCGCTTGTCCCATATTGTTAGGATCAATCTTGTATAATTTATACAAATCTCTAAACATACCTGTTTGTTTGATTGTTTCACCCAACATTTTAAGTTCTTCAGAGGCTGCTTTTTCCACAACTTGTCTTTGAACATCAATTTTAATTTCATCATCACTGAATCCAAGAATTTCTTTCTTAGCCCAAGTTTGTGATACAGGCCCAAAACCATTACCAAGATCTGTAACAGCGTCTTTGTAAAGTTGTATTTTAGCTTGCCAGTTAGTGATTTTAAGCATGTCTGCTTGGGTGGAAGGATTAGATAAAGATAGAGTAAAATTATGTAAATCATCCTCATAACCTTTAACATAAAGGTGGATGATTGCCATTTTATTTAACTCTTGTATTATAGATCTTTGTAATCTATAAACAGCTCTTGCAAAACGTATATCAAGAATGGATAGGTTTTTACCGTCACCAACAGCTTGATCAAAACCTAAGAACGTTTTAGGGATTCTTAGAGCAGCCAACATTTTATTTTGAATGTATTGAATATCAGCTATTTCCCCAAGATTTTGAGCTCCTGGTAATGTTTCAATTGGCATTGGTAATTGAGGGTCTCTGGTTGGGATAAAAAAGTCTTGATCCACGGCCATAGCATTATATCTGGTATCTTGTTGTCCGTTTGATGAGTTTACCAAATTTGATCTTTTGAAGTTATTAGCGACTTTATCTACGTAAGCATCGATGTCTTTTTCATCCATATTACCTACATAAACTTTGTAAACACGTCTTTCTGGGGCTCTGGTAACACGATAAACAAGCATAGCGTCTTCGGCTAAAAGTAATTGTTTCCAAATTCTTCTAACTTTTTCGAGCATACTTGTACCATAAGGTAAACGTCTATCATCACCCATGAGTCTGAAGTGAGATATCTCAAATGAGTTGAAATCAAGTTGTTTTTCCTTCCAAAAGAATTTAACATTCTTTTCTTTTTGGAAATCATCCATACTCATAACTTTTGAGAAACCTGGTTCAGCTCTTGTGATTTCGATGTTTGGTAATTGTGTTACACCCACAATACCTTTACCTGGAATAACCTTGTTATATAAAAAATTATCACCATATTTGCATAGGTTTCTTGCCCAGCTGGTGATAACTGAATTGATATCGATTACATTATCAAAAAGGTCTGTTAATTCGTCTTTGATACGATTACTTTCCGAATATACTGTTAGAATTTTACCACTTTCATTAGGTGTTGTTGCCTCCTCAGAAAATATATCAAGCGCAGCAGCAATTTCTGGAGTATTATGTGAAAATATTGTATCTGTTGCAAAATTTTTATACCCTGGTACTGTCAAATCATATACTGGTATAACTTTATATGGTTCAATAGATTTAATTTTATGATTCAGAACATATTGTTCACCTTTAACGGTTGCTGTTGAGTATTTAGATAACTCTATACTATATGCATGACAAAATGTTTTCCAGTCTTTATATCCAGCCATCATTATTTCTCTTTGTAATTTTGTGTGAGAAATATTTAACTCTTTCGCCGTACCTTTAAGTGTTTTAATTTTTTTTGCTGTTTCAATAATTAAATCAAAAGGTATTTTAAAATAAGCTGGATTATTCTTACCACTTCTTGCACCATTCCATTTGTGTTTATTATCTGTTCTTTTACTTATTTCAAGCATTTTTGCTCTATATTCCTCATTTACCCAAAGCTTACTATTATTTAATCTCGCATGGTATGCTCTATGCTCAGATATTTTCATAATAGATAAATTTTCAGGGGAATTGTTTTTACCATTAAAATCTATATGGTGAACCTCTTCATCTTCATTAATTTTAGTCTCATAGAACCACTCAGCAATTAAATTGTGTTCAGATACCCAACCATTATAACCTTCTAATGAATTACAAGTATAAACCCAATTATATTTTTGGTTATTATAAAAAGATTTTCTATAGAAAGGCATCATAGAATCCCCTTCTTTTAATTCTGAAATTTTTGAAAAACTACCATCTCTTTTCATTAATTTATGGTCAAAAGTACCAATAATATAAGAATCATCGTCAAAAATAACCTTATATGTCACTTCATCTCTTGTATGGTGTGCGTTTTTAGCCCATGCTGGTACAACTTTTTTAGTATTATGGTCATAGGAATAAACAATAAATTCATTCTCCCTACCCTTTTTAGCTAACTCTTCTATGGTTATGAATCCGCTTGGTGTTGCTATTTTAGTCTCTCCAGCCAAACAAAACTCCATTGCTTCGTAATCATAATATGATGCGATTCTGGTTGGTTCGTAATAAACAGCTTTTTGATATAATTCGTTATCAATTTTTTTCCACTGATTCTGTAAATAGATGACCTGCTGTGCCTCAAGTCGTTTCATTTCGAGTTCCTGATCGTCAAGATTCTTGAATGAATTTGGGTCAATGGTATATTTAGGTGATTCTAATTCATTACCTAAAACTTTATTTAATTTTTGAAATACTGTAAAATTTGCCATATGTTTAGATTATTCAACGTATCCACATTCGAATACTGGGTTATGTACTTGGCGTTGTAATTTAATATTCCATTGTGCGTCATATGCATAATTTACAAATGGGTCATCATAATTAGAACAAACCAAAGTAGCCTTTTTATTTACGTTTGTAGCTTCACTTTTTGTTGCACTATTAACGCTTTGTCTTACAGCACCTGCTGTGTTAAACCTTGAAAATAACTGTCTACTCATAGTTTTTAATTTTGAGGGTTATATTTATTAATATTACCAAATAACCAAGAAAAGTCACGAGTATTTTGTAATATTTCTTCTTTATTACTATAAATACCCTGATTATCATAAATTTTATCGTTACTGACTAACGTATTAATATCATTTATCATATTTGCGGCTGTTGATTGGATGCTATTAGTTTGAACTTTCCAACTATCTAACATAGCTTTTGTTGTAGAAGTATTTTCAGATAATCTTTTGAAAGAGGTATTTGCGACAAACAAACACATACCCAAGGCCATGATAAGGTCATCATGTGAACCTTTCATATGATCAGGTTTACCGTTCTTGAATACAAATTTTTTCAATTCGTTTATTAATCTAACACTTCTAATTTTAAACCCACCACGACATACAGCTTCTTCGAGAGCCTGTACTATTTGTACACGTCTATTTTTTGAAGCAAAGTTGATTCCAGGTGTTTTGTCTGAGTCCGCACCATAAAATAATGTTAAATCGTTATCATCATCGTAATGATAAAGTTTAGATGGAAAATTCATTTCCTTCAGCTTATTGATTGCGGCTATACCCATACCACCAGTTATATCGAAAGTGGTTAATGCATTATACATTTTACTATATTGCTCAACAATTATCGCAGCAACGTCAGGTGGAACCTTACCATGGTATTCAAGAACTTGTTCAAAAGTATCAAAATCGATAATACTATATCCAGTAGCGTCCTCGGAATCTCCTCTGGATACGTCAAGGGCACCAATGTATCTGTGACCTTCCTCAGGATATTTCCATATCCATAATGTACTATCCCATCTTGAATCTTTAATTATTGGGTCTTGTACATTTATTTGTAATTGTTTTTCAAGTATTGCCGCATCAATTACGTTATCACCAGAACCAATAAAAGCACAATTATGAGATAATATATTATTAGTATAATATATATTACCACCATCCACTTCTATTAAATCATAAACATCTGTAAATTCATCAACAGGTGTAATTGAGATTACTATTAATTCATCATGAATACCTTGTAATTTATCACCAATTTTAATATCTTTAGCTAAAATTTCAACATTGTTAATAACAAAAATGTGATTGGGTGTTATACCTATTTCTTCACCGTTATTAAATGATATTTTCAAATAGGTTTTTTTTATTTGTTTTATTGCATAAAAATCTTTAAAACCATTTGGTGTTAAGACTTCATATTCAGTATTTAATTTAATATTCATTTCTAATAAACGCCAAACATTTTTCGATTGTGTCTTCGTTTTTGTTTGTTCTATTATAATCTTTTTCGTTAAGTATTAAAAGATTTAATTTATTTTTTTTATAAAACACATTTCGTAATTCATCCAATTCTTTTCTATTTTTATGCCAATATTCACCATCATATTCTATGACAAAATCACCACATTTAAAATCAATAAAAAAACAAGAATTACCGTTTTTTAAGAAATATTCATGATTTAGTTCTTTAAAATAACATTTATTTTTTTCATCATCTGTTAATTCTTTATAAATTAACCAAAATATTTCTTGTGAAATTTTAGAATATTTTACACCAATTAAATTAGTTAGATTATTAATTCTGTTTTCTTTAACATTATCATATTTTAATGTACCATTTAACTCGCCATATTTTTTAATATACCAATCTTTACTGCCAACTTTTTTATTTTTAATTCTCTCACGATCCAATTTATAGAAATATTCCCAATTAGATGAGTACTTAGTTTTAAACCAGTCAATATTTGGGTATTTAATTTTTTTTGTATTAAAACAATTTAAACAGTATTCATTAAAATAACCTTTTTCATAATTAAATGATGTTAAATTATTTAAACATTTTTTACATTTTATTCTTTCTATATCACCACTATCTTTCACTAAAAATAAAATTCTGATAGAAAATTTATTATTATTTTTATTTAAATCATTCAGAGATTTGGTATACTCATATATAGAATTATATAAAACACTATCATTTTTTATTAGTGTTCTGTTTTTTGCTCGACCCAATAACGATAAATAAAAATCATTTTCTTTTAATATTTTTATTGTTTTATCTTTATCATAAATATCACTTGTTATTTTTGCTTTTGATGTTATCCAACCTTTTTTTGTTTTATTAATTATTTCCATAATAATAAATAGTTTAAATTTAATCAGAAGTTAGAGTCTACTATTTAAATCTTGAATCAATATATTCTCAATAATACCAGTATTTTTATTCCTAATAGTAACCATTGTTTGACCTATAACACAATTCAACTCTTGGTTGATCATTCGTTTATTTAAGTTCATATCACGACACATATTCTCAAACCATTGTGAATGTGGTTGATAACCTTGTGTTATATAATTCATGATTTGTTTATATAAATCAGGCTTAACGACACCATTTACTTCAGCTGGAATAATGTCTGTGAGAATCTCTTCATTTTTTTCTGCCTCAGGTTTTTGAATCCAGTTTATAATATCATCGGTTTTTATCATTTTTAAACCTTTGTTATATCTTGGATCTTCCCACCATTTGATCGCTGTAATTTTGAATTTGTTTGTACCGTCAACAGAACCTTCATAAGCTTCGTAGTATATTTCATCCATACCATTAGGTGTTGAGATAAGATATACTTTACCACCTGTTGAAACTGAGGCCAGACATGCTGACCATAATTCTTGACCACCCTCAATGAACGCACCCTCATCCAGAATCATGATTGTTGGTGTGTAACCACGCAAGGCATCTTTAGATGTTGCAACCGCTTTGATTTCAGAACCATTTTTAAACTTAACGTGTTTAGAGGCACCCTTTGTAAAATCAATTTTACCCTCTTTATTAAATGTTCCGATATTTGTCAACAACCAATTAGGTGATTGTTTAATAAAGTCGGTTATCTTTGTAAGAAACTCTATTGCCGTTTCTTGCTTATTAGCAAGAATCAATATTCTTTCAGGGTTTTCAGCGTTTGCCATTACCGCTTTAACCGCCGCATAAGCAGCAGTTACAGTTGTAATACCTGCTTGTCTGTATTTTAAGACAATGTTATACCTGTTAGCTTCATAGTTTCTTATGAGCTCTTTTTGTCTTTCGAATAATTTGAATGGGACATAACTTTCCCTTGTTTTATCGAATGTTACATAGTAATTTTCAATAACATAACATGGGTCAGCAACACATTTACTATACTCAATTAATAATTCTTTTTTATCCATATATTATAATAATATATAGATAAATAGTTAATGTAAAGACTAAATGTCAAATTGCGAGAAGTCGACTTCTGGTAAATCCTCGTCAGAATCTTTATTTAATTCATATTCTGAGATCTTTTCTAATATATTGTATGTAATATATTTAACCTTTTTTTCAGCAGATTTTGTGTCATTTAAAACATCATAGAAGAAATTAATAAACTCATCCGCTGGCAGTTTGAACACGTCACGTATGATTAGTTTTTTTATATGATAATCTGATGGATGAATTAATTCATGAAATTTAACCCATAGTTCAGGGCCAATTCTGATACCCCACATTTCGTCACGTACAACGTCACATGTTTCGATAACTTGTTTTGCAATATCTTTATCTTTTGGGTAACCTTGAGTTGCGAGTAATTCAATTACACCTTTAACCATTTCATGAACAAGTATAGGAAAAGAAAACGCTTTTGCTTCTATTACAGGAATATCACCATCAAAATTCAATTTAACATATGATGATGTTTGGTCGTTTTCAATGAAGTTATTAAAATCATCATCTGACATCATGTAATAAAGAATATCGTTAGATAGTACTATTTTTTGATAACTATCTACTATTCCTGGGATTAAATCATTCAATTTATCACCAGCTAAATGAAACATAAAGTGACCTTTTTTTGCGGCACCCTGACATAGAGAATTAACAATTCTTCTTTTTACAATTTCATCTTTTATATTATCTGGTATATCACTTTCTGATTCAAAATCAAATTTATCTTCAGAATTCATACCTTCAGGAAAATTAGTTGTTGGTGTATCCAAAATTTCAAGGTCAAACAATAATTCAGATTTATCCAAATTATATTCAGACCTAACAATTTCTTCAGCAATTTTGATTAATTCGGTTCTGTGGGATTGTTCTAAACTCATCAATTGATGACCACCTAAACTGGCTTCCATCATAATATTTATAGGTTTTATTTCATTAATTTGACAATTATGTGTACGACAATATTCGTCAATTAAAAACTTATATCTATCTGAAGCAAGTAATTCTTCTTGATGAGAATTTTTATCATTATCGGAATAGATTGGCAAATTACCTAAAGGATGTTTTCTTGATGATAGGTTTGAGATATTTTTAGGGTGAATGAAATTTGGGTAACCCTCAATTTTGATACCAGATTTACGCATAAAAAAAGCCTTGTTTTATTAGACAAGGCAAATTTAATAAATAATTTTGGAAAAACCAAATATTTTTAAGCTTTTGGAGCTGGGTCAACACTTGGTTTTTCAATGTTAATCTTACTCGGATCTTGTGTTGGTGTGATCGTGGGAGTAATTGTTGGTGTAGTAATCGGAGCGTTAGCTGTTAAATTTTTCATCTTTCTTTGATTTTAAATATGATATAAAATCACCTTTTGATATTGTTGGGATTTCATTTTCAGCAATAATACTAAACATTTTAGAATTTACCAAATTTTCAGATAACATTTTTTCTTTCATACGAATCAAAGCGTTTAATGCTTCAGGAAATTTATCAAAATCTAATAGTTTCATTACTTGAACAAACTCACGGTCACTTAATAATTCGTTTTTTCTATTATTACTCAAGTTGTCAAAATATGGGTATTCTTCTTTAGCCACAGGTTTCATTGGAAATAATGAACCTTGTATATCTTTCTTTTGAATAATTGTTGGTGGTTCTTCTTGCTCAGAGCCGAAATAATATTTAAAACCAAACATAGATTTTAATAAGTCATTGATATGGTCTTCAATTTCATATCTTCTTGTTGGTTCCTCACTGTCATCCTCATTTTCCATTACAGGTATGCTATCAGCAGCCATATCTTTCATTCCCATAGGTGTTGATGCAGCACCGATTGGAGGTACTCCAGCTTCAGGAACACCTTTAGGTTCATAGGCATGACTTTCACCTGTACCGTCAACGGTACCAGGGTACGGTGAACCTGTATTTTCATCATCCTCTGATATTGGTGCGCCAGAAGTCTGTTGTGATTGTTGCCCTTTCATACCAGATGCTGTCTGTACTAATGTTTGGTTCTGTTTATTTAAATTGTCTTGAGCTTGAATAACTTTTTGTAGACTCTGAGTTATTTTTGGCAAATTTTGTTTATTTACCGCATTCAAATTTAAAACTGGTTGTTTTGATTGAAGCTCTTTTAATATTTCTTGTTTTGTCATGATTATGTTGTTTTTACTGTTTTTTTATTGTTGAAGGCTATATCTCTTTCGTATAGTTTATCTATAACACTTCTTTGTTCCTCTCCAAAATGAAACACTAATCTGGTGTCATTATCAGGTGTTTCTTTTTCCCAACCCAAAGCTATGATATTTTCAACAGCCTCAAGCATAGAAAAATTATCTGAATATATAACTAATTCTAATTCGATATTTTCGTTTTGTAATACCTCAACATTTTTTATTTCAGAAATTGGTGGTGGTGTAAGTTGACCACTTGATGCTGGATTAACCATCCAATCTTCACCAAGTTCTATTTCTTTTGAGTCACTAAAAATAAATTCATATATAAATTCACCTTTGTAATTTCTACCTAATGGGTTGATATAAACTAAATACATAATTAATTAAAAATTTTACTGTTAACTGTGAATTTTAATTCCTCATTATAAATATTCACTTCGCCAGCTATAACAGTTTTGATGTCAATATAATAAGTTTGTGGTATCATCCAAGTTGTATTAATATTAAAAAAATGGCTATCATAAGACTTACCTATTTCTTGCCAATCTAATACTTCTACCAAATTATTACCTTGTTTTACATATAATCTATAGAATACGTTATCAACAAAGTCGTAATCATTTAAGGTATATGGCTTTCTCAATAATACATTAACTCTTCTAATATTTCCTTGGTCAAGAACTTCCCCAAATTTAATTCCACTCAATGAAACCGCATATTTAACTGGTTCTGAAGTGTTTGAACCTATCTGATAATAACTTGAATTATCCAGCGGTATAAATTTAAGTGAAACGTTTGGTAAACTAACACCATTTACAACCAAACCAGACCAAATATCGTTATATTGGGTATAAGTATCGAACATATTGCTTGTTGCAGCTGGTACCGTTACAAAATATACACCTTTATTCTTTTGTTGTACCGTATATGTGATACCACTTATGGTACATGTAGGTAAACTATCTAAATTAGTCGCATTACCTCTAACATTAACATATAAAAATAAATTATTATCCTTATTTGGGTAAAAATTTACACGATCATCTTTTATCAAATCATCGTAATAAGTTTCTATAAAAGGTTCGAAAAATGTTTGGGTATATTTTGTATATAAACCGAGGGTTCTTGTAATACCAGTCATAGCATTTTCGGTTTGATCTGTATATTTCAAACAAAAACCTTGGTAGTTGTGTGAAACTCCTGTATATGTTGTAACCGTAACACCAGTTGTCAAAATAGCATTAATATAATTAGTAATATCTATCTCAATATTTTCATCTCCGTTATCCATATGTTGTGTACCAATAACCATGTTGGTGTCTGTTGCACCACTAACATGAAAGCGATTATTTATTGTCGCTTGGTACCAATTAGATGCTTCGGATTTAAAACTTTGATCACCCAGAAGTAATACTGGATTAAAATCATAACCTGTACCCTCATCCCAAAATTGTGTCATTGGTCTGAGCTCCAGATCTATTGATGTTGCTCTTTCACCATCACCAATAGCAAGATTATTATCAATATTGAGATAATCTTTTACATCAAAATCAGATGTATTTTTAATTTTTAATATATGTCTTGTGTTACTATCTAAAATTACACTCTTATCGGCAGCCATGCTCGATAGCTCAGAAAAATTACAAAAGAAAAGAAATCGACTAATATTTGCGCCGCAATATAGTTCTGAAACAGGGTTTTTAGCCGTGTTTACATAACTATTCTTAACAATCGTATTATTTTTATCAAAATATGTTCTATAAATACCCATATTGATAAATAGTTTAATTTAATCGTATATAATGGTTAAGAGTTACACTATTTTTATCGTCCTGTAAATCTTTTTGTAGGTCTTGTATTATGCTTGCCAATTCTTGCCTTGATGTTTCATCTAAAGAATCGGATACATTAACACCAGCAACGTGACCATGATTTAATAATAAACCAATTAGACGTATTAAAATATTTAATAATTTGTCACCTCGAACTGCTGGGGATGCTAATTTGAATCTTTCTTCTTGTGAGCCAGAATTTTTGAATATTTCAGCAATTTTTTGTTGTGTTGTGCCGTCTACTGACGCTGTTTTTTCCACAAGTGGTATATCATTCTCTGTAGAATAAAGTAATATTTTATCTACATGTTGTATATGTACACTATCGGTTGTGTTTTGAAAACTATTAGTATCTGATGTTGTTGTTTCAACTTTAGACGTATTTTGTAATTTGGTTACAAAATTTTCATAAGTTCTTTGAGATACAAAATTTGCTATAGTGAGAAATTCAGGATCGTCAGAAATATTCTTAACACCGTATGTTGAGCTTAATGTGGCTTGACTCAATGTTGTAAAAGCTACTTGGGTAATATCACCTATAACAACAAAATTATTATTTACTATGGTATTAGGTGTTTCTGGTAACGCACCACCATCATTGGGTAAAAATCCAAATTGATTAACAATGTTAATATTTTGAGTGCTATCAGTATAGGTAAAATCTTCGATGTTATAGTTTGAAGGGTACTTGTATATTAACTGATTTTTCATTGATGTTAAAACATCAGTAAATGTTTCGATTAATTTATTAGCAGATTTAGTTGTTATTGTAAAAGTTATGACTGGATTATTTAATGTAGATCTAAAACCATCCGTGAAGGTAACCATAGATTTTTTTAGTCCAGACAAACCGTTTGGATTAATAATTTTTTTTGAGTCATAAATTTGTATATAACAAGTTAGATTTTTATCATCAGCTGAAGTTGCTTGTTTATAGTCAAATTTTACCGAAACGACAAAATCTATACTAAAATCTATTTCTTTTACTTGTGTACTTGTTACAGTATCAATAGTTGATTTTGAAGGAAATTCAACAAATTGTATAAAAGGATAATTATCTTTTTTTTGTTTTTGTGATGTAAAATAATCTAATCTTTGTATTATACTATTACCACCAAGTATAATTTGTTCATTATCTTTACCGTTTATTGTAAATTTAGAAGGGTCTGGAACAATACCAGATGCGCCATTATTATTTGGTCTGGACTTTTGAAGTCCCATGTAATAACCTTGCTTTGATTGTATTATATCCGTTGTGATAGGTCCAACATATTCATATTTTTCAGGTTGTGTATTGTATTTGATTAGTTTAACTAATTGGCCAGGATTTGGTACAATATTGAAAAATTTTGGTAAAAAGGGTTCTGACAGATATGGATCTGTTTTTTTGTTTCCTGTGGAATATCTCCACGGTAAATAGGTATTAGTATTATCATTAGTACCTATTATAGCTTCAATATCTTTAACTGTTCTTGTTGCATTTTCTAATAAAGAAACATCATAAAAACGGATCCTTTCTGAATTATCAGGATCATCATTAAAAACACATACACCATATAATACTTCAATATTAGCCATTATCCTTAAATTTTAAACGTTTTTGTAACTCATTATAAACCTTATCATAAGTTTCCTCAATCTCACCTAAAGCAATCGTTAATTCTAATAATGTTTCTTTCATAACATTAAAGTCATTATTCAAATTAACAGCAATTTTAGATAAGTCTTTGTTAGATTTATCTTTATATGTTTTACAAATTTCTTCCAATATTTTATTTTTCATATTTATTGAATTTGACCGTAACCAAATTGTAATACTGGGCTACCAGAAACGGCAACTGAAATATTAGCATTTGTTTTTATGTGTGTTATGGTTGCTTTCATGGTTTCTTCAATAGCAATCATCATATTATTTGGTGAGCCGTCTGGTAAAGTTGGTGCGGTCACAATTCCTTTTTGTTCTAAAGCAGATTTTATATCACCCATAAGTGCAACATGGTTCATACCAGGTTTCAAAGCTCCTGCAACAAGAATCAACGGTGGAGGAATTGGTGGCATTGGTGTTGCCAGATTTGCCAATTTTAAAATCTTTAATAACTGGTCAAGGATACTTGTACAGTTACTACTAAAACCGTTAAATATACCAAGTAAACCGAGTAATGATGAAAGACAAGCTAAATAATCTATACCTCTTTGTTTTAAATAATTCAACGCAAGATTTTTAGCGAGATTGATCAAATCATTTTTGATCGAATTGAATATGTTGTCAATAATAAGTTTTACAATTACTTCCCCAATTTTTGCAATAATAACAGACAATTGATTAACAACTTCAGTTGAAGCTTTTGTTGACGTATCACCAGATAAATAACCATACAATTTAGGTATAAGTAATAGTTTAGGTGAAAGCATCATTTGCATTGCTGCATATGGTATTGATTTTAAAATGTTTAATTGAAACTCAGCATTTATATTTGGTAAATCTACCTGTAAAGTAATTTCACCACCATTTAATAAATCTGTTAATCCTTGACTTATAGATGATGATAACAATTCTGTAGCCTGGTCAACATTTGGTTTAACATTTGTGTTATCGTATGCTGTTGGATCAGCATTAACTGGTAATTTTAAAGATGGATCAGATAATGCTGAATTACCTTTAGTGTAATCAACAATTTGTGTATCATTTTTTGAAATGTTGAACAAGCTATCTAATGCATTGATAACAGCCGCTGAATCAACTGGAACATCTAAGTTATCACAAGTTGAAAATCTTACTAAATTATCAGATTGTAATTGTGCTTGCGTATTAATTTCATCAAGTGTTGGTGCATCAAATGCAAAATAATCTGTTGTATCACCATTATTCAAATCATTTGTTTGTGTATCACCAAAATTTGTTGTTATGGCACCGTCATTATTTGAATTACTTAAATTACCGTTTTGATTATTAAGATAACCTGTAGGAGATCCGTTCGTATTATTATTTCCAGTATTTGATTCACTACAAAACCCAAAAATCTTTTGTAATGCCGCAAGTATGCTATTTTGTTGACTTAATTGTATTTCGGTTTTGGAACTACCAAATGATAAGGCACCAGTTACTAAATCTGTGATTGTTGATAAAAATAAAGCAAAATTAAATATTGGTGAAATTGCTGTTAAATAGTCTTCCAACCATACACCAAACAATTTATTCTTGTAAAAACTACCAAATTTAAAAACAAATGTTGAACTATCTTCTGCATATATTGTGAACAAAGTGTTATTATTATATTTAAAAGATATTGGTGAATTCTCGTTTGTAGTTTGTCCTTTATATAAAAAGAAATTTACATGTTTAGTTATGTCATTTCCTTCATAAAGATATTTACCTGGAGATTGATTAGGGTCTAAACTAAGTAGACCAAACAAATCTATTTCCGTTTTTGACAACTCAATACCATTAACAGATAATTCAGTAAGATTTGTGGGAATTAACAAATTGCTATTACAACCAAAATCTTGGATTAAAATATTAATTATTTCTTTATTAATCTCATCACCTTTTTTTAATTCGCTCATACAACCCTTCAATATCAAATCTTTGAATTGAGTTTGACCTTTGGTTGATTTGATTATCTCAAACAAAAAATCGACAAAGCTAAGGTTGTCAATTTTCTTACTTGTTGGACTTTCTGTTGGTTGTATTACCGAATCATCGTATAATGAACGATATCTTGCAAATATTTCACTTTGTGCACCCATTATTCATCATATTCTTTTGTATTTTCTTCAACACTACCGTTTTTAACCTGTGATTGAATCCATTTTTTGTCATCATCACTAAGGCCAAAATCAGAAGAAGTAGAATCAGAAGGTTTACCATTTTTATATAGATAATCGCCTTGTAGTTTGATTAATCTAAGTTTTTTCTCAGTGGCAGCATCCATTATTTTAAGAAGTTCGTTAGTTATCTTACCAACCAAGGCTATGTCAGTATTCTCATTAATATCCTTTGTGAACTTCTTATAAGCGCTTAAAGCTCTATTTCTTTCATCAACAATCTCATTATAAGTTTCTTGCATAAGATCTTTCAATGAATCCTCACTGATATCTACCTTTTTCTTTCTGTTAATCATGTTCATAGCTCTTTTAATATAAATATTACTCTTCTATAAAATCGTTTTTGAAAATAAAATAAAGAGTTTTGAACCTTTTCATGCTGTTTCTTATCTCTTTTGTTGATAGTCCAGTCATATTTCTAATATATAGCAATATTAGATTTTTATTGAATTTAGTGTGACTTTTGTTACTGGCATCAGCAAAAAGTTCTTCCCAATCCTCTAAAATTTTAATTAATGAATGGCCTACTTTGAACTCATTATCGTTCAAATTTTCAGAATTTATCTCTTCTTTTAACTTATCCATCAATTTTTCGAGAAAAACGCTGGTGTTAAATCCGTCATCATCAATTCTGTATTTTTGGTCAGCTCTCTCAAGTAATTCACTCTCAGCTGTTTCGATATCTTTATGTAACCTATTTTTTTTATATTCTTTAATCAATTCACCTTTTAGGTAATTTCTGCAAATCGTTCCAAAATATGAGTACGATTTTTTGTTTCTCTCTGGTTTGAATTTATCAAATTTGGTCATCAAAAATGATAAAGCGTCAGCATGAATATCAGGAAAATTTTCAGATTTTCTTTCCAGTTTATATCTTCTGATGATAATTTCAATCATTTTATTGATTGGATCCTGGAGATGTTCTCTATAGATTTTAGTTCTTTCTTCATTAGATTTTGATTTTAAGAATAATAAAACGGCCTGTTCTTGGTCGATATCATAATAGTTCTTGTTTTTTTTATTAACCATTACTTACTTCTGTGTCTTGTGTTGTTGGCGCATAGATAACATTTCTATCTTGTTTGTAGTAATATTCTTTTTGCGCTAATTCCATCCAAAATTTCGCTTCATCTGGTGAAATTTTTTCAACTGGATCATTTTTATAATTCCAAAACAGAGAATCTGTCCTCATGTTCACATGTTTGTAACCAATTTTTGGCACAACCATGATTTTATAACCATTCTTTGTAAATCTTAAAAGAAATTCGTAATTGAAACTTAATTTTATTGAAGGTTTTATACCACCAGCTGCTAAATATGATTCTTTCTTTGTAACCATACCATCAATATTGATATTAGGGAAGTTCATTAAAGTTTCGTTATCAATAACACCCATTTCTTCTGAGAAATTATATGCCCACGCAGCTTCATTTGTCATCATCAAAAATTTATTATTTTGATCAACATCAGATACGATAGGTAGGAACATATCGATATCAGGGTTTTTCTCCATGTATTTACCAACATTTTTGAACCAATTCGAAGCATACTCATCATCAAATTCAAGTAAGCTGAAATATTCGGTTGTAACCTGAGATACAGCGTAATTCATTTGATTCTGGAATGATTTACCAGTTATGTTTTCGATTACACGAGCGTTCAAGTTATATTTGGTGAGGTCAAACTCATTCAAAAATTCTCTCACATCTCCGCAGCCGCATCTAACAATCAAAACTTCTTTAGGTTTTACTTCATTAACAGATATGCTATTCAAAGCAATATCAAGGTATTCACCAGTTTTTTCATTTGCTACCGAATGTATTGGTATAATTACGGTAATGTCAAGTGTTTTAGTATTTTCTGCCATATTATATAGTTTTAAATTCTCTTTGTTTTATAGTTTTTTTTGCGTATGAATCATCAGATATTCTTACAATAATGTTTTTATTTTGTTTATAATTTGTACCCTTAGTTAGTAAAATTTCTATAGCCTTGTCCAATTTTTCATACATTTCTTTTTTGAAACTTTCGATCTCATCTTCTGTACTTGTTTTTGCGGCTATATCTTGACGTTTTTCTGGTGAAAATTTCAACCTGATTTCCCTGAAAGGTTCAAAATTAGTTGGGTCATATAATGATGGTGTAACCAATACATCTTCATATTCATGAGCATCAATTGGAGTATATGTTGTTGGGGTAAGACCTATGGAATAAATTTTAACTGTTTCATTCATCATTAAAATTTCAGATTTCATTGTTGAAGGATATAATTCAACTTTGTCACCATCAATAACTTTCCATTTCATTTCCATTTTGAGAGTACTACTTTCTTTATCAAATTGTTCTTGACTCATTAAAACCATAGTCGGTACGCTTGACGCTTCACCATCTTTGATAATAATTGGACTATCCAAAAAAATAAAATTTTTTGTATCTTCAAATTGTGGTAGTTTTTTTAATTCTATTAAAATTTGAGAACGTGTTTCTTCAGGTAAACTTAATAAATTAGGTAGAGGTTTTGTGTAATCGTCACCCCCAATAATTTTTAATATTTCTATTAATTTATCCATATTAAGCTGTTTTCATATAATCCTCTTTTATTTTTTCCAACTTGTCAATTCTGTTTTGGAAATAATATTCATAAACCAGCTTAGTTTTTTCTTCAAATTCAACCATACCATATTTTCCATCAAGAGTTGTTGATACGTTTTGTAAATTTTCAGGAATATTATCTTCCAACCAATTTTTAACATATGCAGAGGTTAAATCAACAATCTGATTCTCATCGTAAACCCACATACCATTATTATCATCCATCCACTCACCTATAATGTTTGGTACTTTACCTATAACTGGAACATTACATTTGATTGATTCAACTGGGAAAGTTCCAAATGATGAATCATCATCAACCCATATAGACAAACAACAATCTTTAAGGTTATTAGCGAAATCAACCTCGGTCATAGTATGCATATCTTTGAATGATACGAATCTGTAGATTGGGTATTTCAAATAAAAAGTTTTAATAATTTTAGCAGCTTTTCTCGCATCTCTACAATGTATTGCTACAATAGGTTTTGTAAGATTTTCTGTTGGTTTAAAAAGGTCAGGAATACCAATTGGTATAACTTGTACCGTATTTAAAGGTAAAACATCTGTAATCAATTTAGAAAGTGTATCACTTGTTGTCATACATTCAGTTACACCAAAATCAATAAAACTTTTACCTGGTGCATATGCGTCTAACATATATTCAAATGATTGTACAAATAAAATCTTTTCCATCGGTAATTTTTCAAGTTGTTCAAAAACATTACCAAAAATTTCTGGTACTATTAAGAAGTCTTGAGGCCCCATTGTTAGATTATTTTCTTCAATTGAAAAATGATCCAAAGTATCATACTCAGAACCCAACCATGTTGATGCATTTATAGAGTCTTTCTTTTCGTTTAGCATTGCAACACTATAACCTAAATTTTTAAGAGACATAGCTTGTCTATACAAAACACTAACACTTGCTCTCGCATTACCTTTTGTATCTGGTATTAAGAAAATTATTTTTTGTTCTTTGTTCTTAATTTTTTCTATTGACGAATCAATATTTTGTAGAACTTCTTGTTTTTTAGCCATTTTAACTATTTTTTAATGAATTATGTTTATTTTTTATTTCTTCAATTAATTCAAATATATCAGATACTTTAATAATAGTAAAATCTGATATATAATCAATATTAAATTCGTTTTCAACCTTAATTAATATCTTGTCTTTTGGTTTGATATCCATCAATTTAGGATTATCTGTGATAAGGACATCACAATACATGTAAAAATCTTCGTATTTGTCAGGAAATACTATTTGTTTCAAGTCGAAATTATTCTTGGACAAAAAGAATAAAGTTGCGTTTTTTGACCTTGTTGATTCTTTGTTTAAAAGAATAATATCTACATCATCAGATTGTAGTTCAGCAAGTTTTGTGATTAAATTGTTTTCTAATTGACCAGCCCTACCAAATACTTCAAAGGATGCGTCCATATACATAAACTCGATTACGTTGAAATTTGTTTCTTCAACATCCATTGGTGTCAGTTCATACTCATTATCTATATTAGATGCCGATAACTCAACAGTTTCGAATTCCTGTGGAGCTTTGTCAGGAAATGATTTTTCAAGATCATAAGGGTTTATAGGCATTATCGGTTGTTGTTCCGTAATGATTTCGTAAGCTTCACATAACTTAGAAATATGATCCCTAATTATATTATTTATTGTAATACCAATAACCATAAATTTATTATTTTAAATAAATTTATGAAACCTTTGTACGAAAATAAACTATTTATGGATAATTTATTTCATCAAAACCTTGCTCTATGATTTTGATGAGGTGATGTCTAACAATATCTTCTTCTCCAAAAGCAATTGTACCAAAAAAATCTTTTTCTTTAAATCTTTTAATGATAAATGATAATGAACTTTCTTGTGGGTTTTTCAAGTCAATTTGACCTTCATCACCTAAGAATATCATTTTAGAATCTTCACCCAAACGAGTCATGATAGTCTTCATGTTTGTTTTCTTGATATTTTGGGCTTCATCTATAATAACAATAGCGTTATCAATATTGATACCTCTCATATAAGTTAATGGCATTTCTTCTAAAAAACCATTAATTTTTAATTTTTCAACCATATCTTTACCAATAATTTTTTCGAAATTATGGATAAAAGAATACATAAATGGTTCCAATTTTTCCCTGAGAGTTCCTTTAAGATATCCAACCTCTTCATCTTTTAAAGGTGTAACAGACTTAACTATTACAATTTTCTTGTATTTAGGATCTTTTTTCAATAGTTCTAAAGCCATAGCACATGCGACATATGTTTTACCTGTACCTGGAAATCCAGAACAAATGATAATGTCTTTCTCACGAATTAATTTGATTAATTCCTTTTGATTTTGTGTTTTTGCCTTTAGATTAAAGTGAATTGATTTGAGGATATTTTCATTATGTGATGTTTCGATATCCACATACGCATCGTTTATTTCCTCGTGCGTTAGCTTCTTTTTTCTTGTTCTTGAACCCATAGTCCTAATTTGTCAATAGAATTGATTGTTTTATCATCAATAAATATATCAAAAACTGGTTTCTTAAACCTAAGTTCATGATATTTTGCACCCCATTCTTTCAGCTGAAACATAGTTAAAAAACTATGGTCAATACCAGACCCAGATCCTCTTGCAGTCCAATAGGTTATTTCATGCCCCTGATCAAAAAGATCATTAATAATATTTATTTTTTCATAATACGGCTTAGCATTTTTATAATCAGTACCTTCGGTATGACAAATTGTATTATCAATATCTACAAATATTTTCATATATATTTATTTTCTAAGCGTTTGTTTTTTTTGCAACTCTCCTCCTAATACATATCTTTCACTTGGTGCAAAGGACAAAGATTTTTCAATATCTCTTATCCCCTTAACCAATTTAAAAACCCCAGATGGCTCGATTGATGATGATTGGTCTGAACCCCACATATTACGGTCAAGCGTTATGTGTCTTTCGATCCAAGTAGCTCCCATAGGTATTGTTGCAAATGTTGTAACTAAACCATATTCATGGCCACTATACCCTATTTCTTTATCTCTATATTTATTCTTCAACCATAAAATATAGTTTAAGTTTAATTCCTCAACAGGACAGGGATATGTTGAATTTGTATGCATTATAACATCTGGATTACAAGTACGTACACAATTTTCAATTTCTTCTTCGGTGCTCATTCCTGTAGAAATCAGTAATTGATTACATCTTGTTGATGCGTATTTGCATAATTCGGTATCGGTTATAAGAGCTGATGGTATTTTCATTATACTATGATAGTTATTATCCAAGTTGATCTTTTGTATAAAATCAACCGAATCTTTGTCCCAAACTGAAGCGAACCATTTAATTCCAATACTTTGACAAAAATTATGTATTTGTTGATATTGTTCTTGATTAAACTCAACTCTCCATCTATAATCAATATAGGTCATCTCACCCCAAGGTGTTTGCCTTATTTTAGATTTTTGATCTTCAGGTACACAAACATCAGGATTTCTTTTTTGAAATTTAACATAATCACAACCAGCAGCTTTAGCAACCATTATAAGTTGTTTGGCGATATCTATATCCCCATTGTGATTAAGTCCTATTTCGGCTATAATTTTTACTTTATTCATTTATTAACGTTTTAATAGGTGGTCGTAATTAACAATTTTTTTCTGTATATCACTAAATCCTTCTTTTTGATACGTAAGGTGTGGCCTAAACGTATAACAATTATTATTTTTTTGATACTCTATACCTATAACATCTATTGGGTCTGTCATATTTTTAGCGACTAATAAGTTGTATAATTTTTTTGCACCTTCCAAGCTAATGAAATAACTATGCATAGCTAAAGTACCATTAGTTTTATATATGTTATCAGTAATTTTTTCTAAACTTGTTGTATGATTTCCACTCATATAAACAATATCCCAATCATTAGGTAATTGATTATAATAGTAATCAAATTTTTCGTTAAAATCATCGTTGAAAACAACATCATCCTCAAAAACTAAAATTTTACTATAGTTATTATTAATCATGTCTTTTAAGATTACCATGTGTGACATGTAACAACCAAGTTCACCTCTATAAATGTATGGACTGGGTTCCAATTTTTCACCATCAATTGCTACAAATTTTTCAACATTGCAATTAATTTTTTGAAATTCTTTACTAACCTCATTCCACCTATCTTTTCTTTTTTCAAGGTTTATACAATATATTTTTTCAAAATAATTATTGAGCATTCTGATTCGGTATATAAATTCTATTATTATTATTTGCTATCATTCTTTTTTGATAATCTCTGCTCCTTTCATTAGCTAACTCAATTGTACTCATTGAGCTTGTATAGGTATTTCCAGCTTTCATACCAATAAATTTTTTACAATCCTTTGGGCACCAAAATGTTTGTGGATTGTTATAATTGAGCCTACAACATCTTAATGAATAATCAATATGTTCAACACCCCACATACCCATGTTTTGATAATCCATGTAACCAACTTTTTCTAAGATTTCAGGTGTTATTGTGTAGAAATTACCCATAGATTCCATAACATTAGAAGCGGCAATTAAACCATCATTCTCTATTATTTTTTTATTTTCCCCTTTCCATCTACTATTATAATAACTTAGGTGTTTAAATCCAGAATTATTCATAGCATTAATATAAAGATCATCCCAACCATTATTCAAGAAAAAATTATCATCATCACTTCTGAATAAAACATCAAATCCAATCTTTTGAGATAAGTAAAAAATATTATTTGTTCCCCATGAAACACCCTTTCTGTTCTCATTTTTGATTAAATGATATTCACATGGAAAATTATAGTTTTCAATGAATTTAACTGTGTCATCTGTTGAACAGTCATCATTGATAATGATTACCCATTCATAATTTGTGTTATGAGTTGGTGTAAAACTATCTAAAAGATGTTCTAAATATTTTCTCCTATTATATGTTGTTATACCTAATATACATTTCATAAATTCCCATTATATTTTAATAAATCATTTTCAGTATCAACATCTATAACAGAGTTAATTGGTAAAAAAAATGTATCCTCGTTGTAAAGATTGTTATTCAAATTTTTTAATTCACCACCTTTAAAAATACAAATATAGTGTGAAATTTCGAATACCTTTGGATAATCTTGTCTACGATAAAGGTCGTGTGCAACAAGTTGTTTACCTTTATTTTTATCGATTTCAAGCATGTAAAGGTATGGGTGGGTACTTGTGATTTCTTTTTTACATAAAAGAGATCTTGAGCCATTTTTGACAAAAGTATCAATAGCATTTCCTATATCATCCCAATTTCTTTCAGGATATGTCAAATATAACATAACAACAATATCATCATTAAAAATGTAATTCTTGTTATATAAATCAATCATAACTTCTTTAGTTGAGGTTGTGTCTAAAGCTAAATTACTATCTCTATTAAGATAATTTATACTCTTTGATACACATTTTTCAATGATTGATTCATCATCTGTAGATACAATCAAAGAATGAGAATGAATTAATCCTGTTAATAGATTTTCAGGTGTTTTATCTAAAAATATATCAAATAATTTACGATTCTTAAATGGTAAACCTTTTGAATTTCTTCTGGCTGGTATAATAAATTTAAAACTCATATTACATGAAAAGGTTGTTTTCTAAATTTAATGAAACAAAAGGATTTATTGACACCACATTACATTCATAAACTTCAACAAGTTTATTTCTAACAGAAACAGTTTGTGACTCAATGATTTTTAACCAGGATTTATATTGGTTCCAATTTTGCCATGGTGTATCGTTGATTGAATCATAATATTTATCAAATGTCATTTTACCATTCAATGAACCACAATCATGACCAACAAGGTAAATATTGAATGCACCCATATATGCAGCAAGATGTAACGCAGATGTAATCGTTGAATAACTAACAACTAATTTATCTGTTCCAATAACAGATGTATCAACCTTATCATGTAGATTATCAAGATGTTCAAAATAATAAAGGTTTTCGTGATCAATTTTATTGGTGTTTAATTTAAATTGCCCAGTATCAAGATTACCGCTATCGTATTCAGATACAATAACTTTTGAACCAGTATTCAAAGCTTGTTTCAAAAATTTAGTTTCTTTTCTAACAAGATAATCACATTTAATTTTCTTATAAACTTGATTTGTACCTATTGTTATCTTACCATCAAAAAAAGATTCATTAATATAATCAACACTTGCTCCAGCACCGATTACATAAATATCTTCATCTCTATGGATATCTTTTAATTCTTTAATTGACTTGATCATACTTCTAAGGGTAATAAATGCCCATATTTTTCTTCAAATACTAATTTATTTTCTTCCCAAAGGTCGTTAGTTTCGCCAATTGAAAGGTGTGTAACACGTATATTTGTACATAATCCTATCTTAACACCATTAATATGATTGTCCATACAAAATGTTAATTCGTAGAAATGGAAACCCTTAACATTTTCATCAAAAGTACATCTAATTCTATTTTTATGTACAGCAAAAAATAAACCATCAATTGTGATCATTTTTTTGAGGGTAATTCCTTGTGGTTTAGAATATTCGCTAACCCAAATTTTTTTACCATCTGAGTGATTAACAATACCATGCATGTTCTCTTTTATTTCCCACCATCTTCCATTGACTAACTTATTAGTTCCAGCTATACCGATTATACCGAATCCAGGATTCCTTGTAAAATGGTCACCTATTGCCATTCCCCAATTTTCTGTATGAAATATTAAATCATCATGACAAAAAACAACAATATCATTTTTTGCTTTTTCTAAACCTTCGTTATATATTTGTGTTAACGATTTTTCACCATTATTCACAAAGGGTAAAATCTCAATTTTATTCCCAAGGCCAGATGTCATTTTTATATGATCAATATATTCTTCATCCAAAGCTCTGGTAGAAAAAACAACACTAATCTTCTTGCTCTGTATATTGCCTATTCTTTGCATCCGTTTTAAATTTTAAAACTGGTATTATTTTATTTTTGAAAGCAACAAAATCAAAGGTGTTTTGAATCAAACCCAACTCTCTATCTAACACAGATATTAATTTCAGAGCATCGTCTGTTGGGTCAAATACAAATGCATAAAGTACTTTATCCCCAACTTGAATCATATCTCCAGACCATACTCTTTTATACATTATTTGGTCGTATATATCAGCAGTTACGGCTTTATACGCTCTTATTTGTTGGTTAAAACATTCCATTATTTGACACCGCTACTTCCGAATCCTGTATCACCTCTTTCGCTTGATTCTAACGAAGAAGACTTCATAAATACGAGGTTATTATTTGTTTGAACTGGGGCAATAACAGCTTGAGCAATTCTATCACCGTTTTTGATTATGAAATCTTCAGAACCAAGATTAATTAGTATTACACAAATTTCACCACGATATCCAGAGTCAACTGTACCTGGAGTATTTAATACAGTAATACCATTTTTCAAAGCTAAACCACTTCTTGGTCTAACTTGTAACTCAAAGTTTTCTGGGATTTGAAAATACAAACCAGTTGGCACTAAAGCTCTTTGAAATGGCTTCAAAACAGCATCCTCTTTTAAGAATGCTCTCAAATCAAAACCACTATCACCTTGTTTAGCGTAAGCTGGATCCTGATTTGTTGACTGATTTACAAATCTAATCTTAAGTTTCATTACATTGTCAACATAAACCCAGTCTTTGACTAAATTATTTGCGTTTTCAAGTATTTTTTTGATATCTTGATCTAAGATATTAAATTCATCTAAATTATTTTCCATTTTTATTTATATACATTAAAGTTATGTTAACTAATTCATTAATTTCTTGAGGATCTTCAATATTAAGTTCAGTTTCAGGTAATATAAATCTTGAATCGATACCATTAATATACAAAGAAAAGTATTTATTTTGTTTATCCAATGGGTGCTCGAACTCTTTGACTTTCAATTCTAATTCTGGTCTTTTTTCAATTAAAGCGTTTAAAAAATTACTCATTTGTATTAGGTTTGGTTGAATCTTTATATTCTTTTTTTTCAAGCATAATAGCCCATTCAAGAGAGTGTCTCAATAATCTTGAAAGTGATTCAGAGTGCCATTTAACCATCAAATCTGAATTATCATTTTTATCAAAACTAAGTATTGCTTGATGTTCTTCCTGTGTTAGTTTATCGTTATTTCCACAATTATAGATATACCATAAAGATCTTTCACCATTTGTCATAGATACAAGATCTTCGTTAAATTCATACATTTTACCAAGATTCTTTTTGTGCCATTCACTCTTGTTTGGTGTGTATAAATTTAATTTACCTAAATCATGTAAAAAACAAACTTTTACAACGCTTTCTTTAGATGGTCTTAAAGGTTCTGGTATACCATTTAAAAGGTTTAAAGCAATTTTTGTTGTTTCTATTATATGATCAACAAGACCACCTTCATATGCATAATGCATAGATGTGGTTGTTGATGCTGGGCATTCAAATAAACCATTTAATTCCAAAAAATCCAATAAATCTTTTGAGCATACATTATATTTGTTAGCTATTGCTAAAAATGTTTTTTTATCGTTCTTCCTTTTCATATTATTTATTTAATAAATTTAAATATATTTCACCTCTTGTTTTAGTAACATTATTAAGGTTGTATTTATCTTTTACGGTTTCATATAATTTTTCACCAAGATCTTTAACCATTTGTGGGTTATCGATTAACTTCTTAACATATTTTTGCCACTGTTTATGATTTTTAGATGGGTCAACAAGTAAACAATTACCATTAGGGTCTATTTCACCACCTGATTTTATTGCACTTACTAAATCGATAGTATAAGGGCCGTAATTTTGAGCAATAATTGCTTTCTTATGGAATCCAGCTTCAATAACTTTAAGTTGAGATTTATATAAGTTGAATTTATTATCTACAAGTGGAGCTAATGATACATCAAAAAGATTATAGTTCTTAGCATATTGGTTGATGGATTTAGTCCAAACTCTTCTATAAGGCATATTGGAATCATCAAAAGATTTATCCTCTTTAAATTGTACAAGGAATTTTACATAATCAGGATATGACTCTAACATACGATAATTATCTGTCATGAATAACTCGTACATGAACCAAACAGTTTCTGTTGGATTCATTTGTCTTTCTTGTACTTGACCTGTTTGAGGGTCGATTTGCCTTACGCTACCTCTTGTATCAAAACCACATAAAACAATTTGTGATTTATTATTGTATTCACCAATTGATGATATACCTTTTATTAATTCTAAATCCTTGATATGTGAGCTACCACCTAACCAACCAATTCTTAATTTCTCACTTTCTGATGGTTTACTTTTGAATTGTTCCTCTGTTGGATCTAAAGCATTGGCTAAGACAACAACATTCTGGTTGAATTGTTTAACTTCGTTAGCTAATATACTTGTTGGTACAACAACCAAATCAGCTAATTTTAAACAGTTTATAGATATTTGTGGAATACCCTCTCTTTTCACTTGTTCATACAAACCGTGAGAAGGGTCAAGATGCCAATAGTCATCAATATCAATAATAACTTTTATGCCAAGTTTTTTTAAATTGGTAATGATGTTGATAGCATCTTTATAATTGTGTTGGGGAACCCTGTGTATAAACACAGCGCTAAATTGTTTCAAATATGTGAAATCACTGAAATCAACAGCGTTATTTATTTCTACGAAAAAATCATTCGGAAATAATTCTTGTAATTTAATATGTGGGTCTACACATCTATATTTACCAGATCCAGCATTATCGCCAGGGGCAACTAATATTTTATACGTACTCATAATTACTTTTAATAATAGTAATAAAAAAATACGTAAAAAACAAGTTTTGTATAAAAAAAAGGAGCTTTAAAGGCTCCTTTTTATTAATTTACATCTTTTACAGCTTCATCGAATTTTCCTTCTTTGGCGGCATCGATAAAATCTTTAAATTGTTTTTTTGACCAGGTTGTTACGCCTTCAGGGCCTTTTTCGTCACCAAGTTTAATTTCATTTTCATAAATTTCAACAACTGGGCAACATTTTGCTTTGCAAAAAGTGATAGTCTTACTCATATTATTTTTTTATTGTTTTTAAACTTTTTATTGTACCACCAAAGGTTTTTTCTCCGATTTTAATTTGAATATTTTCATTGATATTGGTTTGCTCACTCACTTGTTTCAATGTTTCTTCAACAGTTTTTTTAATTACAAACTCAAGTAATTGCATATCCATACCGCCCCCAGATTGTGTTGTTCTTTCTTCATATACTGGTTGTGGTTTAGCTTTTGGTTTTTGTTCATATGATGGTGCTGGTCGAGCAGATTGTTCTTTTTGATGAACCTTTTCAAAAATTGTTTCCATACCAAGTGGTTGAGTCGGATCAATCATTGGTTTCTTGAGAAAAGACTCTACTATTTCTTTTGGCATGCTTGTGCTATTTAAATTTTTATAAGGTCTATATTGTGCGTTTTGTTGAGATGATTGTTGAGGTATCATTGGTATTTCTCTTTCGTTATCTTCATACAAATCATATCTTTGTTGTTTAGGAGCTGGTGCACCCATACGTCTAACTTGATCTTCAGTAAGATATTGTGTATTATCAACATCCATATTATCATACTGTTCTTCAGTATATACTTGTCTACCACCACCAATAGATTTATTACCTGTTGGTGAGATGGTTTCAGTTTTTTCCATAACTTTTTTTGCTTTTGCTATACTTTGAGCAATAAAATCTATTTTATCTTGTCTTTCCATACAAATTTTGTACCCATTTAAAGAACCCTGAGCTATAGCTTTCCTCTATAGGCTCATAGCTATCAAGGTTTTGTTTTATTTTTTGAACCTTTTTAATTTCATCTGGTGTATATAAACCTTGTTTCTTTGGTTGATTAGGTTTTTCAGGTTCCTTCTGTAAATTAGGTTCTTGTGGTTCTTTTGGTTCCTCTAATGATTTGTCTTGTTGTCTTAATACCTTAGCTTTATTTAAATCAAAATAAACTAAAGCTTTACCGCCAAGCGCATTTATATTACTTTGTCCAGTATAATTTCCAACAGGAAAACCACTTGACACATTATTTCCAGTAGCACCCTTTTTACTTGGAACATCAAAATAATCAAATTCATTATTACCTTTATATCTCAACTGAACATTACTCATTTCGTCAAGTCTGAAACTTTTCCAGTGTGGTTTACCACCTTTGGTTGTACTACCAACAGCTTTTGTATCTGTATTTGTAATACCACCCCACTGAAAAGCAGATAATAACATATTTTTACTATTTTTATGAATAAACAATTGTGTGGGTTGCACATATCGTAAACCTTGTTCTTTTCGGTCAGCGTTTCTTTTCTGCCTTTGAGCAAAATCAACACCTTTATAAAAAAACACAATTTCAATACCACGTTCTATGGCAAATTGTAATAAAGCCTCTTTATCAGTTGGTATTGTATTATTCATTATCTATAATATTAATAGTTTTTATTAATTTGTAAAGTTATTCTGGGGTTTTATATTCGTTGTTTGCACCGTAATAATTGATAGCTTCGAGGGTGTTTCTTTGTTGAATATCAATTGGTGTACCGTTACCTTCACTAATTACCTCATTATTTGTTGCACCATACTCATTTGAGTTTGGCTTGAATTTATTTACAGCTTCAAGTGTGTTTTCTTGAATTTTAGCGGTATCTCTAAGTTGAGTTGACGCTGGTGTTCTATTATCCATAATTAATCAATTAAATATATTATTTTTTTTATTTTATTAATTTGCTCCATCAATGCGCTATTAGTCATTATATCTGGATAAGCTCTAACTTGTGGAGGTTTTATAGCATTTATTAATTTATTGTTGTCTGAATGTTGTCTGAATTGATTTGTTAATCCAGCATTGGTATGGTGAGTTTTCCTATCCTTAATTTCACCTCTTGCATCTGCTAAGGTTCTTTCAACCCAATTCCTAAAATTCTGGCCACCATTTAATTCGTATTCAACACTGTTATTTTGGTCAGGAATGAAATGGTCAAAAAAGTTTTTAATCCTTTTCATTTGTTCATAAGTACAGGAACGATTTTTCAACAAAAATTGTAATCTTTTGTAACCAGACGTATCTTTTCTGTCTGGATATTTGTTGTATATTCCAGTCAATTCTAAGTATATTTTTTCAGGTATGTTGAAAACCATACCTCTTAACTGAGAATTTGCCATTATTTTAGATTTTCCATAATATGAGATAAAATCAAATGTTTTTCACCTGTATCCATATTATATTTAATAAATTCTAATATTTTGTCAAGTTGACCAAAAATTAGTTTATTATCATTTTTGATTTCATCGATACTTTTTGTGTTTTCAGCTTGTTTAGCAAAAACATCATTATATATTTGTCTTTTTGTTAATATGTCTTCGATAAGATCAATAGCTTTTTGTTTTCTAATGTCTTTTAAAGTTTCTTGAAGGGATTTTTCGTCTTTAGTAAAATATTCTTCAAAGGTAGCTTCAGCACCTTTAGTTTTCAAAAACTCGTAGAATTTTTTAGGATCTTTAGCGTGTTTATCAGCCTCCTCATTATATGGGAGTTCAGATTCACCATAATAACGTCTGTAGTTAACGAACACAAATGGCTGTGCAACCATCCTCATCATCTTGTCAGATGTTATATGCGAGGTTGATTTAGCATTAAGTCCTGGCGGTATTTTAGAGTCTGGAATATTACCATCGCCATCTATAAACTCTTTTAAAACCTTTTTTTGCATTTATAAATATATTTATTATAAATATCAAAGAAAAGGTAAAAATTATATATTTTCTATCTCAACCACCCTATCTAACCCTGGAACAGTAAAGTTTATTTTATCATTAAACCAGAAATTTGGATTATAATTCATTTTTTTCCAGTAAACATTTTCAAGTTCCGATGGTGTAAATAAATCTTGTATAGTATCTTGGTCAGCCTCTTTATATGGTATACCATTGATTAGCTTCAACTCATTTTTTAAATAATCCTTTTTATCTGAAGGGTTTTTTAATAGTAAACCAGCTCTAATATCTTCACTAAAGACAACTAAAAGCGGTTTGATTCTCTTGTTGAAAGCATCCAAATATTTTGCTACATTGTACTCACCTAACATATCTGGTTTATCTTCCAATTCTTTGCTATCTAACATATAACAATTTAATTTATTTATCGATGTTAGACCCACTGGTGATTTACCATAATGAGTTATATGATCTTCTATATCTTTTTCTGACCAACCTTTTTTTGTAACTTTTACTGTTTGAATATCGCCTTGAGTTAATTTTGTACCATTATTAACGTAATATAAAGTATCTCCAAGATTAATATTTAATTTATTGATTATGGCTAATTCCATATGAGCTTGCTTTGGTAATGGTTTACCGTTCTTGTTAAGCCCACGATTTTTATAATCTTCTAAAGTTTTTTTAACTCTTGCTTTTGTTGCAATTTTTGAAAGTGGAATTTCTTTATTATATATTTTTTGAACGTAGGTATTGTAGTAGTTAACAAATTCAGAACCTTTTTCATTTAATAGTAAAACCAAGGCTTTATCCAAAAATTCTTCAATATAGGCTGGCATTTTTTTAGATTTGATACTATTACCAGTCAATTTTACTTTACCACTATCTTCAAGTAAGGCATAGTTTTTACGAGCAAGATTTATGGTTGACGGCCATGTACCATCCAAACTTAATGCCATTTCACCTTTCATGAATAAATCATTAAATTCAGCAATCACTGCATCAACTCCTGTGTATTCTTTATCTTTAATTACAGCTTCATTATTACCCAGACCAATGTATCTAAAATTTTCCTCTCCAGATTCTGGTGCCATAAAGTTAACACCATCCGTATCAAGTACTAATGGTTCATAACCTTTAGCCATAAAAAATTTAACCATTATCCTTAAGTATTGTCTTGCTCTCGCAGTAATACCTTCAGCAACATCCATTTCAGCCCAGTTAAATGCTGTTGGTGCTCCAAGGGCACCGAACATTGAGTTGATGAATATTTTCAGAGGTAATTGTTTACGGTCATAAAAACTTTTCATTTGTTTATCACCAGCTTTACCGTATTTCTTAGCGAGATTCTTTGCTTTAAAACGTTCAGAGTGAAAATATTTAAGTAAAGATTTCATTACATGTGTTATATCACAAGATGGGAACACCTCATGTGCAAGCTGTATAGAAGGATAAAGAGATGAATAGTCCATCTTTCTTAATTTCTTAGAAAAACCAACTTTAAACAGTCTTGATAATCCACCAACGAAATCTCGTTTTTCATCATTTATTGGAATTGCTAAATCATTTTCATAAGACCATGTTAACATCAACATTTTCCATAGTCCAGCAGTACCCATTGTAGATACTCTTTGATAACTTGTTGGTATTAATTTAGCCAACATAAATGATGATTGATTGTAAATATTATCAACTTCGAGTGTTTCCCAAAGGTCATCCATCAAGTATCTGTTAACAATATATTTACCATCACATTCTACAAAACTATCACAATAAACCTTTAATAAGTTTAAAGAATTTTGTAAAAATTTGAAGGTTTTTGGAGCTTTTTCCTGTAATTTAGCTAAACCTGTACCAATACCAGAAGAAGGTATAACAATACATTTACCTTTCTTTATTTCGTTAATTATAATTTTTAGGTCGAGATTTATTTTCTTTTTATTTAATTCAAACTCATCATCATTATAATAACAATCATCAGTTGTACCTGGCGCTTTTTTTGTGACAATACCAATAGAGTTTTTTTCGTTTCTCATTTCTTTGGCCTGACCACCAAAACCTTCTCTTAGATCATTATCACCGAAAATAAATATTTTGTCTGGATTATCTTTAACAATCTGTCTCGTGATAAAATCCATATACTCAACTTTTGGTTTAATTTCAGAATATGAACCACTTTTATCATCAAAATAATATTTCTTGTCGCTTTTCCAATATTTTCCAATATTTTCACCAACGATGTATACACGATTTGATTTAGCAACATCATTATATTTACAAACATATTTCAATCTGGTAAATTTCATATCAGAATCAATAGCTTGTGCTCTTCTGGTTGAGTGGTTAATATCGATAATACTATATCCGAACATATTTGTTTGGATATATCTTTCAACCTCGTTACCAAGTTTTAGTATTTGTTCAGTAACGTATATTTGTTTATCTTTTTTCAGAGTCTTTGCGATATTTTCAATATCAATACCAAGAATTTGACATCTTTTGAATATGAAATACCAGTCAAAGTTTGCACTATTGTAACCACCAATGATAGTTGGTTTTATTGCATCGATTTCATTGAAGAATTGTATAATCCCATTTTTTTCAGATTCAGGGTCGTTTATGTCGATTTCAATCAATTTTTCATATCCTTTATTAGTTTTACAACCAATCAAAAATATTTTTTCTATATTTGGATCCAAGCCTGTTGTTTCCAAGTCAAAAATAAGTTTTGTCAACTCATTATAATCTTCAATACCTTTATATAAACGATTACCAGTACTGATAAAATACTGTTCAATTGGGGATAATATTGTAAAATATTCCTTTAAATTAATTCTCTTTTCAAACTTGTTGTAGAAATTTATACCACCATCAGCAAAAAATGATAGCATTCTTTTGTGTCCTTGTTCACATGTAACTAAATATGTGTAACCATTCACTAATCTTGGGTGGTCATCGTGTCTTAGCTTTTTAATTTGGATGCCATACTCCTTCATTTTGAGTTTAATGGTAAGATCGTTGTTATGATAAAAGTTGCAAATCTTTTTAACTTCATTAAGGTTTTTAATCCACATGAAAGATTTTAAGAATTCTTTCTCAATAACAATCCCTTGTTCTGGTATATCTTTGATTTTATATATTGTATTTGTGTCAGATTCATATTCAATATTTACAATATATTTCTCTTCACCATGACCAGAAAGAAACTTTTCCACAGACTCCATTGGGATACTATATTCACTCATAACACTATTTTGAGCACAAATATAATAAAAATAAAGTCAAAAAACAAATTAAATATAGACTACGTCAGATTTGACAAAGTTATCTATAACATGAATATATAATTCTTCTCTAATTGGGACTACCAATTCACCGTATAATGAATTATCTGAATTAAAACAATTTATCTTAAAACTTCCAGTATAAACTCCTGGTGTATCTGTATCTTCAGATGTAAATTGATAACCTATATAATATTCCTTTACACCATCTGTAACTGAAGGGTCTTTGAGATATATCTGAGCGGCTCTATTTGCAACCTTATAGATACCAGTAATATTATCCTTCATAGCAAAAGTTATAGATGCTGTTGGCAATAAGTCCATCAATTTATAAAAATCATTTCTACCATCTTTATATACTTTCAATTTCAATATAGGTAGAGTCGCATTTTTTCTGATTGTAAAAACCATTAGTATAATTGTTTTAATTTAACATATCTACCACCAGTTATTGTTGGTAAATTATATATATTTTTTATTTTATCCACATTTGATTTTATTTCTGTCACATCAAGCGGCACCATTAACATTTGTATAGATTTGACACCACCAAAATATGTACCACTAAAAAATTCATCAATTATAAGTTTATTATATGGACTTGTATAATTACCTAAAATATCTACGGAGTTTATTAATCCTTGAGTACCACCCCCAAATGATATGTTGAATGGGACACCTTCTTGGTAAAACGAATCGGTATCTAACTCATGTGGGATAATTTCATTACAATTTTTATCTTCGAAAACTTTTTTACCGTTAATGAATATACTCAAAGTACCATTTTTATACTTTCCATATTTTAACATACAATCAGTGTCATAAGTAAAATCTCTTTCAAAAATTGTTGTCAAATATATAAATCTATTCATTGTATCACCAGTATTTATAATTGGTGTTTTAGAAGTAACCTTTTTTATCGAAAAATACTTTGTTCTAATTTCTTGAATTTTATTCGTATCTGAATCAGTTGTGTAATCTATGAAACTATTATTAGTGATTGTTAATGGGTCTTGACATGTTCCAGTATAACAAGGATCTGTAGCATAAATCAACTTATATCCTATATTACCATGTTTATCTAAAAAGATTCCAAATGAATTATCAATAACATCTTTATAAAAATTAATCTTCTTTAATAAACCATTGCCTGTTCCGTCATATGTTCTACCAGAATAATATAAACCATTTTTACTATTATAATATCCAGAATAAGGTTGATTATTTAAGGTGAAAATAGCGTCAACGGTGTACATATTATTTTCATCAATCAAACCATGGTCAATTTCGTCATTGATTTTACTAATTGGTTCCGTGATTCCAGTTATAACATTATTTGAAATATCATTTGGTACTTCATAGTAGTAAGTGTTCTGATAATCTGTATTATTGTAATTATTATTATAATTAAAGACACTTGCAGTATCACCACTTGTAGGTAATTTATATTGGGTTTTCATTACATTTATTGCGGAACCTGTAACTGACCAATATTTATTTTCAGCTCTTGTTCCGATATAAAATATAATTCCGCTATTATCAGGATGTAAAAAATTCAAGTAATTAGTTGAACCAGTTACAACAGAAGGATTTGTTATCAAAGTATTAATTGTCCAACCTTTATTTGCTCTCGTTTTGAAGTATTGGACAGGGTAGTTGTATAGTTTAAAAGCACCTTGATAGAATCCACCATTCAATTCTTTGTAATCATATTGAGGAATTATATCATATTTTATATTGTTATTTTGCCCAATATTTAAAGTTGAAACAGGTAGTAATTTAAATTTGGTTTTACCCCAAGTATAAGTTGTTCCTGTTAATTGAGGATTTAAGTCTGTAATATTGTTTGATGTTCCAGTATAAATTATTCTTTGTGAATATATGGAAAAATCATTAACTGTATACGTTTCACCGCTGACAGTAGCTAATGCGCCAAATTCAAATCTATAGTCATTATTGGTATTTGGGTTATTATTTACCCTAATTGTTGTACCATTAACTTGCACATATAGTGTGTTGTTGCTGATATAAAAAGATATAGTATCACCTGAATTTATTATACCATTTAAAGAACCATTATTATCATAGCAAGTATAAAAATTTGATATACCATCTTCGTATGCAAATGGTATATATTCATAAAAGGAACTATTATTATCATAAACAACAAAAACTAATGAATCGTAAGTATTTCTGATAATAGGTGGTTTAAATTCTATTAATAAATCTTTTTGTCCTGTATATCCTGTATAATCATATGTATAATCATTAAATATATATGCCCAATTCATGTCACCAGAAAGTGTATAAGATGTATAACTATTTGCAACTACAATTCCTTGATATTGTTTGGGTATATCATCACCCAAAAATCCATTATCAAAACCAGTTAAACTAATATTATTTAGTAAAACACTTGTTTGTTGAGTAGTTCCGCCTGTTGAATATAAAGATTTTGTCACATCAATATAAAATGCTTCATATGAACTATAATCACGACTGTATTCTGTAACATCGTCCGCAAGTTCAAAATCGAAATCATTTTCAACTAAAAATACTTTATACATGTTATATCAATCTAATTGGTCTTGGCATTGGTCTGTATTTAAGACCAGTGTTAATAAATTCAGCCTCTTTCGACATTCTTTCTAATGTTGCTGTTGGGTGGAATTTAATTAATCTATCTTCCAACTCTTTTTTAAGTATACTCATTTCATCTTTAGCTTCAGTGTATAAAGATTGGTATTCAAGTTCTAAAGCTTGCTGTTCTCCTGAAGGAATTTTTCCGTTTGCATAACCACGAATTCTACCCAAGGTTTCTTTACATAATGCAACAAAATAACGTCTTATCCAAACTTTAGATGGATCATTTAAATCATCAAAAGATAAATTATCAAGAGGAACGTCAGACGGTGTCTTAATAATATCTTTATTTTTTTCCAGGCAATCTTCTTTATTTCCATTAATATCGTAATACCAATACCAAACCCTACCATATTGTAATATTTCCTGGTTTTGGTCATATTGACCACCAGGTGTATTTAAAAGGTGTAAATATTTTTTTCCATTTGGTGCGTTTGTGATTTTATATAATAATTCACCCTTAACCAAACGGTTTTTTAAATTTCTGTCTGAAGCCCTCATTAAAATATCAAATGCAGGTAATATATAATATGAACCTAATCCAATATATTCTGCGCCAAATTGATTGTTCCAAACACCTAAAAAAGGATCAATAACCGATTGATCCAAAGTTGCTGGGTTATACCAAAGAACTTCGTTAATTTCACGATTAGCTGGAATTTCATACATTTGTACACCAGACTGTAAAGTCACATAATCTTTTTTTAATATATATCCACCTTCTCCAGCCCCCAAACCAACTATTTTTGAGTAGGAGTAAGTGTATTGTGTCAAAAGATCATAATTTCTGCTCACAAAAGCTCTGGTAAGATCTGCTTCTGTAACATTTACACCAACAAGTGAAGGCCACTGTTGTTCTATTAAATAATTTTGTATATATTCGACATAGTCTTCAGTTGCAATTTCCAATAAACTATCCATAGTTTCGGTCTCCAACTGTATTTTTCTGGTTGGTGCTCCTAATCTATGCTTGGCTTGCGTGTATATTTTTTGCCTTTCGGTTGGACTTATTCTCATGTTTATTATATTTATATCTATAAATACTTCTATTTATAACAATATTATATGAAAAAAGCTTTATCTCTTCAAGAGTCAATTGATAAAATCAAAAAAATATCTGGAATTCAGATAGATGAAATTGATTGGAAAAAGGATTTCAAGGATGTAAAGGCTACATGTATGCCTTTACCAGAAGTTGTTAATTATTTAAATCGTGTAATAGCTAACAGAGAATTAAGTACCGCAGATAGAGAAAAATTTAGTACAGGTATGCCATTTGTACACGCAAAATCAAGATTGATTGGTACAGAATTTGAGGAAGTGGATATCCCAACATTTATTGAAAGAATGACTACACCACCTAATAATTTGGTGAATACCAACGATAAAATGTTAAAAAGTGGTGGTAGAAATGATTTTGTTTATAAAACTGGTTTACCAGCATTTAGAGGATTAGCTTATGATATTCAAAGTAAAAAGTTCTATATAATTAACACTTGTCCAGGCGCTGGTAAATGCAGGCAAGGTTGTTATGCATTATCTGGAAATTATATTCAATATCCAGCGTCATATGATAGTATGACAAGAAGATTAAATTATTTATTGAACTTTCCAAAAGAATATGAAGAAAGGTTATATATCGAATTAAAGGAAAAATGTGTTGAACATAAGGCTGTCAAAGGATATAAACATAGAGTTATGTTCAGATGGAATGATTCTGGTGATTTTTTTACTGAAAAATATGTAAAAATAGCAAATAACGTAATGAATCGATTGAAATCTGAGGGTTACAATATTATTAGCGCCGCTCATACTAAAATTGCTGCTGTTACTAAAAACCCAGATTTCGATTCAACCAGTTTTTCTGCTGACGCTAACAAAAAGGAATTAAGTAAAATCAATCCTGAAAAACAAAAAATTTCTGATAGATTACCTTATAGTCAATTCAGAGATTTAGATTTATCGAGATTAGATGATTTTGAAATCTTAAAGGAAAGAGTTGCCGAATACTATGGTATAACTAACATAGATAATATACTTTCTTATGACGAAATGATGAGTACAAAAGATAAAGGTGTTCCAAAATATTATGTTATTATAACACCAGATGATGGTGACGATGCTGTTTATAGATCAGATGTTAAGAAAATAATACATACTGAACACTAATCTTTTAAAGACTTTATAACATCAGAAATCATAGATGTATCATTGAAAATATCATTATTTTCATCTCCCATTACAGTACTAATATTTTTAATTTTCTCCTGTAGTTTGTTGTACATAACCGTATCTAAAGTACCATCTATTAAAGGATAAATTATGTGTACTTCATTCGTTTGTCCCATTCTATGTGCACGATCACCAGCTTGTAAGTGATTTGCTGGTGTCCAATCAACATCGTTGAATATCACCACAGAACCTTCAGTTAAAGTTAAACCAACACCTGCCGCAACAATGTTACCACAAAAAACTTTGATTTTATCATCGTTTTGAAACTTTTCAACGGCAATATCTCTATTTTTAGCGCTTACAGCACCATCAATTAAAACAGACTTTTTACCAAAATGGTCATGAATTGTTCTAATACTATTAGAAAAACATGAAAAAATAATAACTTTTCTACCACTTTCAATTATATCTTCTACAAGATTGATTGTTGTACTTAATTTGTCTTCAGATAGTAATTGTCTAACCTTTATCAATTGTGTAAGATGTTCTGTTGGTTTAGGTTCAATCCCATTTTCTACTTGTTCATCATACCAATTTTGATATTCTTCCATATAATCCTGATATCTTCTTGAAGAGGATAATGGTAAATATATTGGTTTTATTGTCTTTTGTGGTAAATCAACAGCATCTTTTTTAAGCCTTCTAAGGATCAAATCGTCTGTAAATTCTTTTAATTCTTCAAGATTTGTTGCACCATCAGTTACCCAATATTTTTGTGTTGACCCTTTTCTTTTGAATTGTCTACCAGCACAATAACGCCTAACATACCCAACCCAATTTGTACTAAGTGGGGATTCACAAAGATATAATAAATTATATAAATCAATTGGTTTATTAGTTATTGGTGTACCAGTTAGTAACCATCTGGTACCAATTTTCATCGCAAAATCATTAAATAATTTTGTTCTATTTGCGGTAGCATTTTTAAGGTAATGTGCTTCATCAGCTATAACTAAATCAAATTTATAAAAATCGATTATTGATTCTTTTACATCTTCTGGATCTTGACCTTTTTCTTTCAAATTATGGAAGTTTTTAAGGATATCATAGTTTACAATAGTCCATTTTTTGAATGTAAAATCAGAACCTTCTACAATACTAATATCGTTTGGGTTATCATACAAACTTATTTCTTTTTTCCAGTTCAATTTAAGAGATGCTGGGCAGACAACCAAAATCCTTTTATATCCACCAGTTATCGCAGCAAGAATGGTAGATGTTGTATTATGTGTTACAATTGCGTGTTCTGTAACATATAATTTATCTGGACTATCTACTGATATACAAACAGCTTCACCAGTACCACAAGGTTGGATATCCTTAATATATCTACCAACTTTATATTTTTCAGGTTCTTTATATAATATAGCTTTACGTTTTAATCTAAAAGGATTAATACCTGTAGGCATCTTTATATTTAAACGATAACATTTTTTACAAATAACCTTAGTTCCATCTGGCTTTCTATAGGAACCAATTTTACTTTTTTTACGCACAATACCACCCAAACTATGAACTATCTCAGCAATATCGTCAGCTAATTTTTCAGATACCGTAGCGTATTCCGTACCAGCAAACAAACCTTTTTTTGATTTCATGCAATGACCATCAGTATCCATCAAACCTTGCAAAATCGCAATTCTATTAACTATTGAACTATATTTATATTTATCTGGTATAAATTTAGTATCTGAAGTTTTATTATTAATATTTAATAATTGTAATTTATTACCGAAGTTTAAATTACATGATCGTCTATTGCCAACAGGTGATAATTCATTAAATTCAACACCTGTAAATAATTCTTCAAAATCATCTTTATGTATCTCAAATTTTACTGATGAATTTTTTATGTTACCATCACCCAAACAAACACCTAATAAATATGGTTCAATAGGTAATTCATAATTATTGTAAAATTCTATAGGTTTAACGATAGGTATCTGCCATTTAGATGCGCCATTATTTTTTTTATAGTATGTTGAGTATTTGTAGGGTCTTTTTTCATTCCAATCCGAACCATTTTGTTGTAAAATCAAATTTTTATCAAGCATTTGATTTGTACTTAATGTAATATATCTATTTTTTCTATTTTTATTATTTTCACCATTACAATTAGTTGAAACAGACCAAAGGTGTTCACCACCGACTAAAATAGAATAACCATCATTAAAGGTTACCTTAAATAATTCTTTATTACCTTGTGGAAAAACACCAACAACATTATATGGTTTACCATCTGAACCAATAACTTTATCACCGACAATTATATCACCAATTCTTTTCCTACCAAATGGTGTAAACAATTGGTTATCAACAAATTCCATTTTACCCAAACCCATATCATCAGCCAAGATAAATTTATCATTTTCCAATAAAGTTTTGATTGCTGTTAATTGGTGTTTTTTTGGCGGCCTATCATACTGATCAAAAGAAGGTAATTCAATAGTTTTACTATTTTTGATACAATTTTTATCCAAATAAACTGAAAAATAGTATTTACAATCTTGATTAAAACAAGCCCAAAGGTGAAGGTTATCGACTTTTCGTGTTAATAATTTATTAATAAAAATTTCTTCAGGTATAAAATCTAATTTATATTGGCTTTTTAAAAAACCTCTAATACTTTTATGTAAAACATATTTTTTATTCAAAACAATAGGTTTTACTTTCTGATTAGATATTATGTATTTACATATATTTGAAGTTAACGGAAACGCTTTTTTGCTTAATAAATAACCTTTTATTTCCAGTAAATAATCATTGGATCCTTGGTAATTTATTAGAATTTCTTTAGCTTGTATTTCAATTGGTATATTATTCATCAATATTTGTTAAAAAACATGGAGTGTATTCACCAACATATGCACCAGTAACATTATATTCCATATGTTCTATAGCATCACATTCTTCCATTTCTCCGTCCGATTCAGCTAAGATAGAATCTATACATCTATCGTAATCATAAACCGCTATATTTTTATTTTCATCAAAACCAAATCTAACACCAATAAGTGCTTCATCTAAACCATCGCAAAAAAGCATTTTATTATCATATTTAGCAATTTTCTTTCTGGTTGGGTTTTCTATAATTTTAACAAAAAAATTATCTTTATAATTATAATTTTTATATATGTAGTTTAAAACTTCGTTTTCATCCCAATTTGCGTTCAGTTTTTTTCTAAACTTTTCAAAATCATAGGTTAATGACCAAAATTCACCAATTCTATAACATGTTTTATTCAAAATACAATCGTTATAACCTGGTATTAATTCCAGATATTCAATAATATCGGATAATTTTTTTAAATCTAACATAATTACAATATTAATAATAAATGTTGATAAAAGCAAATATATTATACTATTTATTAGTATGGAAAGAAGAAATAGGATTCCAAATACAAGATTATCCAAATGGTATGATCAGGCTGATTTTGACTTAGATGTTGGAATTGGTGACGATATTGTTAATGAAGATAGTAATTTCAGATTAATTCTTTATAGAATAGATAGGGTTAATACGAATTACGATGATGTGTATGGTGAAACAAAAAAAGACCAAATAATCTATCTTCCACCAGTCGAATTAAATGTTTTATTAACTCTTGAACAAGCTGTTAACAAAGCATACAACCAAAACGGTACCTTAAGAACATCAAATTTTGGTAACCTTGACTTTATCGTTTATTTGAATGAATTGAAAAGAAAAAATGTGGATATAACATATGGTGATATAATTGGTTATGTACTTGATAATGATAGTATTGTATATTTTTCTGTAACAGATCCTAATTATATACCAGATACCAACCAAATGTTATATAATTACAAAACGTATTATAAAAAAGTTAGATGCATTGTTATAGACAAAGCAGATTTTAAAGGAATATAATGGCAACACCAAGTACATAATTTCAATTGGTTTTAAATACCCATTTAAAACCACCAGCGGATTTAGATCTACCGTAACAACAATTATTAATACTTGTCCTTAATATATTAACATCTTTAGATGCTATTTTAGCAGATGGGTATTCCTTAATAAACTCACCATTTAATTTATATTGTAATATTGGTTTGTAATATAGTTTATTAAATTTTTCTAATTCAATATCAGTTAGTTTTTTACCTTTATTTACTGGTATACGTCCTTTCATAGATTTGGATATTTTATCTCTATGTTCAACAGTTATAATTCTACCTTTCTGAGCTTTAGACATTTTCTTTTTTATATCATCAGTAACAATAAAATTAATTTTACCCTCACCACCATTTGTTAAATTAACTAAGGTACCACTATTTAAATCAATTCGACCATATAAAGTAATTAGCCTTTCTTCTTCCAAACAAGCATCAACCCAACTAATATTACTTTTCAAAATTAATACATTATAATCTACTTTATTTATAATATTTAACCAATGTTTATTTCTATTAAACTTAGAATAAGCCCTTTTTTCGGTTTTACCTATACCAACATAAAAAACTTCATTATTATCTTTTCTTGTATGTATATAAACGCAACTCATGATATATTTATTATAAATAGTTTATGAGTTTACCAAGCACATATAAAAAAAATGTTAATTTGTATCATCCAAGACCAAATGTGGAATATCCGCAGTCTGAGTCTATGGCAAGTTCTGCTGCTGATGATATGAAAAATTTAATTGTGGATAAAGATGTTTATCTACCTAAAGGTGTTCTTCATTTCGATTTAGACAAGGGTTTTAAGAACTTTGTTACTGAAAGTATGCAAACGGTCATTGATAACAAAAAAGTGCCTGTAATCATGCTTAGTTTGCAAAAATGGAATGAGTTTACACAAACATGGTCTTTGTTAGATGAATATAAAAATATTGAGATGCCGTTTATAACAATTGTTCGTAAACCAAATACACGTCCAGGAACAAATGCAAATCTTTTACACAATATTCCAGGTAACAGAACATACACATACTCTGAAGTTCCTACTTGGGATGGTAACAGAAAAGGTGTTGATCTTTATAAAATCCCTATGCCAACACCAATTGATATAATTTATGAAGTTAGATTATTTTCTACAAGACAAGCTGATTTAAATGAATTTAACAAAATAGTAATGAAAGAATTCAGAAGCTTACAAGCATATACAATGGTTAATGGGCATTATATCCCAATTCTACTGGAAGATGATTCAGATGAAAGTCAAGTTCAAGACTTAGACCAGAGAAGATTTTATGTCCATTTATACAATTTTACACTACAAGGGTTCATTCTCGACCCAGCAGATTTCCAAGTGGTTCCAGCCATAAATAGAGTGATAATTCTTAAGGAAGGAAAAAACGGCTAAAATATAAATAATTCTCAAAAAGTAAAGTATTTTGGATTATTTTATAATATTTATCATTAAGATAATAATATAAAACGAAAAAAAGACAAATATGGCAAATATAGTTTATGCGTCACCTGGTGTTTACACTTCAGAGAAAGATTTAACATACAGCATTGAGACGATTGGTATAACGACTTTAGGTGCGGCTGGCGAAACCGTAAAAGGCCCAGCATTTCAGCCAATTCCTATTGCAAATTATGACCAATTTTCTAAGGTTTTTGGTGGAATTAATCCTGAAAAATTTAGAAATACCCAAATTGTTAAATATGAACTTTCATATATAGCAAAAAATTATTTGAGTCAATCAAACCAATTGTACGTAACTCGTATTCTTGGTTTATCTGGTTACGATAAAGGAGATGCTTGGGCAATTAGAACGCTCGGTGCGGTTGATCAAACCACAATGGTACCTACAACAACATCTTATACTTTTGGTTTCTCAGGTACAACAACTGATACTGTTTATAATGTAACAGGAACATCAACATCAGTTCTTGCAAATATAGCAAGTTTGGTAGGTATTGACTCATCACTGATTGTGAATGCTTATAACAATTACTTTGCAAAATACACTACTGCTACAGGTACTACAGGTAACTATTGGAAGCACGATATAATGAAATGGGGTGTTAACCCTTCAGCAACAGTTACAACTGTAACAAATGCAGCTAAAACGACTGGTGGTAATACTTCTACGTATGTGAATAATGCACCATCTACTGTTGATTCTTATGTTTATCCATCAACTGTACCTTCAAGCGATGAAGATGCTTACTTTATAAATGATACGTTTGTATACGATACTATGACTGAAACATATAGTGGTGTTTCATTCATAATGACAACAGACCATGTATATGAAAACGGTACATCAATCTTTGGTAAAGTTAAAATATACGTTACATCATATGCTGCTGATCCATATGCAGAATATCATAATATGTTGGTTTCTACAATTAGAGGAAAAGGTCTTTATGTGAATGATACATTAGACTTTTTAGTTAGTGGTTCAACTGTAGGATATGGTAGTATTGTTAGCGCTGAATCAAATCCTTATGCTGACATTACAATAACAGGTAAAACTACAACAAGTACTACATTCACATATAATCTTTCTTTGGATGAAACAAAAAGAAATTATATCAAAAACGTACTTGGTGTTACAAATACCGATAAAACTACTGAAATGTATGTTGAAGAAACATATGATTCAACACTTGCAAAAGGTTGGTTAAATGGTAAAATAAAAGGACTTCATCCTGAATTGAAATATATCCCAGCTGGTGCAGGTGGTTGGAATAACTTTATGTTCCAATACCAAGCCCCTTCTACTCCGTTCTTTGTTTCCGAGTTAAGAGGTGGAAAAGCACAAAATCTATTCAGAGTGGTTTCTATATCTGATGGTAATCATGCAAATACTGAAATTAAGGTTTCTATTGCAAACGTAGATCTTGCTAAGGGTACATTTGACCTTTTGGTTAGATCGTTCTCTGATACTGATGCTGTGCCTGTTATATTCGAAAGATACTTGAATTGTACAATGGATGAAGCAAGTTCTAACTTTATCGGAAGATTAGTTGGTACACTTGATAACAAATATACATTAAATAGTTCATATATCATAATTGATGTTGATCCAAACGCACCTTCTGATGCTGTTCCAGCTGGTTTCGAAGGTTATTCTTTCAGAACATATTCTGATGTGGCTATACCAGAAATTGCATACAAAACTAAGTATTATCAACCTGGTGATGTATGGCAAACTAATCCTTTGGGAACTACTTTGATATCTTCTGGAGATAAAGTTAGAAAAACTTACTTAGGTTTCAGTGACTATGATTATGGTTTTGACGCTGATATAACATCATTCATTGGTGCTGAAAATATTGGTACAATTACATATAATACAGGTAACCCTTGGGGTGGTATGACAAAAGGTTTCCACCTTGACGTAAATGCTGATACTTCTTTATATGCTGTTGGAGATGGACAATTCACTGACCCAGTACTTTTAGCTACAGATACAACTCAAACATATTACGATATCAAAACAAGAAAATTCACAGCGCTTATGTCTGGAGGATTTGATGGTTGGGATTTCTATAGAGATACAAGAACTAATGGTGATTTATACAGAATTGGACAATCAAGCTTTGTTAATGGACATTTTGCTTCATTCACTAATGCTGAATATGACGAAACTTGGGGTTCTTCGGATTACTATGCTTACCTATATGGTTATAAAACATTCCAAAACCCAGAAAAAACTAATATAAATGTATTAGTAACTCCAGGTATTGATGTTGTAAATAACAATGAATTAGCACAAGAGGTAATAACAATAGTTGAAGAGAAAAGATTAGATTCAATCTATATCGCAACAATACCAGATATATCTGTATATAACAATACAAATCCAGCAGATACAACTCAATGGATGTTCCCTAATGATATCTCTGATATGATGGATAATTTGAACTTAGATTCAAACTATACAGCTCTTTTCTATCCTTGGTTACAAATAGCTGACGTTGAAAACAATGCTTACCTATGGTTACCACCTACTCTTGAAGTAGTAAGAAACTTAGCTTATACCGATAACGTTGCATTCCCTTGGTTTGCTACCGCAGGTTATAATAGAGGTTTAGTTAACTGTAAAAGAACAAGAATTGTTCTTGACCAAGACGCAAGAGATATTCTTTATCCTTCAAGAGTTAACCCAATAGCAACCTTCTCTGATGTTGGTACAGTAATTTGGGGTAATAGAAACTTACAAGAAAGAGATTCAGCTCTTAACAGATTGAATATCAGAAGATTATTACTTCAAGCAAGAAAACTTATTATATCTGTTTCTAATAGATTATTATTCGATCCAAATGACGATATTGTAAGAACACAATTCTTATCATTAGTTAATCCAATATTGGATAATATTAGAAAAGAAAGAGGTCTAAGTGATTTTAGAATCAAATTGGATCCAGCTTCTGATACAGATAGAAATACCTTAACAGGTAAAATATTCTTGAAACCAATTGATGCATTAGAGTTTATTGAACTTGAGTTTGATGTAACTCCAACAAGTGTTTCATTTGAAAATTTGTAAAAAAATATAAGGACCTAATATATATTAGGTCCTTATTATTATATTATATATTATATTAGGACCAGGTCCTTATTTATTATATTATATATATTATATATTGGTCCTATTATTATATAGGACCTATATAAAATTAGGAAAAGAAAATGATAAAAACAAGTTTTTTTAAAATTATTTTCAAATATTTTTAAATTGAATGCGTAGAAATCATCTTTTAAACTATTTATAAGTAAGAAAATAAAATTAAATTTTAAAAAAATATATTATGGCTAATTTGTTGATGAAAATGCCTGTTCCGTATGAACCAAAGAAAAAGAATAGGTTTATATTAAGATTTCCAAGTTCATTAGGAATTAATGAGTGGTTTATCAAAACGGCTTCAAGACCTAAAATTACAGTAGCAGAAACTGAAATTCCTTTTTTGAATACTTCAACTTGGGTTGCTGGTAGATTTGTATGGGAAACTATTACAGTTACTTTGAGAGATCCAATTGGTCCTTCAGCATCACAAGCTATCATGGAATGGATTCGTCTTTGTGCAGAATCTGTAACTGGTAGAATGGGTTATGCGGCAGGTTACAAAAAAGACGTTGAATTAGAAATGCTGGATCCTACAGGAGTTGTTGTTGAAAAATGGATTTTACAAGGAGCATTTATAACTTCAGGTGATTTCAAAGATTTAGGTTATGATTCTAACGATCTTGCAGAGATTGACATAACCTTACGTTTTGATAGAGCTATATTAGTTTACTAATATTTTAAATTTGAAATACTTAAAACCTTCAATTTATTCAATTATTTTTGGATATTTGAAGGTTTTTTATTTATTTTAAGAATTTCAATATTATAATTGTATTAGTAAGTATCATGATTAATTTCGTATAAATTAAAAAAAAATATATATGGAAATAATAATAGCTACAATATCAATCACACTTGGTGTGATATTCTTAGGTTTAATGACTTGGGCAATTGTAAAGTTAACACGTAAGGTTTCAAAATTAGAAGTTTTGCGTAACGAAACTGAAAGTATAATTGACGGAATTTATCGTCATTTTGATGATCAGGATCGAAATCATGGTGATAAAATAAAAGAGCTCAATACAGAGCTTGCAAGACAAATCGAAGATGTATTCAGGACTATTGAAGATAGATTCAATAATACTGATAGAGACTTCGAAAATCGAGATAATTCTTTAGAAACAAAATTAAATGAAATATATCGTTTAATTGAAGATGAAAAGAAGGAACTTGAAAAACAATTAGATAGACGTTTTGATACTGTTTATCGTAAAATGAACAAAAATAAAGACTAAAAATAATTGAAATTAGTCTTGGTACTTACTACTTTTTTTCAATCAATAAATTTTTACTATATTTTCCAACAAAGTTATTGATCTTCTCAGTTAACACTTTCTTGTCTTTCATTTCATGTTCCCATACAATTAATAGATTATAATCTTTATCAAATTTAACTATTTTACTTTTATATTGATCGTTTTTTATATTTTTTCTTTGAAAAGCATATTCTGGTTTAAATCCGTCTTCTTTACAACAATGAAAGAAACAACCATGGGTTTCAACCAATATATTGTGCTCTAACAGAAAAAAATCATATTCCCTATCCTTAAAGATATAATGTGTAATATATTTGATATTCAATTCGTCTAATAATTGACTAAATTTAACCTCAAGTTTTGAGGTACCATTCATTTCTTTCATTTTTTTTCCAAAACTACTGATTTTTTTCTTTTTCTTCATATAAACTTTACTTTAATGTATATTATGTATATATTATATATATGTCAAAAAAAATCATTTATTTGATTAGATCAGGTGATAAATACAAAATCGGTGTATCAACGACAAAAAATATTAACAACAGAGTAAAAAATTTACAGACTGGTAATAGTGAAAAAGTTGAAATATTGAAAGTATTTGAATCTGAATATGCTAATTTGATTGAAAAAACACTTCATAGAGAATTTATAACAAAAAAATTAATTGGGGAATGGTTTGAACTTTCTATTGATGAAGTATTGACTTTCGAACAAAGATGTGTTACTATTACTAATAACATAGAATTATTAAAAAAAGAAAATAACTACTATATATTAAAAAGACTAAAAATATGAATGATTTTCAACAAATTATCGAACCAGCACATGATGTAATTGCTTTACCTTCAGGTGGTTTATTTTACAAAAATAAAAAAGCTGCTGTAAAAGTTGCATATTTAACAGCATCGGATGAAAACCTTTTAACTTCACCAAATCTTATTCAATCTGGAAAAGTATTGGATATGTTATTGGATAAGAAAGTATTGGATAAAGATTTGAGACCTAAAGATATGCTTGCTTGTGACAGAAATGCTATCTTATTTTGGTTAAGAGCTACTGGGTATGGTGAAATGTATTCAGTTGAATTGGTAGACCCAAAAACCAAAGAAAATTTTGAAACAGAAGTTGACATCAGTACTTTTCAAGCTAAAGAAATTAGTGTTGAGCCAGACCAAAATGGTGAAATAACTTTCCAATTACCAAAAACTAAGAAAGTTATAAAATATAGATATTTAACATCTGATGAAGAAGATATTATTGCTAAAGAAGATGAAGCTAAGAGAAAAAAAATGGGTGTGAATGCTGTATCGGAACTTTTAACAAAGAGATTGCAAGCTCAGGTTATGGAGATTGATGGTATTAGAGATAAACAACAAATAATTGAGTTTGTTAACAATATGATGCCAATTGAAGCTTCCCAACTAAGAAAATTCATTGTTGACAATGAACCAGGACTTGATACACGTATCAATGTTGAAGCACCGAGTGGTGAGTTTTTTTTTGGTGAACTTCCCATCACAACCAAGTTTCTTTGGCCCTACCTCAACGTATAAGTATGATATGATTTATGAGTTTTATCTTTTGATAAAACATGGTAGATTTTCATATTCAGATTTATTGATAATGCCAGTTTATGAAAGAAAAATAATGTTAGATCATCTTATTACAGAAGCGGAAAAAAGACAAGAAAGAGCTGAACAAGCAAGTAAAAATACAAATTAAACCAATTATAATATGTAATTGGTTTTTTTTATTATAAACTATTTATAGAAAAGAAACGATTGTATGGCTGACAATACAAATAATGATAAAAGTAATGATATTGTAAATTTATTACAAAAACTTGTTACACAGGGTGAAGCTAAAATGCCTAAATCAAAAGGTGGTGGTGGTAGCTATGGTGAGAGGGGTAAAATTAAGTTACCAGATTTAAGTACAGGTACTAATACATTAACAAGTCAGTTAAAAGGTAGTGCAGCTTCTTTTGGCGAGTCATTAAATAAAGTTACACTTGGTATTGGTCCAATTCTATTAGGAGGTATGAGAAGCGTTGCAATGGCAACTGGTGGTTTATTTAAAAGTACATTTACAGGTGTTGCAAAATTATTTTCAGGTGATATTTTGGGAGGTTTGAAAGACATATTCGGAGGTATTCTTGATGCGGCAAAAAATATTGTTGGCTCTATAGCTGGAATGGTTAATAGTATTCTTGGTAATTTATGGTCTTTAGCTAAAAGTATATTATCTCAAGCTTTTGATAGATACATGGCCATGCAAAAAGCTGTTGGTAATATGGCAGCTGATATTGGTTTAACAAGGGCAGAATCCAAAGGTCTTCTGTTAAATATGACTGAACTTACTGATGTTGCTATAAAATATGGTGGTTCAATGGAAGATGTCACCAACATGATGCAAAATTTTAGTGATACTACAGGTAAAAATAAAATTTTTGATAAAGAAGATGTTGACTTGATTGAAAAAATAGGTAGGTCAACAGCGTTAGGTATAGATGGTGCTACAGAATTGGCTGCACAATTCAGTAATATTGGTGTCAGTATCAAAAAAGTTAATGATATAACAAATAAAGCAACAAATGAAGCGGCAAAACTTGGGTTAAATAGTAAAAAAGTTCTCGATAGTTATTCATCGTTAGTAAACGGATTGACAGGATTCGCTATGAAAAGTGGCCTTGAAAATATGACTAAATTAGCAACACAAGCTGTACAATTAAGAATGGATTTAACTGGTATTGCAGAAAAAATGTCGGATGCATTTTTTGATCCAGAGGGTGCTGTAGAAGCGGCAGCAAAAATGCAAGTATTAGGTGGTTCATTTGCTGATAAATTTGGTGATGCATTCACGTTAATGTTTAAGGCACAAAATTCTCCAGATGAATTATTGAAAGACTTGATGGATATGACTAAGGGTCTTGCAACTAAAAACGCACAAGGTATTTTCTATATTCCACCAGCACAAATGAAACTATTAAAAGAAGCTGCTGGAAATCTCGGAGTGGATTTTGAACAACTTAAAAATGGTGCGCTTGAACAAGCTAAATTAGCTGATAAGATGGGTGCGTTAACTAAAGCTGGTATGAGTGGTATGTTTTCTGATGAAGACAAACAAGCATTAGCTAATTTAGTAACATTTAATGATAAGGATAAACAATATTATATCAAAACATCTGATGGTGCAAACAAATTACTTACATCATTAACAAGCAAAGACGAATTCGAAAGCATTATTGAATCAAGAAAAAAGGATGAAAAAGCAGCACAAGATCGTTTGAATTTCATGGAAAGATTAAAAATACCTTTAGAAAGGATTTATAATTCATTCAGTCAGGTGTTTGCTGAAATTTTCAATAAACTTGAAGATAGCGGTTTCATAGACACAGTAAGTAAATTTACGGATGATTTTATCAATTTTATTATACCGAAAATAAAGGATTTATTTGGGGATAGTGGAAGAATGGGTAAAATGTTAAATGATGTGATAGAAAAAGTAAAAAGTATTTCGAGTACATTAATTGATATATTTTCTGGTAAAGCTTCTTTTATGGATAAAATAAAAGAAGGTATTGTAGCATTACTTAAGGGTGTATGGGATTTAATTGCACCATATCTTGAGCAAGCTATGGGTAATTTATTAATGTCAATTGGTAAAGCTACAGGTTTTGATAGTATAAGTAGAATGGGTGAAAAATTATTATTGGATGTTGATAAAAATTATAAAAATAGAAAAGGTTTTGAAAATGTTGTAAACCCAGATGAAAAAAATAAATATCTTGGTGATATAAAAGAACATGAAGATGATTTATCAATAAAAAGTATTTGGGATACAATAAAAGGTGCAAAAACTGGTGCAATAATTGGTGGAGCTGCTGGTTTAGCTGTTGGTATTGGTGGAGCAATTCTTTCAGGCGGAGCTACAATAGGAACAATATTACCTCTTATGCAAGGTGGAGCTGCCGTAGGCGCTGGAATAGGCGGAGCTGTCGGTCTCGCAACATCAAAACCAGAACCAACTAATGATGCATTACCAGAACCAACTAATGATGCATTAATGACACCAGGAGGAAGAGTATTTAAAGGTGGAAAAGGTGATATTGGAGTCTTATTTGACCAAGCTGGATTAACAAATAATAGTGGTAATAGTTCTGGAGAAATAAAACATAGCGGAACAATAACCGTTAGATCTGAGGACGGTAAAGAAATAACAATAAACGATTTAGAAAAGATTGGTAGATACACTTTGGGAACATACATAAACAGTATAACCGATGGGGTAAGTAAAGGTAACTCAGGATATAATAACCAAAAAATGCCAATCGCACCAATAGCAAGATAATATGAGCAGTCAAACACCAGAAAGTTCACTTGGTTTAAAGAACACATCGCAACAATTTAGAGATAATATTCTAAAATTGAATTTAAAAACACCACCAGATATTGTTCTCGGTTTGGTTAGTACTGAAGGAATCGGAGCTTTACAAGCTTATGAATATTCTTTAGGTAGGGATACTGTTATTGATAATTTCAGCGTAAAAAATCCAGGGGATATAACCAGTGAAGCTGATAAAGTTAGAAATAAAATTTTGAATAGAAATAGACCTCTAAATAAAAGTGATTTTTCAGCTATAACTGAAGGAAACGATAGTTTAGGTTATACGTACCAAGCTTTGGCCGATGGTATTGGTAAACTTGCTGTGATTAGTGACTATTCAATACCAACATTACAATCTGTTTCAAGTTTATATGATTTATCTTCAGATTATTCATTAAAACTAAATGCTAATTTAAATAAATATATTCCACAAACATTTGATGTATTTAATACAAATACATTAAAACCTAATGCACCACAAACACCGTATGTTGACGATAATGGTCAATTAAGTAGAGATTATTATGTTACGCAATATACACCACAAGATATCCTTGGAATAAATGTAAATAAAAACTCTGCTATTGATTTCACAATTGACCCTGTAAGTTATATAAATTATTCTGGTAAGGTTCTTCAAAACGAAACGTTATTGATGAATATTGCTGCATTAGAATTAAAATCTGCTTTCGAAACAAGAATACAACAAAATATACTTTCAGATTCTCCATTAACAAATATTAATGATGCGTTAGCTGACCCAGCACAAGCAATTAATATATTAAAAGACCCATCAAATAATCTTATTGCTAAAAACTATAATATAACAGTTCCAAATAATCCAATCGGATATGCAGCATTATTTACAAGTTCGTTAGTTGGAGCCACAGATATTATAACGTATTTGAATTTAAAAAGTAAACCTACACTTACACCAGGATGTTTTAATACTTCAGATCAAAGTGTTACAACAACAGATAAATCAGCTTTAGGTAAATTGCTTAATGATGCTTTTGGTATGTCCAAACAAGGATATGATAATTCTGAAGATGTAGCATTTTTGAGTAATACTGGTAGTGGGCAAAAATTCCAATTATTTTCAAACATTTATTTCAATAAATATGCACCCAATTATGACCCACAATACCAAAGTGGTATTTTCCAAGCGATAGATAAAACATTGCAAGCTATCGGTGGTGTTACAGGTTTCCTTGGTATGACTGGCGGTAAAAAACCGCAATCAAGATATTATTTTGGAGATATTAAATCAGCACCATTTTTTGCTTTACAAGATTCTGAGGGTGATCAAGTTAAGAGTCCTGAAGAAATTACAAAAATTATATCAACAAACTATCTTGATGGAACCACATATTATGAACCAGGGTTGAATGAAACGGCAAAATATGGTTCATTAAATACTGATTTTATATGGCACAAAACAGATTATCAAGAAACATTTTATGATCCTCAAACAGTATCATCTGATTCTAAGGGTAATATAAATTACGATACGGTAAGTAAAATTGACAGTAACAATAACGATGCTGAAAGAATTCTTTCGAAAGCTGGTAGTGATAATTATTATGACCGTTTCAGAGAATGCTCGATATTATTTAAAACACAAAGACTTCTTGAAAAGGCAGATGATAATAGTAATCCAATAAATTTGGTGATAGACCAAACAAAAACTAAATTGTTTGATGGTTATAGTCTATACTCTAAAGGTAGTGGTGTTTTAGCTACTGCAAAAACACAAAGAAAGGATGATGCTGGTAATGTAATAGGTAATAATTATTCTGTACCTGGATTATATAATGGTACCAGAGATGATGTTAATAATATGCGAGACAATGCAGAATTTTGTAGAACTTGGACTAAAGTAAGACCTTATTCTGGTACGTTAAATTTGATGAGATTTACGGAATTATTAAGACTTGAAAGAAATTCTGTTTTGGATAGATATAACAATTATAGTATTTTCCCATCAGAAACGAACATAAATTATACAAAATCAGATAAATCAGCTGGAAATGCTAAAAAATATATGTTCTCAATTGAGAATCTTGCTTGGAGGGGACAAAATAAATGGAAAGGGGATTATGACCTCAAACCATTTGAAGTTGGGCCTAACGGTGGTAGAATAATGTGGTTTCCACCATACGATATTAAATTCACAGATGATACATCTGTGAATTGGACTTCACATCAATTTTTAGGAAGACCAGAACCAATATATACATATAATAATACTGAAAGACAAGGTACCCTTTCATTCAAAATTGTTGTTGACCATCCATCAATACTAAATATATTAACTCAAAAAGAATTAAAGAATTATCCAGACACTGTAGTGGATGAGATACTTGATTCATTCTGGGCTGGTTGCACGAATTTTGATATATTTGAATTAGCAAGAATCTGGGGTGTTTTTAGTAATAAAGATATTGCATATTTTGAAAGAGTAATTGGTGAAATTCAAACAACAAAAGCTAATGCTGATATCAAATCAAAACTTGATCAAAGTGATGCTAAAGAACCCACAGCACAAGTAACTCAGGATACAACTACGCCACCAATTATTCCAACTATCCAAGCTGATTTATTTTTCGAAAATCAAACACCATTGGATACTGAGGATGCTAATGTTAATACATACGATACATATTTTGATACTTATTATAAACTATCTATTGCTGACCCATCTGTTCAATCTGCTGAATCTAAAAAAGGTAAATCATATGCTTATTTCGTAAAATATGATCAGGTTATAGGTTCTAATAGTGAAGACGGATATTTTAGCCAATTACCGAAAGGTTCTGCACCATATTATCAACTATATCAAAGTTTTACAAATTTTAGAGATCAAATAACAAGTTATGCAAACAACAGAGGTAATAATATAACAATTACTGTTGATTCATTCACAAGTGCTCTGGATAGTCAAGATGTTGATTTCAATACAAAACTTGGTATCAGAAAATTTAAAAGTGTTATAAAATGGTTAGCATTTAACATTTTTAAAGATTTGACTGTTGAAACTACCAACGATGTTTTAACACCAGATAATATTGAAAAATACTTGACTGGTACAAAAGTAAGTTTTGTTAGACCTTCTAATGGTGAGAATAAGAAAGATAAGGTGATATTTGTTTTAAATTCGCCAACACAAATAAGTGCGATAGATTCCATGAAAGCTGTTAGTACACCTGAAAATGTATTGACTGCTTCATTTACTACAATACCTATGGTAAGGATACCATATGGTAAAGCTCCAAATACAGTTACATATTATTGTACTGACACAGAAGATAATAGAAAACTTTTATTAACAGCTATAAATTTTTTCGGTGGTAATATAACTACTGCTGAGGGTAAAACATATAGTAATGTTACAAGTGATCTTGTTGGTTGTTTGCAACCTAAAATACAATCATACAGTCAAGCTGATATAGTTTGTTCTGTTTTGTCAATACAAGCTTCGTATTCAAGAAAGGTTAACCTAAAAGTATCATTGGAAGTTAATCCAGATCCACCAAAAACTGAAACAAAAACTAATGCAAATCCAACGCAGGTATCAAGCCAACAACCGACAAACGCCACAAATATAACTAAAAGAGAAATAGCGCAAAGAATTCTTAATAGGTTAATCACTGAGGCGGATTATTTTGAATATTTACAAGCGAATACCCCAACTGTATATAATTCGGTGAAAGAAAAATTGAAATATTTTACACCAGCATTTCACTCTATGACTCCAGAAGGGTTGAACTCACGTTTAACTTTTTTACAACAGTGTCTTAGACCTGGTGATACAATATTAAATTCACAGAATGAATCATGTGACGCAACAAATACAGTTTTTGGTAAACCACCTGTTTGCGTATTAAGAATTGGCGATTTCTATAACACAAAAATTTTGATAAATTCTTGTAATATATCATATGAACCTTTGGTTTTTGATTTAAATCCAGAAGGTATAGGTGTACAACCAATGATCGCTAACGTCAGTTTAAGTTTTAAATATATTGGTGGATCAGGTTTAAGAACACCTATAAATGAATTACAAAATGCATTATCATTCAATTATTATGCAAATGCTGATGTATATGATTCAAGAACTTCCGCTAATATTGATCCAGTAGAAAGACAATTAGTAAATCAAGAAACATCATTTTTTGATAATAATACTCTCGATTTAATACCGATTGTACAAAAAGCTAAAGAATACCAAATACCAGATTCTACATACGATGTTCCAAAAGGCACCATTGGTGTTCCAGATACAACAACAAAAGATTTGATAGATTTGTCTGGTAATAATTATTCATTGGCTAAGAGTGTTGGTATTATTTATGATATTTCTATTGTATTTCAACCATATGCATTTTCTTACGACCCAACGGAAAATCCAGGTATTTATGGACAAAATTATTATCAAAGACTATTCGATGATAAAGTTAATAATAATGCACAATTAAACGTTGCTGGTAAACCATTAATTTATACCACAGCATGGACTTTATTGACTAACACAAATTTTGGTGAAGCGAGTTATATATCAGAATATGGTCAGAACGCATCAATTGAAATATTTAATGTTAATTATAAAAAACTATTCACTAACTTTTATGATTCGTTTATAACTAATGTTTTGAATTATTCTGATTCATTAGTATTTGATTCATCAAATCAATCATCATTTTTATTATCAAAAATATTGAATATAAATTATACTGGAGCGACAGATAATGATGATAAAACATTCATGGACAATATAATTAAAAATATTGTTACTGGTGGAACAACGGATACAACAACTGTTAATAGTTTTTTTGGTTCTAAAGCAAAATATAGTAACTATGTTAATGTAAAAGATTATTGTGATTATAGCCAGTTTGGTGGTTCAAGTTTTAATAATCTTTATGGAACTCAATTACATTTATACCCTCAGATGCTGTATTATACAACACCAAGATTTAACCCAACAGCAAAAATATCTTCAGTATTTACTGGACAATCATATAATCCAGGATATATGACGGATGGTGAATACGATTCTTCAGATGTAGCAGGTTTGTATTTGAAAAAACCAACAAATTATGATTACACAAAAGCTTTGATCACACATTTTAATATAGATATAACAAATAAATTGTATAATGATTTACTTGTATATTGGTTTATAGACACTGGTTTATTTGATAGATATAATAAGGAATTGAATTCTAAAGATTTAAAAATAATCTTTCAAAATTACATTTCAACACAACTTAGTAATTATACAAATAATTTATTATTAACCAAACAACAAAAAAATATTGATCAAACAAACAATATATATTCATTTAACACCTATCTTTCAGGAATTAATGCTGTGTTGTCAGGGTATGATGGTACAACAACAAATAGTAAAGTTAATCAATTATATGAGATTATTAGAAACGAAAATAAAATAAAAACACCTGTATCACAATTGTTTGGTTATGATCCTTTTTCTCAATATTTAACAATATATAATTACACTGGAACATCATCTAACAGTATTATAGATTTGAGCCGTGTTTATAATTATAAATCGGACGATAATACTAAATTTATGTTAGGTAATGGTTACTACTATTTTAGACAAATTTCAAATGATAATACGTTTATTGATTCACCATTGTTATTGAATAACACAAATTTCAAAACTATAGATGCAAATATGGTTTTACCAAAAAATGATGATATTGATAATAATATTACTACTACAGGTGATATAACGAATTATGAATTAAAAAGTTTTGATCTTTCAATTACCACACCTCAAATCCAATTTGACCAACAAACTAATGTGGTAGATTACCAATTTCAAGGGTTGATACCTTCATTAAAAAATGTTAATAGTCAAGGAACATATTTACAAAACAAATACCAGTTGACTTATGTTTTTGAAAAATTATCACATGAATTTTTGGAATTTTCAAACAAAACTCTGGGTTTAATTTTGAATGATTATTCACAAAATTACCAAATTACAATCAAAAGTACTCAAGATTCTTTAAAAGTAAGAATGGAAAAAAACACACCAAGTGTTACTGAAGATCTTTATAATTTGCTTTTTCCAGCAAACAGTACAGCAAATGGTGTATCATCCTATGATTATTATAATGTAATATCAGTTAATTCAAATGATTCGGAATTCAATACAAATGTGAATAATTTATCCAGTGTGTTAAATTATACAATCAGTTTGACTGATTCATATATTGATTATATTTTGTCAGGCACAACCCCAGATATAACAACTAAAATGAATTTAAATTCATTGAAAGGTCAAGTAAATGGTTATCTTATGAGTTCATTATCCGAAGCAAGCATGATGGATTTTTTTAATACATTATTTGTAAACAAAGATACACATGTAAATGCTATGATGACATCGTATACAACAAATATTAATAAACTTGATTTAACTGACAAACAAAAATCTAAAAAACTGGATAATATTAAAAAAATATTAAACGATTTTTTCAATAATGTTGATAAATATAATCAAAGTATACTGACTGAATTTAATAATTTAAATGCTGTTTATTTGAATAAATTAACAGCACCATACACAACATATGCAAATACAGCTTTTAATTCATTGGCTAACTCAAATCCATCAACACCACAAAAATTAAAATTATCATCTGGAACAATGTTAAAAGGTGGTGATTCTGATTATAGTGTTAAGGTTAGATTGAAAAATTATAGTCAAATAAATACCAAAATTAATAGTTCTATTAATAATAGTCCATCAGGTACTACAATTAATGCAATAAATAATGCTACGAATAATATTTTAACATATCAATATTCAAGTATTGTTCCTCCTGTAAAATAAACTGTTGATTTTCTATCAAAATATATTTATATTAAATAACTTATATGAGCTCATATTATAACAGATATAATCAATTCACAAATAACGGTAATGGTATTACCGTTCCATATGTACATTTACCTGAAAAAGAAACAGATTTATTTGTTGTTTATAAGGTAGGTAGATCAAGAATGGATAAAGTAAGCCAAGATAAATATGGTACACCATATTTTGGTTGGTTAATCTTGTTAGCTAACCCAGAATATGGTGGTTTGGAATGGAATATACCAGATAATGCTTCTATAAGAGTACCATACCCTTTAGACCAGAGTATGTCCGATTATAAGGCAGTTATGAAATTGAAATTAGCATATTATGGCGAATAATTTATTAGATACCAGTGAAAACATATTTATTGATAAGTATATTGTTACTGACACTACCACAAACACTAAAAATAATGATGGTGTAATTATTATTGATCCAAATAAAATCATAAAAAATGGTCAAGTAGCTGATAGATATGTCGCACAAGAAAACTTGGTGATGTATGCTAATTTAAAAGCGTTTAAAAGACCAGCAACATCTGTTTTTTTTGGTGAGACACAAAATAATGGTAAACCAATAACAGTTGGATCTATCAATATAAATATGCTCAACCCCATCAAATCATTTGGGTCAAATTCAGATGGTAATTCAGTTGTTATATATAAAAATAAATTAACAACTGATTATACTGATTTTTTTTCAAGTAACAAAACACTTGATGCTGCCACTGGAGAATTTAAGAGTACAAGTAATATACAAGATCCAGAAACATTTGGTATAGATAGTATTTCTATCAGTCAAAATCCAAGTACATCATCTATTGTAAAAATACAATTTACTGATGTACAAGGTAGAACATTATTTGAAAGAGGTAATGATATTGATAATCCTTATAATTTATTTTATACATTTCCATACCCAACATTTGTATTAACAGTTAAAGGTTTTTACGGTAAAGCTATTGATTATCCTTTGAATTTAGTAAAATCTAATACAAAATTTGAACCAGAAACAGGTAACTATACTGTTGATGCAGAATTTGTTTCCAGAACCTTTTCTATATTTAATTCATTCTTATTGATATATGCTTATGTGGCACCATTTATGTTTAAAAAGAAAAATGGTAAATACCTTGGATATGAAATTTTAGAACAATTATATAAAACACAGAATGATTACTTTACTAAACAATACAGTAACGACCAAAAAAAACTAAATAAATATATAATAGATTTAAGCAAACAAGCACCAACATTACCTTATCTATATAAAATTAAAGATAATTTAGATAAGAATATGTTTGATTCAACCAGTTTATTAGGTATCAAAGATATAATAAATTCGTTAGATATTCTGAAAACTATTTCTGATGCTGAATATGCCAATATTGTTACTAATGAGATAGGTAAAAGTCAAGAGATACTTAATAATGGTTTACAACATATTGATAATTCAATAAATGAAATAACTGATACGGATACACAAAACAAATTAAAATCTGCGTTATCTAATCAAACATTTATATCACTTTATCCTACGAATGTTTCGGATCCATCGGCTACATTTTATGATACAAAAATAAATAATAATGGGTATACACAGTTTACCGAATTATATAATAAGTTGATTGATAATATAGCAAAAATTAAATCAGATAAAAATAATGCATTGATAGATGAAGAACTAACTGTTATACAAAACAAGATTGGTTTCCAACCTAACACATATAACATATATAGAATATTATTCAACAATATTCAAACATTTCTTATATTATTGAATATTGCTGGTAAAAAAGCTTTACATGAATTTGATACAAACAAAGATAGAAATAGTGTACAAAAAGAAAGTGGTGAGTATGAAAATGTAACAACACCGCAAGGGGTAACACAAAAATTTTATCCATTTCCAAACTATTTCTTTGTTTCATATGATCAAAATGACACACAAAAAAAAGTTTTTGAAAGAAAATATCCAGGCTTGGTACAATCTAATAAAAATTGGTCTGAAGTACAATTTGTTGATGAAATATATAAGTCAATTGATGCTATCAAAAAAATAGTTGAACCTTCAACCGAAAACACACAAATAGGTACAATCCCAGCTGTAACATCTAATACTTTTTATAGTGGTGTTAATAATATATATTATAATTCAGATAAACAAACACAATATGATATTATATATAATATGATTAATAGTTTTAATCTTAATATGATATATTCTGGTTTGTTATTCAAAAACTATACTACAAATGATTACGTATCAATTATCAAAAATTTTGCTAATTTTGAATTAGATATTTTTACAAATATAGGTTTAAAAACAACAGATCCTAAGTTACAATTATCGATATTTAGTAATATCAAACAATTGTTGGACACATCTGATAGTAATGGTTACTACGGTATTATAAAAAGTAAAATTATTAATAATGGTACTGTAACTACAACTGACTTGGATAAAGTAATAACTAATGAAATATCCTTAATTAATGGTTCTTATACGACAAAACAATTAACTAAAAACATAAATAAAATTAATTCATTTATTACAAATAATAAAAATTTTGCGCCAGGTTTAAATATAAAATTTTTACAACAATTTTATAATAATAATTCACCTTTGATTTATAACAATATAACCCAAACACCCTATTATGATATAAGTGCATATGGTAATCAGTCAAGTTTTTTTGTACCACCAAACGTAAAAGCTAATATTTCTAAAATAGATTATAGTACATTAACTAAAAATATAGTTATATCTGGCGAAACAAATTGTTTCATATATGGCCAAAGATTTGACGAAGAAATAAAAGTTGTAAGTAACACTACCGTGGTGAGCAACATAAACGTTGATTCTAATTTAAAAAGTTATACAGATATTACACCAACTTTAACATATACAATAAATAATAAAGACACATTATTAGCATTGATTGGTTTTAAAAATGATGCAAATAATGGACAAACAAGAAACGTAAATCTATATAATTTTTAAAATGGATATTAAGAACATTACAAATGAATATTTGACAAATCCGAGTGTAATAGATAATTATACTAAAAATCAATTTAGTGATTATACAGATTATCAAAAAGGTTTATTTTCAACGTATTTAGAATACGGTATAACAAGTAGAATTACAAAAAATACAGATAGAATCTCATATTATGCTACTCCACTTAACAATATTTGTTTTGCTGAATCATTTTCTATTGGAACAAATAGTGATATCACAGGTAATTTTAAAGAAGCTGCTCACTATATAATTTCATCTTTACAAACAGAATCCAATAAATTTTTATTTTCAAAAGATAATATAGTTGCACTATTTAAATCTAATGTTGGTATTACAGAATTACCAATGCCATTGATTTTATATCTTGGGGCATTATATCATTTTCATTCGGACAATTATAATAATAGATTATTTGGTAAAAACACATATACATTAAATATTGATTTAGATAAAGTATTAAAAGTTAATCTAAATTTAAATTCTAATACATCACCAATCTATGGGGGTTATGATCAAAAAAACAATATTGTTGAGTTTGCAAGTATACCAATTATCAATGATAAATTTGTAACTGGTATAAACAATACATTTATTCCTAAATTTGGTTACGGTACATTTTCTAACTTCATGAAAGATTATTATAATTTCATGATTGATAAAAATGGTGTAAATAATCAAATAGGTGCAACTGAAGGATATTTTTCAGACACAAAATATGATACTAACACATTATTCCACCATTATGGTGCTGAAAATGGGTTTGTAAAATCATTTAAATCATACAATGACGGTATTAATTTCATGGGTCACTATAGTATTATAAAAGATTCATTAGGTTCATCAACATTAACAACAAGTAATAATATAATTAATTACTTCAAACAAGTTAAAAATATAACGTTTGATAAGAACGATCAATTTATGTATAAATTCTACATGTGTATATGTAGAATGAAATATTCATATTTGAGAGGTGGTTTAGAAAAAGCTGATATTCTATCAATTTTAACACAAATGAATACACTTATGTTAGATATGAGTATATCATTTGTTGGAAATATACCGCTTATAAAGCTATTGAAATTTACTGCGAAAAATAATGCTCTATCAAAAACTCAAGATATAAGTCCAATATCTTATTTTATTTATAAAATTTTATTTGGTAGATTTTTTGGAGAAGAATCGGTTTCAAAATTTGGTACAAGTATAACAAATACATTAGAATCCGTTGTTTATGATGATCTTACGAATGATTTTGGTGCAATTATTGGAAATGGTTTATTTAATAATGCATTATTAGATAGTATATCTGTTGTAACAGATTTTTTATTAAAATTTTGGGATTCTGAAAAAACTTATAAAGATACTAATGAGTTCGATAGTAATAATGTTAGTGGACAATTGGTGGTATTATTATATCCATCTGCTGGAGGTTTTTTTTACCCAAATAAGTTATTAACTCAAAACAAAAAAGAGAATAACACTAAGATTATAACAAATAATAAATACGAATTAATCAAAGGTTATAATGGTGAAGAAGCAGCATATAATAGTAGTGATAGACAAAAAAATATTAATGAATATTTACCTATAAATTATAAACCTAAAACATATGTTATTCAAAAGTATGCTTTTGAATCAGGAAATTTGGCAAAAAAATATATAAATTTAGATGTTAATAATTCAGATATTTATGATGCAGATAATCTTTATTTATTTAACAAAAGCGGTAATATAGATAGTATTATTTTTGATAATAGATCAGTAATGATGAACACGTCAAGGTTTTTGTGGTACGATACTGGTATGGGAGGTTTACAACTTGGTACAAAAGATACATATATAGGAAATGGTGAAAATCGTGATAATTTGACATCTGAATTATCAATAAGTGAAATTGGACAAAATTTGACAACCAACATATATAAATCAGTCGATGGTTATTCAAATTTAAATACATCGAATGACCCATTAAGATTAAGATTATATGATTTGTATGACGCAATAGATATTCAAAAATTTAAAACATTTGAGTCAATATTTTTAGATTTTGCATCTTCATATAAAGTCTATCAACCAAACTCGACACAAGATTATTTCAAAAAATATGATGGTAATTATAACTTTGAGACTTTGATGAAGGGTATAATGACATTAGATGAAAATGACATACAAGGTTACAAAACAGATCAATTCGAACTAACTCAAGAAGATGCACAAATGTTATTGGTAGGTTATTCGAGTTATAATTATTATTTTTGTGACTATTTTTATATCAGCGCAAAAATCAATGCGGTATTAACAAATGCTCAATATATACGCAATAAAAAAGTATTAGAAGAATTTTCTGCGCAAAAATTACCAATCAATAATTACAGCACCGTTGGTTCTGTTGCAGTACCTGGTCAAGAGGATTCTTTATATACAAACTATCAAAATTTTATATTTAGACCTGATGTTATTTTCAAAGTTAGTCCAAGCGAGTTAACGGTTTCAGATTCTTATGCTGGTGAAATATATGGGATTAAACCATTGAGTATATTAACTGATGATAATTCTAATCCTGATGCTGGTCAGGTAAAATATTATACCAGAAAACTTGTATTTGGGGATTACATTATTGACCCAGCAAATAATGCTGATACGTCAATCGAAACAACAAATTTAGTCAAAAAATATTTCTATGACGATGCTTTCAAATACTATAGTGATTCAGTTGCAGCTAAAGCAAAAAAATTATATTATGGTGAAAACAACAATTATAATTTTGGTGTATATTACTATAATTTTTTGATTAATGAGTTTTTCAACTACTTGAACGTTAAATTTGACGAGGATAATTTAGTATTGATGTTCAATTTAATTACAGATTATTTAAAAAGTATTGTAAATGTTTGGATATTTTCAGATTCTTCAGATTCTTCCATTGTGAATGATCCTTTTGGTGATTCCGTAAGTAATCTTCATACAACTTTGAATTATAATAGTAGTAATGATTCATACTTATGGCAAATAGTTGGTGCTGGTCAATACTTTGAAAAAAATAAAAATTTGCTTACAAAAGAAATTACTAATTATTTGACAGGATTTGTAAGTACGTTTTACTATAAAAATGTAAAATATATAAACTTATATCTTGATACAATAAAAAATTCTATAAATTCTAACTTCCTTAATTCTAATGCCGCATCATCTTTACTAAAACAAATTCAGAAAGAAAATACTATTGATGAATTAAAATCTAAAACATATTATAATGTAAAAAATCTTTTTGACAAATATATAGCATTCAATAATAAATCAAATAAAATATTAGAAGTCCCATATGATTCTATTAATGTTTTAGATGAATTGGGTAAAATTAATAATGGTTTATTTTATAATTACTTGTTCAAAGATATATCCGTTTGTGATACAACAATTAATTCTTATACAGGTGAAAATAGTGTTTTTGATAAAGATCAATCTAAACATTTAATAGAATATATTAATATAGTTGACCGATCTAATAACGATATTGGTAGTGAAATATTAATTGATTTGATAGCTTTGTCTGATAGTTTACAACTTAAATTTTCGACAACAAACAATTCAGATAACGATGTAATAAATTCAGAGATAACAAATAAAGCTGTATTCGGTTTATTCAGTGATATTGCACAACACAATGATTTTATTTTACATCCAGTGAATACATATGTTGATTATTTATCACCAATTACAAACGTTAACAATGAACTTGATAAATATGCAAATAATATTTTTGGAACACATTTAGATATAGATAGAATAGATTCAAACCCTTCATTTATTTTACAATGGATCAATCATACATCAAGCGTTGATAGTAAAAAATTAACGAGCAACTCTAAACCATCATATTCAGGTTCATTTCCATTGGATTTACAACCAATCAAACCTTATTTCAATGATAATAAAAATTTAGTACCTGATGATGTTAAAACAGGTAAAATAACATCATTTATTGTTGATTTTGGTAACAAAAACCAGAATATGTTCAGTAAAGTTAGATTAGATACGAGTGAATTTAGTAATACCGAAGAATCAATAAAAGCTGCAATTAATTTGACCAATAATGGTTCTGAAACATCACAAAAAGTTGCTTCTGGTAATTTATTTTCCTTGATGGAGACACGTTCATATACTTGTCAAGTAGAATCAATGGGTAATGTTATGATACAACCTCTCACATATTTTTATCTTAAAAATGTACCTTTATTTTATGGTAGTTATTGGATAACTAACGTTGAGCACAATATTACGGCGAATAATATGACAACCACATTTAAGGGTGTAAGACAACCATTTAATAAGAAAACAACAAATAAAAGTGATATTCTGAATAGTTTACAATTAACTTTGACAGGTTTAACTAAAACTTCGGCACAAAACACATCAAACAATACTACTACTGGGCAAATATATAATGATAGAAACAATGTTGGTTCTGGATTTGGTACATTCTATCAAAAATCGAATGCTAACAGAACGTATGTGTCTTTTGATGGTATGCAAATACTTTATTCTTGGCTTGTATCTCATTTTTCATTAACAAATGAGATTTATAAGATTGTTTTAATTATGGTTTATAATAGAGCAAAATATTTTGCTAATGGTGCAACTGCTAATCCAGATCCTTCTGTGATAAGGATATATATGGTTGATATAGTATTACAGTTGAAAGCTAATTGGGAAGGACAAGAAACAACATATTTTTTCAACCCAGCAACTGACTCATTACAAGACCTTTTAAATGCTCATAAAGATGATTTATCAACAAATGAAATAGGTAAAACAATTACAGCCTTGGGTTTAGCTAAGACTAATGACGATGTTTTGAAATTGTTAACGCCAAGTAATAAATTAAAACAGCAAAAATTATTGGTTTCAGATGCCGCATCAACATATGGTTCAGATTTATTTGACCCAAACAAAAAAACAACCCCTAAAATCAATTTTATAAATGATTACACCGATGCTATAGATTATAGTAAGAGTAATATATGGCAAGCATATTATATGTTGTACTATAAAAACGTATCACAAACTGCAAGTGATACGAATAATATTTATACGATAACGGTTAATAATGAAAATTCTGAAGAATATGTTTTTCTAAATGTTAGCTCAAACAATGATTTAAAATTTGATACACTTGCTGGGGCAAATTATAGATATTTAGGTTGTTATGACCAAAAAAATGGAATTGTGTTTTATGGTATAAATAATAACGAAAATAATATTAGTTATGGAAAAACTATTGCACCGAACATGAAAGAACTTCCACCATTTGCAGGTGTACCACAAGATACCAATGTTTCTGATGATAAAAACTCAGCTATATTGGCATATAATTTTTATATCCAAAATGGATTTAGTAAAGAAGCGGCGGCATCATTAGTTGGAAACTTTAAAGTGGAATCTAATTTCAATCCGAAAATTGTAACAAAATATAATAAAAAGTTAAGTTATAATGACCCAAAACAAACTTATGCTGCTGGTATAGTTCAATGGGTAGGTGCTGACGGTAGAAGATCTAAAGTACTTATCTATGCAAAAAGTAAAGGTATTGAAATACCTAACTTTGAACAAGCCGCTGGTACATATTCTAATTGGAATCCAAATAAAGATAAATTTTGGCTTGATTTATTAAGTAGATGTGGTGTTAGTAAATTAGTAGAAATACCTAAAACAGAAAATACTCAAAACCTTATTACAGCCGCATTTTCTAATATGACATTGCAGGTACAATTAGAATATACCCTTCTCGAATTACCATCATATAAAAATTTTAATACTTTTAAAACAAGTACTGATATTAATTATACAAATGATTGGGTTTTCAGAATATATGAAGGGTCACCGCAATCAGGTTGGGCAGATAAAGCAAAATATGCGGCAAACATATTAAATACTAATACTAATATAGCCTAACTTTAGTTAAATTATAACTATTTATAGTAAATAATACTGTTATGAACAATTTTGATAACAAATTAAATAATTTCATAAATCAAACTCCAGCAAATAATCAAGTTGGTGAAGAGGTTTGTGATGCAGTTACTGGTAAATGTTATATCAGAACACAGGACGGACTTATAGAAAGAACCGTTATTGAAAAAAAATTAGTGGTAGAAGATGGTAGAGAACTTCTTAGAGAAGATATGCCTATAAGCCACACAAGAAGAACATATATTAGATAATTTATAATATGAGAAAGAATATTTCGGAAAAGTTACTTGAAAATGAGGTTAAGAGATATAAGCAAATTCTTGGTTATAATGATAATCTTTTGAAGGAAACTGTTTATAAGTTTTATGAAGCTGATGAGGAACAACCAGCTGAACCAGCTACTGATCCTAATGCAGCTGGTGACACAACTGCAATGGCACCAGATGCTTCAGCAGACCCTAATGCTGGTATGACAGATCCAAATGCAACACCTATGCCAGATGCTGGTACAGCTGATCCTAATGCCGCAGCTCCAGTAGCTCCAGATATGACTGCTCAACCAGAGATGGGTGGCGAACCTGACGTTGAAATCGATGTTACTGATATTGTAAATGATACAAAAGAACTTGTAAAACAAACTCACAGAAGTTTGAATAGATTACAAATGGTATTTGACAAGATTAACGACATTGATGGTAAATTAAACAAAATGGATGGAATTATTCAGAAAATGAATGATCTTGAAAAGCAAGTTGAATTAATGCGCCCACCAACAGAAGATGAAAGAAGAAAAGCAATGGCTGCAAAGTCATATCCTTATAATTTAACAGATGATGATTATTTGGAAGGTAATGGTTATAAGAACCAAACCGAACTTGAAGGTAAGCCAGATAAAATGTCCATGATGGACGCATTAATGTCAAATTATGATAGAAACGATGTTAAAAAGAGTTTCTATATTGATAATGATGATGAAGATGCAAGAGAAGCAAAAACTTTTTAATAATGATACAAAATTTTATGCAACGTTTGACTTTGGGTCAAACTTTAACAGACAGTAATACAGATTCAACAAATAGTTTCCTACAAGGAAATACACCCCAAAATACACCATATCAAGGTTCCTCAACAACACCAAAATGGAATATTGGTTTAATTGGTTTTATCGGTTGCGGTACTGGTAGTGACATTATCAATGTTACAGTTGACGGTGTTACTTTTGATCTTGCTTGCGGTAATATGATTTCAATGCCATTTAGTTCAATAACATTAAATCACTATACATTATTAGGTGCTGGTGGTTCATATGTTACTCAAGATAGTACGAGCGGTTCTGTATCACAAAATCCAGGTGTTTTAGTATTCGGAAAGGCTTACCAGACACAAATGTTCTAATAAATTTTTTAAAAAACTTGACTTTTGTTTTGATAATGCTTACTATTGTAGTATAAAATTAAAACATTATGTTAGACTACAAAAATTTAGACTGGGGCAAAGCCACCGAAGACGTAACAACAGATTATGCAAAAGCAAAGGACAATTCAAACTTTTCACAAAGTAAAAAAGTTGATTTAACACAGTACCTTTCATTAAGTTTACCAGAAGGTGTAAACGAAGGAGAAGTGATTGTTAGGATTCTACCTAACCAAGATGATCCGTACAAATTCTACGAAAAGAAAAGATTCAACAACATTAAAGTTGGGAAAAATTATGTAAAACTCTATGATCCTGCTCAGGATGGAGAAGAATCACCACTTAACGATGCCTATCAGTTCTTGAGAGGCGGTGACAAAATCGACCAAGAAAATGCAAAAAAATATAGAGCTTCTGATTATTACATCGTTAGATGTATCTTAAGAGGAAAAGAAGCTGAGGGTGTTAAATTCTGGAGATTTGCACACGTTAGTAACGGTACAGGTGTAATGGACAAATTACAAGCAATCATCAAAAGACAAGAAGCAAAAGGTCGTGGCGCTGGCGCTATATGGAACCCTATTGCTGGTCGTGATATCTATATCAGTCTTGTAAAAGACACATCTAAAGGTAAAGGAAAAGAATTTACCAAAATCGCTTCAATCATGGTTGAAGAAACATCACCACTTTCTACAGATGAAAACCAAATGAATACTTGGTTGAATGATTCTAAAACATGGAAAGATGTTTATTCTAAGAAATCTGTTGAATATTTGAGAATTGTTGCACAAGGTTCAGTACCTGTATGGAGTTCAGAACTTAAAAAGTTTGTTGCGCAATCAGATGATGAAAGCCTTCCAACACCAACACAAACTACTAACTACCCAACATCCGCACCTACTGCGAATAACAACGTTGATGTTGAAGACGAGGTAATGAATATTGACGATTTACCTTTCTAAGTAAATAATAACATACCAAAACCCCCAAGCAATTTGGGGGTTTTTTAAACTAATACAAATTATAAAAAATTGTTATGGCTAAAGGCATTAAAAAAACTGAATACTCACTTGATGATTTAAAGAAAGAACTTGGTGTGAGTACAACTAAATATAAACCAGATTTATTTCTTGAATGTGGTGAAGCATTCTTAGAAGCAACAGGTCTCCCAGGCCCTGCAATGGGACACATTAACATGTTTATAGGGCATTCAAATGCTGGTAAGACAAGTGCACTTATTGCTTCAGCGGTGGATGCGCAAAAGAAAGGTATCATGCCTGTGTTTCTTATAACTGAAAAGAAATGGTCATGGGAACATGCTAAATTGATGGGTTTCCAGGTTGATTGGGATGAAGAAAAACAAGATTGGATTGGTGACTTTCTTTATTTCGATGAACTTGATTGGATAGAATTAGTTACTGAAAAAATTAATAAAGTTCTTGATGCACAAGAATCAGGTAAATTAAAAAGAGATGTTTGTTTCTTTTGGGATTCTGTCGGTTCAGTACCATGTAAAATGACTTATGAAGGTAAAGGTGGTAAACAACATACCGCTGGTGTTCTTGCTGAGAAAATCAATATGGGTATAAACCAAAGAATCAATAAAACAAGAAAAGAAAATTCACCTTATCTTGCTGGGTTAGTTGTATGTAATTTACCTTGGGTACAAATTCCATTGGTTTATGGTGCACAACCTAAGATGAAACCAAAAGGTGGTGAAGCATTATACCAATCATCTACACTTGTTTTCCGCTTTGGTAATGAAGCTGAATCTGGTATTTCAAAGATTGATGCAACTAAAAACGGTAGAACTATTAACATAGCTGTTAGAAGTAAAATCACTGTAGATAAAAATCACATCACTGGTCTTGGATATAAAGATTCAAACATTATAATTACACCACAAGGTTTCCTAAAAAGTGACAGACGTGGTAGTAAAGAAAATAATGAGGGTAAAGAAGCAATCGCAAAATATAAATTAGAACATATGAATTATATCGCATCTCAATTTGCAAAAATGGGTGAGGTAATTGATAATGTTGATGATTTAGAAATTATTGAAACAGAAGATAGAGGAACAATTGATTATGAAGATTAAGAAACCTAAGGTTAACAGTTTGTTGATTGATGGTGAGAATTTGCTAAAGATTGGATTTCATGGCACCAAAAATACCCAAACAGAAAATGGTAGTGTTGGTGCCATTTTTCATTTTATAAACACCATAAAAAGATTTTATTCCGAATATGGGATAACAAAGGTTGTGGTGTTTTGGGAAGGTGAAAACTCAAAAAAATATCGTCAAGGATATTATCCATATTACAAACAAAATCGAAACTCACAATATACTGAAGAACAAATTTATGATCTTGGTAGACAACGTATTCGAATTAAACAATACCTTGAGGAGTTATATATTCGCCAAGTTGAAGTTGCTGAATGTGAAGCTGATGACGGTATTGCTTATTACTGTAAAAATTCACCAAACGAAATCAAATTAATATTGAGTTCGGATAAAGATTTATTACAATTAATATCTGAAGATGTTAAAATATATCTTTTGAATAAAAAGGTTGTGATAACAGATAAAAATTTTCATACTTATTTTGATTATCATCAAGGTAATGTTGGATTAATAAAAATGATTGCTGGTGATAGCAGTGATAATATTTCTGGTTTACAAAACATTGGTGAAGAAAAAACGTTGAAATTATTTCCAGAATTGAGAAAAGAAAAAAAAGATTCTGATTGGATAATTGAACGTACAAATGAATTGTTAAGTGAAAAACCTGACAATAATATGTTGAAAACAATTGTTGAAGGTAAAACAAAATGGGGTACATATGGTAACGATTACTTTGCTGTAATGAACAAGATTATTAATCTTGAATCGCCGAATGTAACTGAAGAGTTAATGGAAACAATAAGTGTTATGGTTAATGAGCCAATGGATCCAGAAGGTAGAGGTGGGATTAATTCAGTAATGAAAATGATAAAAGAAGATGGAATTATAAATTATATTCCAAGTTATGACGATGAATATTTTGTTTTTTGGAGTACGTTCATAACTATAATCAAAAAAGAACAAAATTATTTTAAAACTAAAAAAATCTAACTTTTAATCTTTTACTGGTCATCTTATATTTATAATAAATTATAAATATGAAACAAAAAATATATCTTTATATTAAAACAAGTCCAAAAGGTTTAAAATATTTGGGAAAAACCATAAAAGACCCCTTCAAATATATAGGTAGTGGTTTAGTTTGGCTAAATCATATAAAAAAACACAAAATAAAAACAAAAGATATTATAACTGAAATTTTATTTGTGGGTTATAATAATGATGAGATAAAAGAGAAAGGTACTTATTACAGTCAATTATATAATATTGTTGAATCAGAAGAGTGGGCAAACCTAAAAATTGAAAATGGTGATGGTGGTTGGAGTGGATGGCATAATGAAGATACAAAAAAAAAGATGTCTGAGGCAAGAAAAGGTAAGATTGTTTCTGACGATATTAAAAAAAGAATGTCTGATGGTCAGTTAGGTAAAAAACACTCTGAAGATACGAAAAAAAAGATGTCTGAATCTAAAAAAAAGATGTCGGATGAAACTAAAGAAAAAATTAGATTTTCCGCTTTGAACAGAAGTGAAGAATATAAAAAAAAGATGTCAGATATTAAAAAAGGTACTATCATAACTGAAGATGTTAAATTAAAAATTTCTCAAAGTAATATTGGAAAAAAAAGGAGTGAAGGTACTAAAAGAAAAATGTCTGAATCTAAAAAAAATATGTCTGAAGAGACTAAGAAAAAAATGTCTTTGAAAGCTAAAGAAAGATGGGCAAAAAATAAAAACAAATAATTTTGTTTTTTGGTCAACTTTTATTACTATTATAAAGAAGGAACAAAATTACTTCAAAACTAAAAAAATATAAGATTATGGAAGAAAGAAAAGAGCGTAATTTTGAGTTTACGTTGAAACTCAACGAACATATTATTGTTCAAAGATTGTTTAATGTTTTCGGTTTTAATAATAAAGCTGTGAACAGTTTAGATTTTAAATATGTTATTGACGATAACATAAGACTAATTCAGGAATCCCTTAAAAATAAGACTCTTGATTTTATGAATGAAAACAGAAACAATTACACTAACAACCCATCATTTGAACAAAATGAACATAGTGATATGTTTGTTTTTACAATAAAAATGAATGGTAAAGAAATTGCTCACCGTGAATTTGATGCACGAATATATCCAGCTACTGTAAGATATAGTGTAGACATCAGAGAGCATATCTATAAAATAATCACAAGTGTACAACGAGTGTTATGTTCTAAAACAGAAAATCTTGAATTGAATTATTTAGAATATAAACTTGGTTAATTTATGGTTGAAAAGATATCAAATTTAAGTGATCTTGGTCCTGAATATCAATTACAATTATTTAATGAAATAATAACAGACCACAAATTTGGTTTATCAATTATTGATATTATTGATAAACAATATTTTCAAAATGAGGCCTTTTCAAAGATAGCCCACATTATTAAGGAATATTACAAAGAACATAATTGCCTTTTAAATTTCCCTGCGTTGAGAACGGAAGTCAATATGAATATTCCGATGAACGCAGAAACATTTAAACAACAACTTTTAGATACCATTGATAACATACAAAAATGTAAAATCAATAATCTAAATGTACAAGATACAGCGCAAAGATTCTGTAAAATGCAATCTTTGAAAAATGCTGTAAACAGTATCAAAAGCAAACTTGATAAAGGTATTCTACAAGATATTGATAATATCGAGGAAACATTGAAGAAAGCTTTAACTTTCAGACAAGTAGATGAACCTATCGATCTTGAATTTGAAATAGATAATGTTTTATCTGATGATTATAGAGAACCTATTCCAACTGGTATCACTGGAATAGATAACATTACAAATGGTGGTTTAGCAAGGGGTGAATTAGCACTTATAATAGCGCCACTTGGAGTAGGTAAGACAACAATGCTTACCAAAATAGCTAATACTGCCTATAGATCAGGTAGGAATGTATTACAAATATTTTTTGAGGATAGTCCTAAAGATGTTCAGAGAAAACATTACTCTTGTTCTACAGAAATTCCGTTACCTGAATTATCTTTGCGTAAAGATGAGGTTAAAAAGAAAATCAAGATTATCAATAATCAAGAAGGTATTGGTAAATTATATATACTTAAATTGTCCGCAGATGGTTGTACCGTTGGTGTAATTAAGAATACAATCAAAAGAATCAATTCTAAAGGCGATAAAATAGATGTATTAATTCTTGATTATCTTGATTGTTTATCAGCAGAAAAAGAATTTGCTGGAGCAGAAGATTGGTCTAATGAAGGTAAAATTATGCGCCAAGTAGAATCAATGACAGCAGAATTAAACATTGCCAGTTGGGTAGCTACACAAGGTAATAGATCATCCACAAGTGTTGAGGTTGTAAAAACCGAAAATATGGGTGGAAACTTGAAAAAAGCACAAATTGCTCACCTTATTGTAAGTGTTGGTAAAACTTTGGAACAGAAAGAAAATGGTAGAGCGACTATAACCATATTGAAAAATCGTATGGGTTCTGATGGAATGATTTTCCAAAACTGCCTTTTTGACAATAAACGTATGCTTATTGATACCGAAGATGTCATATCTATACATGGTTTCGAGGATAAAGATAAGCAAAATCGTCAGAAAAGCTTGAACGAAAATTTAAGATCTAAATGGGAAAAAAATGGCGCAACCCAGTAAATAACAAACTATAAAAAAATATATATAAACCTTGACAAAAATGGTTATATTTATTTTTAAAACCGATAAAAAAAAATGGATATATCACAAAAAATTTTAAGCGACATTACGGTATACATGAAGTATGCCAAGTACTTACCAGAGAAAGAAAGAAGAGAAAGCTGGGAAGATTTAGTAACAAGAAACATGGAAATGCATATTAAGAAATTTCCTATGTTAAGAGATGAAATTATAGAAAAATACAAATTTGTATATGACAAAAAAGTATTACCTTCTATGAGATCACTTCAATTTGGCGGTAAACCAATTGAAATTTCACCAAACAGAATATACAACTGTTTTGGTAGGGAAACTGAATTTATTACATCGGAGGGAACAAAATCATTTAAGGATTTTGAACATGGAGATATTATAACTGTTTTAACACATACTGGTAGTTGGAAATCAGCCGTTGTTAAAAATTATGGTAAACAGTTTCTATCAACAGCCACCTTTAGTAGGGGTAAAAGTAAAAAAACCATCAGAGTTACCAAAAACCATAGATGGATTTTATTTGATGGTTCTGAAACAACCGAACTTGAATTGAATAAACCACTCTTTCCAACACAAAAAAATGAAAATTTTGACTATAATGGTGCAACACCTATGGAAAGATTATATTGGTGTTATGGTTATGTATTTGGCGATGGTACACTTCTTAAAAAGAATGGTGAAGCTAAATATTCTATGGTTAGATTGTGTGGAGATGAGGCAACTAAATATCTTTACAGATTCAAAGAAATGGGGTTTGAAACATCTACCTCTAATAGTTTGGATGGGGATATTATGGTTTATACTGGTAAATATTTAAAAACAACACCAGATATAAATATAGATGGTTTAAATATGATAAAAGCCTTTATGGATGGCTATTTATCCGCTGACGGTGCTAAAAACCCAGATTGGTATGAAAATAATACATTATCTAAATATAAATCTATACAATCTTCACAGGAAGATCATATAGATTTTCTTAAAAAATATTTGGAGGTTTGTGGTTATTATATTACAAATATTTCTGATTTAACAGGTGAAATAACAAATTTTGGTGAACGACCATTAACTAAAGATTTTTCAATAACAAATCACATTGGTAGTAGACCAAACACATCTTGGTCTATGACTGAAGTTAATGATTCATTTGTATCAGAAGATGTGTGGTGTCTTGAAGTTGAGGATGATAAAAGTTTTGTTTTATCTGGTGGTATTGTGACTGGTAACTGTTGTTATTTACCAATAGACTACATTGATTGCTTTAGTGAAGTAATGTTTTTATTGCTTGGTGGTACTGGTGTTGGTTACTCAGTACAAAGACATCACGTAGAAAAATTACCAGAAATAAGAAAACCAAACCCAACAAGAAACAGAAGATTTTTGATATCTGATTCAATTGAAGGATGGGCTGACGCTATCAAAACCTTGTTAAAATCATATACAGGTGATATTTCTTCAACACCAGTATTCGATTTTTCAGATATTAGACCAAAAGGTGCAAGATTGATTACATCTGGTGGTAAAGCTCCAGGGCCTCAACCACTTAAAGATTGTATTCATAATATTAAAAAAATATTAGATACTATAGAAGATGGTGAAAAATTAACGCCAATTCAAGTTCATGATATTGTATGTTATATTGCAGATGCAGTACTTGCAGGAGGTATCCGTAGAGCGGCACTAATTTGTTTATTCTCCGCTGACGATGATGAAATGATTTCTTGTAAATCTGGTGCATGGTGGGAAAATAACCCTCAAAGAGGTAGAGCGAATAATTCTGCCGTGTTACTAAGACATAAAATAACTAAAGAATTCTTTGATGATCTTTGGTTGAGAATCAAGTTGTCTGGTTCTGGAGAACCTGGTATTTATTTCACAAATGATAAGGATTGGGGTACCAACCCATCGTTAAGGGCAGGTACAAAAGTGTTAACAACAGAAGGGATTTTTCCTATTGAGGAGTTGCAAGATAAAAGTTTTAAAGTTAAAAATTTAAATGGTGAAATATCTGATGCAAAATGTTGGTTATCTGGTAAAAATCAGCAACTTGTTAAGTTAACACTTGAAGATGGTACCGAATATTTTGCAACTAAGGAACATGAATGGCCCGTTTGGGATGGTGAAAAGTATGTTAAAGTTAAAACACCAGATTTAACAAACGGTGATAAATTACCAATAATTAGAGAGAATAAACTTTTTGATGGTAATTTAGGTGGGTATGATGATGGTTTCTTATGTGGTTGGATTATTGGTGATGGTTGGGTTTCAAATAGAAAAGAACATTCAGAATATGGTATGATAGTATCCGACACTGATGATGAATCTAATATATCCGATAAATTATTAAATACATTAAAAACAAATGTTATAACATTTAATGGTAATTTTAATCGTAGATTCAAAAAGGAACACCAAAATATTGAGGAGGAGATGCAAATAGTTCTTGTTGATACACACACAAAAGAGATATCTATAAATAATAAAGAGGTTGATTTATATATTAAAAAGTTTGGTAATGTGGATAAAAACTATGGTTTACCTAAGTCGGTTTGGGTTGATGGTTCAGAAAATTTTAGAAAGGGCTTAGTTGATGCATTATTCAGTTCAGATGGAAATGTAAGTAAAACACAAAAAAGAATAACATTTACATCTTCACATAAACAATTAGTGGATGATTTATCTGAATTATTAGGTTTCTACGGTATAAAATCTAAAATAAAAACATCTAAATCTAAATTAGATGGTTATGATAGTGAATTTACAAGATATGATTTAAGAATATGTGAAACAAGTTCAATAAAACACTTTATTTCCTTGTTTAAATTAACAAATAAATATAAACAAGATATTTTAGATTCTTATAAATTTAGATATAATATTCATGATGATAAACAAATAAAGGTTGAATCCGTTGAATTAACAAATATATATGAGGATGTTTGGGATATTTCTGTATTTGATTCAACACATTGTTTTCAAATTTCTAAATTAATTACAGGTAACTGTTGCGAAATTGCACTAAGACCATATCAATTCTGTAATCTATGTGAGGTAAATGTTTCAAATATTGAATCTCAGGAAGACTACAACGAAAGAGTTAAAGCTGCCGCATTTATAGGTACATTACAGGCTGGTTATACAGACTTCCATTATCTTCGTGAGATTTGGAAAAGAACTACTGAAAAAGAGGCTCTAATTGGTGTAGGAATGACAGGTATCGGTTCTGGTATTGTATTAAACTACGATATTAAGGGAGCAGCTAAACTTGTAAAAGAAGAAAATGCTCGTGTTGCGGCAATTATAGGTATAAATGCTGCCGCAAGAACAACAACAGTTAAACCATCAGGTTGCCAAATACCATCTACTGAAATTAGAACAAATAGGGGTACGTTATCACTTGATGATATATTCAAATTAAATGGTGTTGACTTGGGTACTAAACTAAATGAATATCGTGAATGGTACGATGTTACAGAAGATATTAAAGTTTATAATTACCTAAATGAAGAAAAAACTATAACTAAGTTGTTTGTAAATGGTTATGAGGAAACAATAGAATTTGTTATGGAAGATGGTACTGTTATTGAATGTACACCAAACCATAAATTTATGATGGTTGATGGTACATGGAAAGAGGCTAAGGAAATCACAGAAAATGATGACTTTTTAATAAAAATTTTCTAAATTCAGTTCGTTTCACTGTTGTTAGACTATTTATATAAAATGAATAGTTATGGCATCAGTGAAACAATCTTGGATTAAAAAGTATGGTGAATTTGAGGGTTTAAGGCTCTGGGAAGAACGTAAAAAATTATCAGCTATTACAGAAGATAATTTAATTAAAAAATATGGTTTAGAAGAGGGTTCTTTGAGATGGTTAAGTTACAAAAATAAACTAAAAATTCGTGGTACTAAGAAATGGTACGTTGATAAATTTGGTGATAAAGATGGTACAAGCAAATGGTTAGAAAAAAACTCTAAATTATCTGTTAGTGAAGATACGTTAAAAAATAATGGGTTCTCTAATGAAGAAATAGATATTATTAGAACTAAACATCAAGTAAAATCCATTAGGTCGATTGATAATTTTGCTAAAGAGTGTGGTAACTACGATAAGGGTGTTGAGAAGTATAATATTTATCGTGAAAAAAATAGATTAACATCTTCCTGGGGATTAAATTATTGGATTGAGAAGTGTAAAGGTAATATCGAAGAAGCAAAACATAAATTAACCGAACACCAAAGTAGAAATATTGAATGGTGGAAAGCTAAATATGGTGAAGTTGATGGTGTAATTAAATATAATGATTGGGTTATACAAACAACTAAAGCCATAATGTGTGGTGATAATGTTTCTAAAGGACAAATATTATTGGAAAATGATATAAGACAATTCTACAAAGGGACTATTTTAGGTTATCAAGAGAAGTACGGTATAATATTAACCAACTCAGAAAAGAAAAATTATAAAATTAAAAATAGTATATTATATCCAGATATAATATTGCCAGACATAAAAGTAATTATCAATTATCACGGTGATTTTTGGCATGGTTCGGAAAATATCTTTAATAACGAAAACCTAATAATACCAAGAGTTAATAAAACAGTAAAAGAAGTGAGATTAATTGATAATGAGAAAGACAACCTATATATCAATCGTGGTTATGCGGTTATCACTGTATGGGAGAATGATTATCAAAAAAACAAAGAAAATATAATAATTGAATTAAAAAATAAAATATATGAAAATAATTAAAAAGGAAATTAAGAAAAACTTTACGGTGGATATTGAAGTTGAGGATACACCAAACTATCAATTAAAGAACGGTATTGTATCGCATAATACAAGCTCATTAGTTCTTGGTACATCTTCAGGTATTCACGCATGGCACAATGATTATTACATCCGTAGAATCCGTGTTGGTAAAAATGAGTCAATATATAATTATTTATATATGTATCATCCAGAACTTATTGAAGATGAATATTTTAGACCACACGATACGGCTGTTATCAGTGTTCCTCAAAAAGCACCAGAAAACTCAATTTATAGAACTGAATCAGCTATAAATTTGTTGGAAAGAGTTAAAAAAATTAGCAAAGAATGGATTAAACCTGGCCATAGAAAGGGTGAAAACACACATAACGTATCAGCTACTATTGCAATCAAGGAAGATGAATGGGATACAGTAGGTACATGGATGTGGGATAATAAAGAATTCTATAATGGATTATCTGTATTACCTTATGATGGTGGAAGTTATATCCAAGCCCCCTTTACTGACATCACTAAAGAAGAATACGATGAAATGATAAATCATTTAACAGCTATCGATTTAACAAAAATAATCGAACATGAAGACAATACTGACCAAAAAGGCGAGGTTGCATGTGGTGCAAATGGGTGCGAAGTAAGATAAATTTTCTTAAGGTGTTGGTATCATCTACCAACACCTTATGGAAATACTATACTATTTATTAATATGGGACGTAAAAATACATCTAAATATTCAAATAAATTTACTATTGGTCAAAAATATGGCGAATATTCTATTATTGATGAAAAAATTATAATTGAAAAAGAAGCTAAAGTAACATGTAAATGCTCTTGTGGTGAAATAAAAAAAGTATCGTGTTACTCTTTAATCAAAGGTACATCAACAAAATGTTTAAATTGTGGTAACTCATTAAAAAAAGAAAATAACCCATCATGGAAAGGGTTTAATAATATACCTGGTAAAGTTTTTAGTAAAATAAAAAGAGATGCTAAACTTAGAAATATAGAATTTAAACTAACAATATCTTATCTAAACGATTTGTTTATAAAACAGAATAAATTATGCTCTTTAAGTGGTTTGTTGTTAGAAAGTACATATAATAATATGACAATGTCTTTAGACAGAATTGATAATAATAAAGGTTATATTGAAGAAAATGTACAATGGGTACATAAAGATATTAATATGATGAAACGGATTTATTCACAAGATTATTTTATATACATGTGTAAATTGGTTGCTGAATGTAATTCAGGAATATAAACTAAATATTTAAATATTTTAAATATGAACCACTCAGTTCTCTGGGTGGTTTTTTTTATTGACTATAATTTTATTTTGATTACTATTTATATTAAATATTTGACATGAATTTCAGGCAAAAAACAATAGGTATAAATTTTCCTTTCCAGGATTCTACAAACGGTGATTTTTTGGATTTAACAACATATCCTGAGAAAGAAATAAAATCTGATTTGGTACACCTTTTATTAACAAGAAAGGGATCAAGATATTTTTTACCAGAATTTGGTACAAATTTATATCAATATATATTTGAACCATTGACGGATAATGTAACAACAGCAATCCAAAATGAAATAAAGGATGCTTGCACAGCATTTTTACCAAATTTAAAAATTAATACAATTAATATAAAACGATATGATACTGATCCAGCATATGTTAATGATCAACAATCACATCATAAAGTAACAGTAACAATTGATTATACAATAACTTCCAGAACTTTTGAGGTTTCTGATGACGTAACAATTACATTCTAATTATGGCAACAACAAATACAATATCATACGGTAGTAGAGACTTTGCTACTTTAAGACAAGAGCAGATAGATTATATAAATAAATATTATCCTGATGTAATCCAAAACTTTAATGATGGATCAATTATGTCTGTCTTTCTTGACCTTGGAGCGGCATTGGCGGATAACCTACATTTTAATATTGATAGGTCATTACAGGAAACTGTACTTGATTTTGCTCAAGAAGGAAGATCGCTGTTTAATATAGCTAAAACTTATGGTTTAAAATTACCAACATTATCAGCAAGTATAGCCGTATGCCAATTCTCAGTTCAAGTACCAGTTTTTGGTGATGCTGAAGACACAAGATATTTACCTGTTTTAAAAGCTGGTACCCAAGTACAAGGTAATGGCCAAACTTTTGAACTTTTGTATGATGTTGATTTTAGTAGTAACCTGAACTCTTCTGGTGCTTTAGATAGAACAAAAACACCAGTTTTCAATAATGGTATATTAACAGCATATTTGATTACCAAAACAGGTATAGTTGTCGCTGGTACAACGAGAATATATACGCAAGTATTTAACAATACACCACCAACACCTTTTTATCAAATAACATTACCAGAAAATAATGTTCTTGATATTGAGTCTGTGATTCACAAAAACGGTATAAACTTCACAACTAATCCTACAGATAACGAGTTTGCTTCACCAACAAACAAATGGTATGAGGTAAATTCATTAGCTGAAAATTCAGTTTTTGTATACGATACAACTGTACCGCCAACAAGTGATGGTATTTACAAAGGTATATGGTTAGATACAAACTATAGATTTGTGAGAGAATTTACACCTACAGGTTTTTGTACTTTAACATTCGGTGGACAAACAAACCAAGCATTCGATATACTTGATTCATTTCTATCTGGTAATAGTATTTCATTAAGTAATTTATTGAACAATAATAGTTTAGGTTATGCACCACTAACAAATACAACAATGTATGTAAAATATAGAGTTGGTGGTGGATCCTCAAGTAATGTTGGCGCTAATGTGATTACATCATTTGGATATTTGAATATAACTTTGAATGGCCCTGATGCGCAGCTTAATGGTATCGTACAAGGCTCTTTGACTGTTACTAACATTACACCAGCTGTGGGTGGAGGTGAAGCTCCATCAATTGAGGAATTGAGAAATTATATATCATATAATTTCGCTGCTCAAAACAGAGCTGTAACATTAAATGATTATAAAGCAATATTACTGGGTATGCCAAGTAAATTTGGTACCCCAGCAAGAGTAGGTGTGAGACAAAATCAAAATAAAATAGAAGTTAATCCAATAACTGTTGATAGTAGTGGCGCTTTCGATTCACAAATAACAAGTGTTATACTCGAAAATATAGCTACATATCTTTCAGAATATAGGATGATAAATGATTATGTTGTTGTAAAACCTGGCGAAGTTGTTGATTTGGGTTTTGAAATATCTGTTGTTGTAGATTCAACATCACAACTTTCAACAGTAACACAAATAATTTCTGCTGTAACCAATGAATTTGTTTCAACTAATAGACAAATGGGTCAAAGTTATTATGTTTACAACTTGAATAAAATAATTTCCCAAATACAAGGTGTTCTTAATTTAAATTATATCAAGGTTTTTAATGAAACAACTTCAGGATATTCACAAAATACTATTAATCAAAACATTTTAGACACCTCAACAGGGGAGATAGATATAACAACAGGTATATTAAATTGTGACGAAAATCAAATTCTACAATTAAGAAACCCTAATAGTGATATAGTTGTAATACCAGTTGTATCAACACCAATTAGAACATTAATATAATATGAGTGATATAAGAATACCGATAAATTTAAATAATAAAAATGAAAAAGTTGTAAGAGTAAACTTAGAACAAGAGTTTGAAACTCTTGATGTTTTGAGTTTGAAAATTACAAGTACCGATGCATATAGAAGAATGTGTTCGGATTTTGGTGTTATTGTCGGTAGAGTTACATTAACAAATGGATTTGGGGTTCAAAATGCTAAAGTTACTGTATTTGTACCAATATCTGCTGACGATCAAGAAAGACCAGAAATAACACAACTATATCCATTTACATCATTGACAGATACATATCCAAATGGTGTAAGATATAACTTGTTACCAAGAGTTAGAGGTGCGAACCCAAGTCATAGAGCGGTTGGTAATTTCCCTAATATAAATGATTTTGTTCATTATCCACAATCTGTTGAGGTTTTTGAAAAATATTATAAATATACAACCATAACTAACCATGCTGGTGATTATATGATATTTGGTGTACCATTAGGTAAACAAGATGTTGTTATGGATTTCGATGTTTTCGATACAGAATCATTTGATATTTCAGCTAATGATCTTGTACAATTAACAACAGTTAATAATGCGTTAGATAGTCTTGGTACATTAATAAGTGCATTTGGTACAACAACAAGTCAAACAGTAGATCCTAATAAAATACCAGATTATACCTATTACGGTAATAACAACTTTGCTGTGGAGATAAAGTTGGACATATCATCTATGCCAAATATATTTCATGGGCAAAAAACAATTAACGTTGCACCATTCTGGGGTGATGATAATTTTTGCGATGTGGGTATAACAAGATGTGATTTTACAGTCAATTTTAAATACACGCCGTCAGCAGTATTTTTTGGTTATCTTGATTCTTTGTCAGGTGGATTTACTATTGATTCGGCAACATACAAGATGGCACAATTACAAGATAACACCAAAGCATTTCCAAATCAACCACAGATACTTGCAACAGATTCATCTCTTGGATATATGAATGGTGATATTTATCCATTCCAAAATCCTAAAGTTGTTGTCTATAAATTGGCGGATGATGGGGTGAGTAGACAAAGAACTGGTGTATATGAATTATCTGTTAATAATGGTATATTTAGATTAGCATTACCAATGTATGAGGATTATTATTCCTATAATGAGTTTGGTGATCTTTTACCATCCAAAGATAAAAAGACAGGTATTCCTACAAAAGGACATTATACATTTGAATTTTATGAAAATTCCGAATCATGGTACGGTAGAAGACAACCAGAGGGCTGGTATTCCAATCCAATATTACCTGGTTTTAGAGTTCCATCAACAAATGATGGAGATCCGAATCTTGGTGGTTGGAATGATATATCGACTTCTTTATTCGAATATGATATACACGATAGAAAAAGAAGGTTTTATACATTAAAAACAACTTATTATAAACATACAATTGATGATGTTAGGGAATCAGGTAATTATGTATCGTGGTTTCCGTATACAAGTCCGTATAAAGTATCTAATGACATCTATTGGAATTATCCAGTTGATTTCAGAGATATTCCAAATATTACAAATGATACAAATAGTATTGATATAATTGGTTCGGTTTTAATGCCAAGGATAAAAATTGATTTACAACCAACAGCATATCCATATCCTGCACCAAATAGTACCGATGATATAATATCACCAGCTGCAATTATTAACATACCATATATTGATGGTTCGGTTACATATAACACACCAATAAAAGAATACGAAAAATACTTGGGTATTGGTGTTGGATTGAATGGTGTTAATTCAGGGGATGTTTTCAGAGAGCTATATAGTGCAGGTAGTTTTTTTAATTCTAATGGCGTATCCACATACGGTCAAAACCTAACATGGGATTATGGTGACAATACAACATTACCAGCACCATTTTTGACTGGTTATGCTTTGGAACTTCAAAATGTTGTTGGTTCCACAGCGAATTCTTATGGTATACAGAATCCATATACTCAAGCCGTAAATTTACAATATACATACGGCCCTTTTATAAATTCAGTTGAAGATATCTTCTTGACAGAATTTATGGATTTTAATGTTGTTGATATTACAGATGATCTTGATGTGTTAATATCTAATGGTGTTTATTCTTCATTCAGAAAAGGTGACATTACTCAGGCAGAAACCGATTATTCAAAATCAATCAATTCGTTTTCAACAACTAACTATAAAGCTAACTTATTCAATAACAATTTCTATTATTTTGGAAGATTTGAACCAAATAATGCATTAAAAGATATTGAATTATATTATAAAGTTAAGAAATAATATGGATAATTTAACAGAAGTATTAGGACAGTATAAAAGCACGGCAAACTCAAATGTTGATTTGAGTACAAGACTTATATTGGAACAACCGTCATCTAATACTATAGAAACAAATTTATTTCTTGAGATTAGTCAAGACAGCCAATTTATATTAGAAAAACAATCCTCTAATAATTTTAGAATATATGGTAAAATTAACCCAATCATTAATACCAATCCTGTAAATAAATCATCCAAACCAGTTGCGGTAACACCAATAACTATCAATAGAAACTTATTGGATTTTACAAACCAGAATTGGAGTGTTGTGTTGTTACAACCTATTCAAGATAACGGATTTAAAGGTCAAAAAATATTGAATAATGTTAAAAATGATGTCACATACGATCTAAATAATGGTTTACCTGCTTTAACAAAAACTCAAAGTCTTAAAGATAATACAGCTGGTTTTTTATTATATCTTGGTCATAATTTTTCCCAAGGTGACAGTGTGTATATAACAAATACAGATCCAAATAATGCTCAATATTTAGGTTCAGGTATATATGAAATAACAAGTGTTAATGGTAATCTTATAACGGTTAACGCATCATTTAATTATAATAAATTTATTACACCAACCAAAGTATATTCACCATTGAATAATGTTGCTTTGATGAATGCTGAAAATGGTTATAACAATATAAAGGTAAATGTTAGTCCAAAAAAGCTACAATCATTTTTAATCAATAATACTCAAAAAGTTTCTACTACAACAACTAACACATTAAAATTTAGTATAAGAAATATAGATTTTAATTTTACACCTGTAGATATAGAAAACTTTGTATCAAATAGACCAAGTATATATAAAGTTGCAAAACCAAGTTATTTCATAAGAAAAATACAAAACAATGAAATATTAGAATATTATGTGAAGAAAGCACAGGTTTTGGCGGTTCTTGATAATTTTGATGATTGTGCATTTTCCCAATCAACTTACGGTAGTATTAATAAAAATTTCATTTTTAAGCAAACAATAAATACAGATTTATTAAGAGATAATTTAAATTATCCATTAAATAATTTGTATATAGGGGTATTCAAAAACGGTAGTACAAGCGATGCAACTTTTGGTGATGTTGAAGCAAATTTTTATAATTTAATAGAATTCACAACAGATTCAGATGGTTTTGAAATGGTATCGCCAGCTAAAACCACGTTATTAGCATCAAAGCCTAAAGTTGGTGATATACACATGATATCATTATGTGAATACAGTCTTGAAAATTTAACAGAAACCGAAATAACACCTATGTATCATAGATTTATACATAATGATGTTCTATTTCACTATAATCCGTTCACAAATATAACAATAAAACATTTATCGAGCTATGTTGAAACTGGTAATAATGTATTGAATATGCCAGATTACGCATCATATAGTTTAACCAAAAAAACATATTTATGGAGGGATCTTTATGATATTGGCGTTGCTGATGAAAATGGTGTTACTGTTGATTTTCCATTCATGAATAATTCATATTATGTTTTTAATAATATTAACTTTATTTTGAATATTGAAAAAAATAAAACAACAAAATACGATTTGAATATCAACGATATTAGCCAGGCCGATTTATTGAACAATGGCGGAATAAATGATTTGAACAATCTTATAAATGATTTAAATTCTATAACTGATACACTAATTGGTGATACAACAAACCAACAAAACCTTGATAATAATCCATTCCAAACATATACAGATAAACCATGCTAACATCAGTATTAAATAATATAGATTTGAATGTTGTTGCCAATATAACAAATCAAGATCAAAGTTCGGATACGGATTTTTATTACCAAAATCTTTTGAATAAAGCTGGTGATAAAACAATCAATGCTATTTTTGACAGTGAGATATATAATTTTAAACCCAAATCTAACACTATAAATTTATTTACATATTTTTTGTCATTTAAAAATATGGATTTGAATCCAGATATAGTTAAGAATATTGAACCAGCATTCTCAACATATTTGAGTTCAGCTAAGAGTATATTAGATACTAATATTACTATATTGAACCCATATGAAATTAAACAGGATAACAATAATTTGGCACCATTAACACCACTTGATGCTAATTTAACACCACAACAAATCAATATCACAAGACCATATTTAGTTACTAATCCAATCGAGGAGTTTATAAAAATTAAACCATTACAGAGTGGTTTACCATTATTTTATGATTCTTTTACATTTCCATTTTCTCAAAAAATCGAAACGTGGAAAAATGATATAAATGGTTTTAGTAAATCGGCTTTCCTATATAACTCTTTTTTGACTATGGAATTCTATACAACACCAATTCCAACAACTCAAAAAAGAATCATGTTTATACCAATTTTTGTTAATGATAGATATATGTATCATGAACAATCTGTAAATGGGATTTATCAAGCAAGACCATCGTTCTCTTTAATCGATGGAGTGGAAGGATTCTCAATTAATTTTTTGAATAGTTATACAACACAAAGTTTTTATGTGAAGTTCAGTTTTTGGGATGCTCTTTCTGGTAATAAAATTCCATTAATCCCATCTTCAATACATAGTCCGCAAAAAAAAGGTGTACAATCTCAAACAACTTTTAATCACAAAAATGAATACTTGAATTATAGCTTCAATTATAATAATAAAACATATGGTATATATGAGTATAACGAGGCTATTGGTGATTATATAATTGAGGCATATGATATTGATCTTTACCAATTATATTACGATGATTATTGGGCTGGTAAACTTGTACCTAATACAAGACCTATAAATTTAAATGAACCAATAATTACCACTGTTGATAATACACGAATATTCAAACCGTCTGTTAATAAAACAAATATTCAAATACCAGATACTAAGCAGTTATTGTATTTAGATAATGATCAAATAAATAATTATTTTTCCCAAATATCTGATTTTGATTATGATGTTAATATAGCAAACAGAAGTATTGGTAAACATACTGTAATTAATGATGATAAAACATCTGGGTTCATAAAAACAACATTAAAGAATAATTTGGTGAATAATCAATCATGTATATCCATCAAAAAAATGTTCCCTTTTACAAATAAAATTATTAGTTATCAAAATCTTGGTGAAACAACTATAGATGTAAATTGCTATGAACATTTGATAGATAGTATAAAAATAACAAATAATGGAACTTCAGATAGTTTTTATATAAATAAATTGTCACTTAGTAATTGCACTATAAATCATAATCCATTACAATATCTTGATAATTACCAGTTTCCAGGTAACACCCAACAAATTGTTTTTAATGATAATAACGTCTATTCAATAGACAAATACAATAAAAAAAGAATTATTGCAGAATCATATATTACATATTCTGATATATATACTACAAAAAATAATCTTTTTTCAGATCAATTTACTGCTTTCATCTCAGACGATTCTTTGATAAATACGTATAGAGAAGATTCAAGTGTCTTGAATGGGTTGGCAGATTATATAAATAAAAATTATTATAAGTCAAATGATGAAAATTATAATTGGGTTTATTATGTAATCCCAAATGGCCAAACTTTACAAAATCTTATTGATGATGCAATTCAAACCGCAACAATGGATAATGAAACTTATTATAATAATATCTTTAATATTGACCTAACAGATTTGAATGATTTGAATCGATTGTTTGATTATTATTTAAGTAGTGATAAAATGTTGCAGAAACTATTTTTTCTTGTATATGGTGGTGATAATATAATAGGGTATAGTGATTATATCTTAAATAAATTTAAAACTAATTTTCCTGGCTTTGTTAACTTGACACAACATTTGTCAAATGATATCGATTTTACATCGCTTAATACTAATTATAGTAACTCTGATTTGACAAAATATTATGAATTCGAATATAGAAATTCAGGAATTACAACTGGTAGTACGTTACAAGGTCTTACCGATTATATACATGGTAGTACGTTACAAGGTCTTACCAATTATATACAAAACAATATAGTTAAAGATACCAATAATTATTCAGTGCAATCAGAAATTGGTAATCTTAGAACTTTCATGTTGGGTATAACTGCGGAGTACGAATTCGAAAATACCACATCAATAAAACCAAATGATAGTATAGATATAAACCTTAAATTTTTTCTTGGTGAATTTGCTGCATACTTTATTTATAACCCATATAATGAAATTACAATAACAGCTAATCTTAATTTGGAATTGAAAGATTCGGTTAAAAATAAAATGGAATATACCATCCCAATAAATTATACACTTAAATTGAGCTAAGATATGCAAATATTAATAGGAAATACAGATTATAATATCTTAATTGGTTTGGAATCAGTTGTATCAATAACTGGATCATATATTAATGCTAATAAATTGACAATTGATACAATAGAAAATATGCTGGATAAATCATATAATACAGCAATTTCACCAAATAGATACGCATTAGATAAATCGGTTTTAAATAGTTATACAACAACACAAAACGATAGTGCCACATTAAACGTAAAAGTAGTAAACCAAACTACCGTACCAGCAAGTTTAACAACAACACCTGTAGACTTAAAATCATATGAATATATTAAAAATTATTTTAATACAACAAAGTATGTTTTTGTTACTGGTACAACCACAAGTAAATTTAGTAACCTATATAATTCTTATTCGGATATCGATTTGGATGTAAATAACCGACCAAATACAATTTTGATAACAAATTCTTCTGGGGCAAATTTTTATAATTCTGCAAATGTGGTAAAATCTGTTGATGTAAATTCACCATATAAATATAATACTAATTCTGTCAAAGGATTTTCTTCTATAAGTCAGTTGAATAACGCTGTAAATTCATCCAAAACCCAGACAAATACAAATACGACATCAAATTTGAAAAAAATACATGTTCCTATCAAAATATCTGGTACCGACCAATATGGTATGATTTTGAATATTGGCGATTATCTTGAATATGTTTTGTATATTGATTCTAACTATCCTATAAAATATATTGATTTTCCTGATGGAACAACTACCTTTATGTATAGACGAGCTGACGACACTCCGCAAAATAATGCAAATGTTGTTTTATATCCTGGATTAATTGAGGAACCTAAAATCTTTAATCAAGTATTTATTGATAGAGGTGTAAATAACGCTTTCGAACCAGTTATAAGACTGAAAAACGTTAAATCGGTGTCAGAACTTATGAAAATTGGTATAAATTATTATAAAATGAATTCGCAAGGGTTCAATTTTAAAAATGTAAAATAAAATATAAAAAATATTTTAATATGGCGATAGGAGTTTATGGTGTAAAAAGACCAGCAGATGTGGATCCGATAGATGTTGAGGTTATAGTAATTTACACGCCAACCAGAAATGCTACAGAAAACCAAATAATTACAAAATTAAATGGTAGTGATGTTTTGACACCAGTTTATAGTAATTCAACGCTTGGTGGCACAAACGTTGAAGTTTTAGGTGGATTATACAACCTTAAACTTCCAGTAACAACATTCAATGCTAAAGGATTTTATACAATATATGTAAGACCAACTCAAATAAGGGTTACAATAGCTGATTGTGCCCAACTTGCAACATATTCGGATGTACAAGGTTTAGTTTTCGATAGAAACTCTGTACCAACTGAATATATTAGTAAATTTACTAATAATGGCCTTGATGGTTATAGAGTAGAATATTTAAATGCTGATGGTACTAAAGTTAGAAATCTTTATAGAATTATAACATCCTCATTTATATCTGAACCAGTACAAGTAAATACAGCTAATTCTTCTCAAAAAAGCATTAAATACATTTACAATAATACAGGTAATATGTTATTTTGTACTGTAACACCTAATGCAGCCCCAAGTTTTAAACCTACAGCGACCCCTTTTATTGGTAAAAAAGGTCAAAGTGTTATTATAACAAATACCAATTTTGCACCAGAAATATTTGAGGTTGAGCTTGTAAATTATGATCTTGAGTCATTGGCTATCGCACTATACGGCGATCAAACAAAATCTATCGATGATGGTATTTACACGTTATATGACTCAAATAAAAATATATATGCCCAATACGATCTTTATGAAATTAGAGACAATTTAAATAATAAATTATACGAGGTTAGACGTAAAAGAACAACTATAGATAATTCGAAAGCTTATAACAATATTATACAATAATGGCTGACTTGAGTTTTAGTAGTACACCAATAATTGGTGATTTATTTGATACCGCACAAGAGGCGCTTACACGTTCAGCCGAATTAGGTTGTAGCGGTTACAGAACTTATATAGTTAACGGTCAAACAAAATATGTACCATGCTCAACATATCTTGAGTACGATAAAACATTAAGATATTACGTTCAACAAGGTAAACTTGCGGCGTTCGGTAAAGACGTTTTTGGTGATAAATTGGTTGGTTTACAATTTGCTAACTCAACAACTGAGGTAGATAAAGGAGATCCTTTTTTTACTCTTGGCAATTTTACACTTGGTAAAAGTTATATTGTTCAAAACACAACTGCAACACAAGTTTCTCAAGCAGACCCAACTCAAAAGTTCACAGCCAATATTATAAGTCAAAAGGCTGGGATAAATTCATCACAATTAGTTGATTTTGTAAACAACAACGTTCAAAGTAATCTTACCGCAACAATATTGTTTGACAAACGCAAACTTGAAAACTATGTTTTATTCTCATCGTTAAAAGAGAGAATAAAAAATACAATTATTGAAATCACACAAGATTTCCCAGGCGGTATCAAAGCGTCACCAATTTCAATATTATATCCGTCTGTAACTAATTATGTTAATTTAACAGCAACTAATAGAGCAACATTCAAAGTTAATATAGGTAATCTGTTTAACCCATTTGGAATTGATTACACATCAAAATCACTTACAAAAGTTGACGATCCTACGCTTACCCCATTGAGAAATTTCGGTAAAAATTACACAGATTTTGTAATTTATTACAATGGTACAGAATACCCAATCATTAGTGTATCACTACCAACATCTACATCTGATTTAGCTAATGGTTTGGTGATTACAACCAACGGAAGGCCATTCTTAGATAAATTAAACACAAACAACGAAGCAAACGTTCTTTTTTATATAAAACCGTCAGCTGAAAAATTTAATGAATTTTTCCAAAATATATCAGATCTTGGACAATTTTTATTGAATTATGATGAAACAACACAAGCATACAAATCTGAATTTGTTGTGCCTGAAACAAATGATAATGGTGATACTGTATTGAACAAAAGAGCAATATATTTTCCAGTTTATGATGAAGTAAACGTAAATTTATTTGATTCTAAGTTTGATGATTTTTTAACACAACTAAATACAATATCAGACGACTTCGATGCATATAAAACAAATTTAATATCAAGATTTTTAACAACGGACTCTTTAAAAGATTTTGATACAGTAGATAAAAAAGCACAAATTATTTTCAACTTATATGGTAGATACTTTGATGACGTTAAAAGATATGTTGACGGCTTAACCTATATGACCAATTTAACATATGATAAGGTTGAAAATATCCCAGATGTTTTAGTAAAAAACTTTGCTCATATGTTAGGTCTTGAAACTTTTGAAATAGAAGATCAAGATACATTAATACAATCATTTTTTAACACATCGGATTATAAATTAGTTTCAGATATCACTCCAGTTGAATTAGATATTGAATTGTGGAGAAGAATTGCTATTAACGCATTTTATTTATTTAAATCAAAAGGTACCAGAAAATCGATAGAGTTCATTTTAAAAATAGCTGGTATCCCTGATTATATAACAGAAATAACTGAATATGTTTACTTAGCGTCAGATAAAGTTGATCCGATTGATAAATTGAACAAAATCTATAATTTATCAGATGTTGTAGATCCTACATATTTACTTGGTGTATATCCTTTTGATGGAGATGGTTATCCTACAATACCATCAAATGTTGCATTTCAAGAATCTGGCGGATATTTGACACAAGATTCCCAAAATGTAGGGCCTTATGACTTTGGTAAGAAATATCTTGATGCGTTCAGAAATTTTGATAGTGTAAAAGGTTTTGATATATTTAGAACCATTGATAACCAAAAATCATGGGTTTATACTGAAACGCCATTGTATAGAGAAAATGACTCTGATGCATACTCAACTTATTATTACGAACAAGACTCAAGATTGTCTATCAATACAAAAGAACTTGAGGTTTATTTGTCAAGTGATAGAATTATAGACCACACAATATACAAATATTATGCGAGTAATAATATTAATATTGATTCAACATTGAGCACTGGATATACAAATCCAATAACACCGAATTCAATAACATTTAATCAATATCTAAGAGAGGTATTAGAAAAATACATACCTGTAGAGACAAGAAAAACGATTGTTACATATCCAACTTTATCAAAAATTTATTTTGATTTCTTGAAATTAAGTGGAGATTATGTAACAAATGCTAAAGCTCTTGAGTTCCTTGGGTTGTTTGATACTCATTGGGTTAACCTTATACAACAGTTTATTCCAGCAACATCAATAATTAATACTGGTAAAAAGATAAGAAATAGCTCACATCTTGATAATAAATTTGTTTACAAACACGGTGAAAATAACGATTTAGCTTGGTTAGGTACTGAAGGTTCAGAATTCCAAACGACTGCTAAAAAACCAGTTTATGAAGGATCTTCAGCTGTAAATTCAGTTGGAACATTAAGACAATCAATCACAGCAACACCAATTAGTGTTGGTTTGGAAGGTTTAATCGGTAAAAAAATTAAAGGTATCGATCCAACAATCAACCAATATTTCGGTGTTCAATATTCCAATTCAGAATATTGTGGTACAGGATTTAATTTTTTCAAGTGGATTTCAAATAAAGATTACACAACATCTGATTACAAAGGTAACATTACAAGTCCTTCAGGTGCCACAACATCAACAAGTTTATTGTATAATTTAGATACAACAAAACTTAGAAGATATGGTGTATTTGTAACATATCATGGAGAATTATATCGTCTGAACACGGTTGCTGCTATAAGAACTTATGCGGCAAATTATCCTTTTGGTACATCATTTTATAATAGTGTCGGTACAATTGAACCATTAACAACTATTGTTACATCAGGTACAACATATTACCAAACACCAGATCACTCACATTTTATTTATAAAAACAACTCAACAAATGCTGTTGTTTTAACTTATAGTGGTAGTCCATTATATACACACATACCAAGATATACTAATGCTAAAACAATAACTTTCCCAGATTGTGATGGTGTCAATAACCCATTACCAAATAGTGATGAACGTGAGTATTTCTTGAAATCTATTAGTATGGGGTTTGCTCATATTGATATTGGTATTAATTTTACATGTCCATCACCTCCACCACACGTTTGTTTTTATGATTACTCTGGTAGAACAATTAGTTTAAGTTCATTCAACTCACGTACTGGAACTACATACCCATCAATAGCAAATTATGTTGATGAATACGGAACACATAGAACGATTAGACAACCCAAATATTATGGTTACTCTAAAAATATCGGAACATCTAAACCTTCAGACTACGTTTTTGGTAAGTCTGGTAATTGGATTACACCATATAAAAAACGTAAAATATGGACTTTAGGTACTACCTATTATAATGGGGATTTAATTGAATATTTACCAACACCAAATACAACATATGTTGTAACAGGTACAACCGTAATTACAGGAACATCAACAACACCTGTGGTAAGTCCAACAAGTGGTTTGAAAGTTAGTACAACATATCTTGGTGATATGTATCAAAATTATTCTGGTAGAACAACTACAGACCCTTTGATGCATATAGATCCAGCTTATATTAATAAAATCAACCTTGACCCAACAAAAAATCTAATTTCGATAAATTTAAATAAAGCATTTAACTTACAATATGTTTATTCTGGTGCAACATCAGGAACAACACTTGTTGTAAAAGACACGGTTCTTGACCATGTTCTATATATGAATGATAATTTTATATTCGATTTTGATGGTTTTTATACTATTAATCCTGATAATGTAGGGCCGTTTTATGAACCTCGTGCTGATGAAGCTTTAATATTAACATTAAATGATAGTCTACCATTGGTTGCAAATGAAAAGAATTATGTGTCGATACAATCATTGAATACCAATTTTTCAACCGTATCTGATAATATAGCTCTATCTGTTTCTAACCCTGGATTTTTTCTTGTCAAATATAATTCATATTTAAAATTTGATTTCCAACTTTATTTTGAATCATCGTTAAATATATCACAGACAGTGAATTTATATTTACTTGACTCTAATGGTATTGCTGTAGAAGCTCAACAGTTTTCTTTTTCTGGAAATGATTTACCTGATAATAGAATATATAATTTTATATACGAAGGTGGGTTCCAAAAAAATCAAAAGTTATATTTTGCAATAGAACCAGTTACAAATGATTGTACATTGTCAAGATATGAGGTTATTGATTATGTATATAATGAACCTGATAGAAATTTATATAACCCAGTTGATGACGGTAGATTTAGAGTAGCTTTCAACACTGGACGTAAAGTGAATTACGGTACGGATATAGAATATGGTTTATCGATTGCACCATTAATTGCTAAATATGATGCTCAAACAGGTACAACTACAACAAATTCTATTGTTGGTGTGGATAATTACACATATAGTGATAGTTCACCATATACAAATTATTATTTCTTAAATACACCAAGAGTTGCATATAATCACTCAACAGATCCTGTATTGATGTATAATAAATTGTATGTTGATTACTATAAAAAACTAACAAATGATCCTGTAATTACTGATCAACAAAAAACATTATATGATAAAGATATTAAATATGATAAAGTAGATTTCAATTTTAATATTATAACGAAAAAATTACCATATAGTATACCGTCAACTAAAGGATATTATGCCTCTGATAGCGTTTATAATATAACAGCAGCTGATTATTATCTTGGTAATGTACCAGAATTCTACGAAGGTGGTTCGGTTACAAATAATATCATAATTGGTAAACAAATTGGTAGAAGATACTTTACAGTTGATAATTATAGCACATACGAACCGTCTAAATCAACTTTAAATAATAAAACTATTATTGGTACTGGTAACACTCAAAGTGTACAACTTTTTCAAGCATATGATTCTGGTATTTTAGATTATACAAGACTTGACTTGAATAACACCAATAATATTTATGGTACAAGAAGAGTTCAAATTACAGGCACAACTTATGAGTTGGAAAATGAAGTTTACAGTACAGATATATATCAACAAATGTTATCTGTAGCTGAATACTTCAATCCTGCAATTATGAATTATAATCTCAATGACATTGTTAAAGTGACAATTAACAATTACAAAACGGTTGTTGTAAGTACAGGTGGGACTTATAGTATTAAAACAGTAAACGTTGATAGATTATATGTTTGCGTTGAAGATATTACACCATACCATTGTTATAAAATTACATCTGGAACTACGGTTGTACCATACAAGATTAATGAAATATATCAACCTAATGGTTCACATTCATGTTTTGAAGAATTAACGAAATTTGATCCAAAGAATTTTAGTCCTTGGGGTTATGAAAGAGTTTTTCATTATCATGTTAACCAAACTAATATATATCCATTCACAAACGATAATACAATAAATTATATCGAAACAGGTTCCACACTTAATTTATCGTTTGGTAATTTAGTTTTATATGCTGGTAACATATATAGGTTTATATATAATAAACCAATGATATATTATACTGGTGTAACTGGAAATTCAAACGGTAGAATATGGAATAGTCATGATACTGTTATAGCTTTGAATGTAAATGATTATAAATTGTATAAAAATATACGTAGTTCTGTACCATTTTCATTTTCAGATGATCCTATTACTAACACTTACGGCCACTGGACTTCATTAACCACTGGTGGTACAGTATTTAATGCAACAAACCCTTTCAACAGTTACCCTGGGCCTTACTCTGGTACACCACGAAGAGATTTTAATACAGCAATACGTTTACCAAATTTAATTCCAGCAGACTCGTTAGGAAATTTGAAAGGATGGAAATTACAAGAACTTACTAATGTAGGTGGTTCAGATTACGATGCTCAGGTACCGACAGGTTCTACAGGAACAATTGCATCTTATTCCACATATATTGATATAGGTGAAATTAACCAAATTAACGTACTCAAATATTATAAATTCGCCAATTCATCAACTTATTTTAATACACCTTTCGTGGTAGGTGATTATATCATGAACAATTCTGATATAACACATGCTGGTTTTACAACTAATAATAATTTAATAACTGGTTATACTGAATCATCAATACCTAATAGGTATTACTATAATATAAATGCAACCTATAATAGAAGTTATGATTATGATCCTTCTGGGTTGCCTGGATGTTTTGTAAGTGATTATTATAATGAAAACTTTTCACCAATATTTGAATATTTATGCAACGGTAGTGCTATAAATTGTCCGAGAGAGTTTTCATTAACAAGAACATATAATCAATATTCTTTATATCATGTTTATAAATATGCTGTATCAAGAGGTGTTCTTTATAGTTACATCAGTAATGTTGCTTCTGTTATGACATTATTACCATTCCAGGATACGGCAAATTGGTCAAAATCTGATTTCTGTCTTGTTGAATCATTCAAATTCTATAAAGATAGAACTAAAGTAAGTGTTTATGAATCAGACAATTACGATTTAACTGATGCTGTTAAAAATAATTTGTATATCTACAGAAATAATTTAACGTTAAAACCAAATTTCACTAATCATGATTTTACAGGTACCACAATAAATGGTGTGGTTAATAATGGTGTAGATGCGAGATTAAAAAATGCGTTGGATAAATATTATGATGCAAAAGATAACACTTTAAATGGTGTCAAGAAATACGGTTCTGTGGGTTACAGACTTGCTGGAAGCGATATTATCTTGGATTATTATTTTGATATAGATGTTGTTGGTTTACCTAAAACAGGCGAATTTATCGCTAAATTAAGTATAAGCGATCCATGTTCTCATAGTGCGTCCATAATTTTTGGTATTCTATTCCAATCAAACGTTGCTTTACTTTCTACGTTAAATTCGAGCTTAATGGCTCAAAATGTTGTATCCTCACCATCAACATTTGTATATGGTTACAACATCAGAGTCATCGTGAATCAAAATGGTGCTTCACCAGTTTATGCTGTGTGGACAAGTTCTTCTGGAAGTGTTTCAGGTTCATCTACCTTAAATAGTGGTTCTGTATTTGACCAGGTAATCAACGTGGCACCTAATGACACATTGACATTAACCTTTACTTATAGTATTTTAAATTCTTCATCAATATTTGATAGTGCATATTACAATTCGGTTTCATTATTTGATAAGACAACAAACAATCCTATAAGTACAGCTCAGGTGGTATCATCATCAAGTATAAGTGGTACAAATGAAACAAGAACTGTAATATTACCAAATGTTACAAGAAATGAATTAATAACATTAAACATTAATGGTTTGAATGGAACAAAAACAAGCCATTTTACAATACCAAACCAATTTACAATATAATCAAAAACAAAATATTTATTATAAAGATATGAGCTATATTTTAAAAAGAAATCAACCGTTAGTGAATGTAAAACTCACAGATTTGGGTAGAATAAACCTTGCATCTGGAGAGTTGGACTTCTCAACATTTAGTCTTGGAGATGGAGAAATGGATTATACGAATAGTAATATTCCATCTGTAAATATATTGAGGCCAGTTGATAATAACCACGATATATTATTTCCTGTAAGTTATAACGGTTCAACATATAAAGTACCTATAACAACAATAACACCATATCCAATAATATCAACAGCAACAGCTAAGGATAGAGGATTTTTCAGTGGGTCAACTCACAACTTAATTGACTATACATTAACATCATTGTATAACCTTACTGGTATTATATCTGGTAATACAAATTCAATAAACTTAAAATACGTTGATACCACCATATCTCCAAACTTTGTTGATTTCGGTGTTGGTACAGGTTATACCACAAGCCTAATGAATACTGGTTATACTCAAAATGTAAAACAAGGTGATTATTTATTTTTAAAATTCTTACAGCACGATTATTATACAGGTCATACCGCTAATCTAACACCATATATAGATGCGGATCCTATACAATATTTGATGTATCAGATTACAAGTGTAAATTCTGGTACAGATTTAGTTTTAACTGGTATAACAAACAACCAAATGATTAATTTTGGTCTTGATAGAAATTTACCACCATTTGCTAAAAATTGTCGTGTCAAAGGTTTTATTTATCCTGGTACAAATACGATACCAGATTATTATGATAAAACAACACCAATAGCTTATTGGTCAAATGGAGTATTAGATTTCACAAGCGATCCAAGCCAAAGAACAAAAGTTGATGTTCCTGTTTGGAATATGAACATTGTTAATATAAGAGATTTAGCAGGTCTTGATTTAACCAAATATAAAGATTCTGAGTATTCCAACGGTAAAAATTATGAAGGTACTGTAATTGAATATCAGTATTTATCGAATGTGTATTTAACAGTTAACCCTCTTACAATAGTTACAGGTACAACAAAAGGTAACTCACAAGTTACAGGGTATACACAAACAATAAATAAAGTTGGTATAATTCACTATACAAATAACACAATTGATAATTTTTATGGCGAGGGTTTTTATGAAAATTCATTGACGCTCACTTTACCATATTTAATGTGGCATAAACAACAATTTGGCGGTACTGGATTGGGTAATACTATAGGGTATACCTTCATTTGTGACTCAACACTGAAAACAATAAACGGAACTGTTCAATATTACGATTTGATTGATCAGGAAGCTGATGCTAATGTTGTTGGTAAAGTTTTAATTAATGAAAAAATTATTTTGATTGAAGATCCAGAATTAATAACTGCGATGTCATATAAAGCAAATAGAAACTGGACATTACCAACTCCAAAAGTGTCACTTGTTGACGTTGGACATTGTGTGGGAGCTAATATAGGTGGGGCTTTACAACCAAATGAAGCTATACATTTGAGCTATTATTTAACAAATTCAAAAAATGTTACTGGCATCCAATGTGAGAATTATCAGACAATGGAAAATGTTTATACTAAAGCTCAAGATATATTATTCCAATTCCCTAAAAAGGCAACAACAACCACATATTCTGAATTTTCATATTTGAAAGATTATGGTTCTGAAAATGGGTTAGGCTTTAGCGCTGATAATATTTATTTATTATGGCAAAAAACAGCAATAGGTGAAGTTCCAGATCCAACAGAATGGAGAAAATATAATTTAGGTCAATTTATTGGTACAAATGGATGTTTGCCTGTTGGAATACCTTCACAACAACAATTTTATTTCAGAAAAGATACAATTTACTTACCAAAAAGTCCATCAAATATAACAACAACATATCAACCAATAGGTGATGTTTTGGTTTTTATAAGTTCTATTGCATCGACAGGTTCTTTATTGAAACAAGCATCATCAGCGGCAAATGTTGGTGTTGATGGCGATTATTGGCAGTATCCATTAAGTGTGACTGGTTCTACAAACGGAACACCTATTTTCAAAATTAATCCAATTTTTAATACATCTGGTTATTACGTTGAACTTGGTTATTTATATGGTTCTACAACAACAGCGAGTACAATTACTCAAAGTGTTACAACACCATCATCGTTTTCTGGATATACATATTTGAATGGTATTTATTTAAATGGTTCTGGTAATGTTTGTCTTACATTAGATTACCAACCTAATAATAATACGGTTTATTTATTCAAAAATGGTAATTTGGTATCGGATAATAACTATGGTGTTTTTACTACAGGTACAACTGCTAATAGAAGGGTTGAGCTAACTACTTTTACACCATCAGCTGGTGATGTTCTTACGCTTTATTACCTCGATAATAGTGGAGCTTATACAACAACCGCTCCAATGACGGCATCAAATATAAATAATTTATTAGCATATATTGATAAATCCATAATAGATAATAGTGTAAATGATTACTATGATATTGGGACTATTGTTTCTTTACCAACACCAACAAATATTACAGGATTAACATTTGGTGATGAGGTATTCTTTTACGGTAATGTGCAAACAGATATTAAAGCCACAACGTATAAAACAATCTTTACATTTAATGTGTTACCTAATACATTTGTAACATCACAAAACCCTACTTTTGACTCTAATAGAAATAAAGTAGCTTTTACGGAAGTCGGTATTTATGATGCAAGCGATAATTTGGTGGCTATTGGTAAATTTAGTCAACCAATAACAAGAAAATATAATTCGGATATTATTTCATTACAAGCAACAATAGATTTTTAAAATGGGTTATATTACAGGAAATACTAATGAATTTGTTGTGTATCTTACAGATGCAGGTAAAGATGCTTTATATCGAAATAATAATGTTGGTGGATTGGCCGACCTTATTACCCAATTTTCTTTATCGGATACGGAAACAAATTATAATGTTTTAGCGGATTCTTCTTTTGATCCAAATTTAGTTAATCAAAATGTAATTGGTATTACCAATTCAAGTGGTTATACTAATGGGTTTAAAGAAGTATTCACTGTACTCAAAAATCGTGGAGATATTATTGATAACAAAAATGTAAACCATGCATTGTTGGGTATAAACAAAACTAATTTCAGAGATTTTATATTATATAATCCAGAATTAAATATTTACAGTAGTTATGCCGCAATGACATATAAAGATGTTGATCCGTATAGACAATATGATTTATCTGGATTAAATGGTATATACTTAAGAACAGCCTACGGTTCCTCTGTAACTTTAAGTGATTTAATTCAAAATTTTGACTTATATCCTGTAGATAATATTGCGGTGAACAAATATCATTATATCAATTCTAAGTTGCAACAACAAACTAATATATTTGATTTATCCTTTATAGGTTCAAATGCATTGGCTAAATCTACAGATAATTTGGCATATAGTCAAATTATAAAGGGTGATGAATTAGTAATGGGTGAAAATTATCATGCATATTTTGATTTTTATTTCAGGTTTTATGGTGCCGAAAATTTGGTTTATAACCCAACAGGTACATCTGAAAATTTGACTATCAATCTATTTATCGTTCTTGGTACTAATAAAGTACCTATGACTTTGAGTAATTTGCAACAATATAGAACTACTGGTACAACATATAATTTCACAAACGATATATTATATAGATGGATACCAAACCCTTATACAATAGGTACTGATCCACCTTATAGACAACCATTAGTTTACTTGTCAGGCTCTAATCAACAAATAACATTAAATTATTCGGAAAGAAGTTATTCGTATCTAACGAATTCATATATGATTAAAGACCATTTTGATGATTACAATAAATCACCTATTGGATATAATTTCAGAGTCAAAGCAAGTTTGGATTTATCTCAATTTTTCTCATTGAATCAATGTAAAAATACTAAAGATTTTTCAATACTTGTACAGTATTCGAAACTATCCGATAATTATATAAAAAATACGTATGTAACACATACATACACATTATAATATATGGCAAAAAAAAGAATAAGTGTTGGTTTGAGTTCAGTTTCAAGAACAACGACAGGTGGCAGCAGTTCTGGTGGTACAACATTACCGACTGTTTGGGGGTTTACGCCAATATCATTCCCATCAACATATACTATTACAACATTAGTCCAAACAAATATATTTGAACCAGTATTTGAATTTTATATTCCTAATTCAGAATTTTACTTGAATACTCCTGGCGTGAGTGTTGCCAGTGTCGCAAAATCCGCAACAAATATAGAGGACGGCACATTAAATATTATGAATAAAACTAATCAAATAATATATTATAAAAGTTTAGTTTTTAATAATGCCACTGTTAGGAATCCAAATTACGTTAGCTACAACAAAAATCTTATAGTAACAAAAACAGATACAACATATGATGATAATTATGCATATGAAATTTATAGTGTGTCAAAAAATGAACAAAGAACAACTATAAACACACGTTCAATAAGTTCACTTGTAGCTCCTACATCAATATTGATTGGTTATTTACAAGTGAGATATCCAATAGAATATTATAGTGGAAGTGTGTTAAAGATAAATCCTTTTGAGTGTGTACCTATTTCGGTGAATTACCAGGTTTCTGGAGTTGGCGATCTTACAACACAAATTTATGGGCAAACTTCCGATGCACCAAATAGAAAAGTTGGTACATTCGATTTCAATTTTTCTGTACAAACATATGATAGTGATCCAAATAGTATAACATCAACACCTAATATTTCATCACAGGATTTGGTTGTATCAATAAATCTTGTAAATACTGGATATATACCACCAGTTTACAACTATACGTTTACACCACCATCGACTGGTACTGGATACTTACCAGCAATTAGTGGTGTACCAACATTAAGTGTTTAAAATTAAAAACTGTGATATTTATAATAAAATATACTTTAAATAAATAAATAATTAATTAAATTTAATAGAAATGGGCTTTATAAACATTAATAATTTACCTCAAACACCACCAATCCCTGGTGGAGAAATGACGGTTTACCTCACAATGGCAGGTAGGGAAGCATTGTTAAACAATGGTTTTAACCCAACACAATTTTCAATATCTGACATGGATGTAAACTATTTGGGTAATCAAACATTAAACCAGGTTACGAATGATTTAACTGGTGATTATGATGATATTATATATTCATTATCTAATAATGTAACAATAAGTAATCCAATAATATATAAATAAAAATTATTAATATGAACAATATATTGAAATATAGGCTTCCATTTTATAGAAGAAAATTAAATAGTGATGGTACCGCTACATTTTATTTAAAAACTGCGCCAGCTAATTGGCCACAAAATGGCGATACTGTCTTAGTTTCCCATACTGAGGTTCCAAGTAATAGTAATCTTGCGAGTAGACTATCAGCTTTGTCAACAAATACTGTTGGAGCAATAGTATCATCAATTCCTCCAACAACACCAGCATCTGATACATTCACATTACAAACAAATGATTATTATAGTGTATTCATAATATTGAATTATCTTGATAGTAAATTGGCTATTGATGTGTATGGTGGGGGTGATTGTGCAGGCTTCATCGAATATGATGTTAATCCAACAACTTATACAATATTGAAAAACGTTGAAGCTACAGCAGTTGTTACTGATGTTGTTCCTTATGATTTGGAAGAAGGTTTTAATTCTCTTTATGCGTCTCAAAACGGATTTACTGGTTCAACAGAAAATGTTGCACCAATGTTCTTTATTGAAAGAGATGCAACTAATAGTATATTTGCAAACACTTTGAAAGGGTTAAACTTACCTGTTTCTGATGCTGAATTGATGAAATATACCAGAACTCAGTGGGGTTATAAAACCGCTGGTGTTGGTACAACAAGCAATACATTTTATGAAAATGGTATTTCATATGTTTGGAACCCAATAACAACAAGCACATTACCATCTGGTGTTTCTGCAACAGATTTGATAACAAACCCAAATATATCAGGTTCTACTGGTGAGCACTACGATACTGTATTACAAACGATTGGTTCTTATGAATATGTTACTGATTATGGTAAATTACCTGTACCAAATAACCTATATTTGGTTATGGAAATACAACCAAATCAATATGGTGAAATTATTGATGGTAAATCTTTGAAGATTACATTACCATATTGGTCTGGTACAACAACAAGTCCAACAAAACAATACCTTGGTATATATGATTCATGGGCAGGTTCACCTAAAACTATTGAATTGTATGGTACATACAACAAATCAGGTTTGATTGCTGGATACGATTTAGATACAACCACATCTGAAAAGGATTTAACAGTTAAAGATCTTGGCCAAAAAATAGATTTATCACAACCAGTTTCGAATTATCAAAGTAATGTTTGTTTATTATTCTCAGACACTTTTGGTGAACCATATGAAAATCCAACTGGTAGTTGGTCAGATGGTCACCTTGACGTAATCGATGGTGTTAGAGTATTCAACACAACAACAAGAGCTAAAAGTTTGTATGATAACCTTAATGACACATGTGTTGGTATAGCATATCTTGACAAAGGGTTTATTGTTATTACACATCCAAAAATTGTGGACAGTTTCTATGTAAATGCGTTTAATGGTGAAATGTATACTGGTGGTACTTTAACACAACCTATCAAAGAATATGATTTTTACGGAAATACAGCATTAAATACAAACAAGTATAGACACAATAGTACATCTGGGGCTGGTCTTAGAGTATATCCTTCAGGACATACAACTACAATGATATTTACTGAAGATAAAAATAGAAACACTCAGTGGGAAAATACAGAATTTATATACACAGGTGTCACTGGTTCCGCTCACTCAAGCTCAATACCGTATATAGAATACTTAAGTTATAACACAGAAAAATCTTTAAATATTGTTTGCTTAGCATCAACAAATGAATTTTATACAACAACAAACGATACAGCAAAACAATTATTGAATGTTGATCCTTCTACAGATGTTGTAAGTTTTGGTAGTACACAAACACCAAATTATCCTGTAATTATCTCGCAATTAGGTTTGCATGATGCTGACGGTAATCTATTGGCTGTTTGTAAACCAACACAACCAATAAAAAAATATTGGTACGATGTTGTGAGTTTCAACGTCAAGATAAGACTTTAATAGAATTTATGAATAAAAAAGAATTAATACTGGGATTAGACGTATCGACAAAAACTATAGGTGTATCACTGTTAGATATAACAGGTGAATTATTGGAATTAACACACATATCCCCAAAAGCTAAACCACTTCCAGAAAATAAGACTGAGGAGTTAATAAAAAAAGCTGATATATTTTCGGTTTTTATCGACAAATATGTTGGAATGAATATAAAATATATTGTTATCGAAGAGCCTCTTCTGAGATCCAACAACGTAAACACTGTTGGTACTTTGTTACGTTTTAATGGTATGGTAACTAAAATATGTTATGATAAACTTGGTGTAGTACCAGAATACATTAGTACATACGAAGCAAGAAAGAATGCTTTCCCAGACTTGATGCAACCAAACGCAAAAGGTACAAAAGTACTTTTTGGTGGGTATCCTAAGGATATTGATAAAAAAGCTGTCATTTGGAAAAAAGTTGCTGAAAGAGAACCACATATTGAATGGCAAAAAGACAAAAAAGGTGACCTTAAAAAAGAAATGTATGACGCAAGTGATGCTTATTGTGTTTCTTTAGCATTTATGCGCAAAAATAATTTTATATCCGAAACGGTATAAAGTTTGGTTTTGTCATTTATTTTTATTAGTTTTGGTGAAAACCATGCTATCTCACGATTTACAAGAAAAGGTCGATGAATTAATCGATTTATTAGAGCAGTTCCTTGGGGGGCCAAGTAGGCATTACGCTACAAGGGCACAAATATCATTTGATTGCCCTGTTTGCTCTGCAATGAAGGGTGTTACTAACGATGGTAAAGGTAATCTTGAGATAAACTATGAGCTTGGTGTGTATAAATGTTGGTCATGTGGAGAGATTGATGGTACCAAAGGTTTTTTATACAGATTGTTTAGGGAACATGCTAATTATGATATTTATAGACGTTTTAGGCAACTAAATTTAAGTTTTGGTGAATCTGAGTATTATGCTAATATTGATGATTCATTTCAAAAAGAAAAACTTAAATTGCCAGATGAATACATAAAATTACACGGTAGACAAAGCATGAAGGTTTTTACAAATGCTTTTAAATATCTCTATAACCGTGGAATTACAGACCAGCAAATTGAAAAATATCAAATAGGGTATTGTCTTGAAGGATTGTATCAATATAGAATTGTTATACCTTCCTATGATGCTAATGGTGAATTAAATTATTTTGTAACCAGAGCCGTATCACCAAAAGTAAAAAAATTTAAATATTTGAATTCTCAAGCGGATAAAACAAGTATTATCTTTAATGAGAATTTAATAGATTGGAATAAACCTGTATTCATTGTAGAGGGTTGTTTCGATCATATTCCTGTCCCAAATAGTATCCCATTACTCGGAAAAAAACTATATGATAAAATCTACGATGTTTTATATAAAAAGGCTAATAATTACGTTGTGATTATATTAGACCCTGATGCCTGGGATGATGCAAAAAAAATTTATCATAAATTAAATGCTGGTAGGTTATTTAATAAAGTATTAATAAATAATTTACCTGAAGGATATGATTTGTCGTTATATAATCAATTGTATGGGCAAGAAGAAATAAAAAAATTATTAATAAAAAGTTATAGATTAAAAGAATAATATGATAAATTTAAATCACGAAACCCATACATATTTTAACGATGAAAAACCAAATGTAAAATATACTTCGGTAACTACTGTACTTGGTGAATACAAAGAAAAATTTGATGAACACTTTCATGCGCAAAGGGTCGCTGATAGGAAAGGCGTTGAAAAGGAGCAAATACTTGCGGAGTGGAAAGAAATTAATAGAGTTGCCAATGAATACGGTACTAACTTACACGCAATATTAGAGAAATATTTACTTGCTAAAAATAACATTTATACACCAAGAGATAACTTTGAAAAGACTGTTATCAGGGCGTTTAGGGAATGTTGCATGGATGAAAAATTATCAATAATTGGTTCTAATAGCGTACATCCAGAAAGAATTATGTCTATTGAATTTAATGATGAACTTGGTATTGCTGGAACATCGGATATTATAGAAGATATTGATAAGGACAGATTTAATGTTTGGGATTTTAAGACAAATAAAAAGTTCAATTACGATAATGATTTTGCCCAATACATGTATTTTCCTGTAGATCACCTTGTATATTCTCAATACACAACTTATTGTTTACAAATCTCAATCTATGGTGTAATGTACGAGAAAGAAACTGGTAAAAGATTCAACAGAGGTGGTTTATTTTATTGGGATAAAAATCTTGAAATATTTAAATTAATACCTGTTCCATACATGAAAAAAGAAGCGGAATTAATTATTCAACATTATAAATTAAAATTAGGTGTATAATCATGATTAACAAAATCGTACATTTGGCCGATATACATTACAGAACGTATCAGAGGCATACAGAATTCAGATCAATTGCTGAGTATTTCATTGATAAAATGAAACTACTAAAACCAGATAGAATTGTTATTACTGGTGATATAGTACACTCTCGAAATCAACTAACACCAGAGCTTGTTAACGAAGTTCAATGGTTTCTTGATTCATGTTCAGATAATTGTGAGAAACTCATCATCATTCCTGGCAATCATGATATAGTTGAACAAAATAAAGAAAGATTAGATGCTTTGACACCAATCTTGTCTGCTTTGGGTAAACCAAATATTTTCTACTATAAAGAAAGTGAATTGTACCCAGATGATAATGTTGTTTGGACTGTATATAGTATTTACAATAACAACACACCGCCAGTGCAACTTTATAAAAAACCTTACAAAGATAAAACTTATATAGGTTTATTTCACGGTGTTATCATGGGCGCTAAAAACGACAATGGTTTTTCATTCAATCATGGAACTGAACCAAACAAGTTTGATGAATGTGATTTAACATTATGTGGTGATATTCATAAAAGACAAGTATTTTTTAACAAAAATAACCAACCTATTATAATGGTAGGAAGTCTGATACAACAGAACTATGGTGAATCAATTTCAGAACATGGATATTGTGTTATAACATTAGATCCTAAAGACAAATCTAAATGTACATACCAGTTTGAAAACATAGATAATCCTGTGAAATACTTAACTTTTAAAATATCTGATATGTCTGATATTGAAAACGATTCGGAGGTACTGGTTAATGGTTAATATCAATAAAAAAATATATAAAGAAATTGAGGCATATTGTGAATTAAACAATATAGCAGATGTTGAATTCTTCATTAATAAAATTGTTGTAAATGGATTCAACATAGAAAAATATGGTATGTTGAAAAGTGGAGATAATAAAAAATTGGAAGAAGTTAAAGTCGAAGAAAAAACGCAAGAGCAAATTGTTAAACAAGAAAATATTATAGAAACAAAAATAGATAAAGATGATGATGACAGATACAATGAGTTATATGACAGATTATAATGTCGATTTATATAATGAGAATAATTACATAAGAGTTTATTGGGAAGATACACTTGATAATTACAATAAATCAAATGAAAAATTGATTGAAAAGTATTTTCAGGATAAATATAATACCAATAAGGTTAAGGTAGTTTTTAAACCTATTGCAAATAAAACATCTGAAATAGATGTAGATCTCGAAGCACATGCTGATGCAAGTGATGTGATTCTTGACGATAATTACCAAGACCAATTAATTGATAAGTATCTTAAAGATAATAATATTGAGGTAAATCGTGATTTCCTTAAAAAGCTTGACGATACTATCAATTCAGAACTTACCGATTACAAAGAACAAAACGGTAAGTATAAGAATTTTAAGATAAAGGAAATCGAATTTTCAAATTTCCTGTCTTATGGTGAAAACAATATTATCAAGATTGATAAACCTGGCATCACATCCATAATATCAAATCCAGCAAATTTTTCTGGTAAGAGTACTTTAACTGTTGATTTATTGTCGTTTTTATTTTTTGGTGTAACAAGTAAAACAGATAAACTCGATGGTATTTTTAACAAATTCACCAACAAAGATTTGGTTGTGGTTAAAGGTACTGTAGAAATTGAAGGCGATGAATATATTATCAAAAGAACCATAAGTAGAAAAGAATCTAAAGGTAAGGGTATGGTGTGTAAATCAGAAGTTGATTTTTACCAAATTTTACCAAAAGGTGGTACCAAGCAATTAAATGGTGAACAAAGAAAATACACTGACGACTTAATTAAAAACTATGTTGGTACTTATGATGATTTCTTACTAACAATTCTTGCCACTGGTGATAATTTGGATGATTTAATCAAAACAAAACCAACAGAAAGAGGAAGATTGTTAACCAGATTTATTGGTCTTGAATTTTATAGAGAAAAAGAAAAAATTGGTAAAAAACATTATGCTGAATGGAAAGAAAAATCTCATTTAGCTATAACAAATGTTGCTGAAGTCCAAACCAAAATTGATAAAGAAAAAGATAGGATTGTTCAAAATAATAAGCTTAATGATTCTAACAAACAATCACTTATCACAATAAATGCAAATATTCAGGAGTTAGAAAAAACTAAAGATAATTTGTTGAGTATGCGTGTTAACAATGTTGACACAGAACAATATAAAATCAACGAATCGACAATTATTGAGGGTATCGATAAATTGAATAAATTGATTGCTGATAAAAACGATGCACTTACTAAGCTTGAAATTGCTGTACCACAACCATCTGAAAATTTTGATGTTGATACATACCAGAGTTTGAGTATGCAAGCTAAAGAAATTGATACAATTTTATTAAAAAATGAATTTCAAATTTCTTCAAAAAAAGAAACAATAAAAATGCTAAAAGATAGTGAACTTTGCGTAACTTGCAGTAGACCACTTGAAGGCGTTGATAACTCTGATAAAATTGATTCAATTAATAATGAAATCAATGCTTTAGAAAATGATAACAATAATAAGAGAGTCGAACTAAATGATTTGAATGCGAAGATTACTTTGTTTGAAGACATTAAAAAACAATGGGATGACTTCAATAAAAACGAATTACTTGTTAGTAAAGCTAAAGGTGAACTTGCAACCTACAATGAGAGTTTGAGTAGAGGAACCCAAAAACTTAATGACTATAGAGCAAATGTTAAGAATATTGAAAACAACAAAAAGATTGACACAGAATTGACAAACCTGAGAATCAAAATAACTAACGCAAATAATGAAAGAGATTTGTGTATGTTACAGATTAAGAGTTTGGAAAAAGATGTAGAGTCTTCAGAAAAATTGATCAATGACTATAACTTGTTGATAAAAGAATTGAAGAAGGATGAGCTGATTGATAAAATATATAAGGTATATCTTGAGTTATTTGGTAAAAACGGTATATCAAAGATGATTTTGAGTACAATGATCCCATTAATTAACTCTTACCTACAAATGTTATTGGTCGATACTGCGGAGTTCGTATTGGAGTTAAGAATGGATGAAAAAGGGGATGTTGAATTTTGGATGGTGGATGCTATAACTGACATTGAAAAACCTTTGTATGCTGGTTCTGGTTATGAAAGAACAGTTAGTTCTTTAGCTCTAAGATGTGTTTTAAGAAAAGTTTGTTCGTTACCTAAACCAAATATCATTATCTTTGATGAAGTTACTGGTAAAGTTGCCAATGAAAATCTTGAAAGACTTGGCTCATTCTTTGATAAAATAAAATTATACTTTGAACACATTTGGTTAATTAGTCACAATCCATTGGTACAAGAATGGGCTGATAATACCATTAAAGTTGCTAAGAAAGATAACATATCCAAGATTATACATGAAGACAATTAATTTTGCACTATTTTTAATGAGATATCATTTATATATGACAATAAAAAATTTATTTAAAAAGAAATCTAAAAGATACATGTTAATGTTTCTTGGTAGATATCCAGAAAACTTTAAACATGGTATCAAACCAGTTGTGGATAATGAACATGATTTAAGATTCACATTCGGCCCTGCATCTTTAATAGTTATATTTAATTCAAAACAATCATTAAAAGACTTAAATCTTGTATTCAATAAAGTTTATTCTGAATATATAGACCTTTTCTATCTATTTGATGTAACAGAAAATAATTATGGTAGATTTTGCAATGATTTAATTAACAAAAACCTTTATGATGAATCAAATGTTAAAATAACAAATGAAGAAAAACTTCAAAAAATACATTTTTTCATTGGTTTGATACATAAGATGAGGGAAGAGATTGCGCAAGAAATTCTTACGCATATCAAATTAGATAATGACATGGAACAACATTCGAACTTCAATGAAATGTCTATGGAAAACATAGATATGGAACAAGTAGATGTTATTATAGATAAAATAAAAGAGGTCGGCTTCGACAATTTAACAGAGGAAGAAAAAACACTTTATAACAAAATTTTTAAAAAATGAAATTAGACACATCACATTGGATTAATCAGAGCGAACTTTTAAGCTACCTAACAGACATTAAAAGATTTAACGTATTAACAAGAGAGGAAGAAAACGAAGTTATTAGACAAATAAATAAAGGTGATGAAAAAGCCAAAGATTTATTGGTTGTCAGCAACCTAAGATTTGTCATCTCAGTAGCTAAACAATATCTTCATAAAGGGATGGATCTTAAAGATCTCATATCAGAAGGTAATTATGGCTTGATGAAGGCATTAGAAAAATATGACACAAATCAAACAGATGTAAGATTTCTTTCTTATGCTGTTTGGTGGATTAGACAATCAATCCTACAATCCCTTAACGAACAATCACGTTCAATAAGATTGCCTGTAAATGTCATAAACGACATGTATAAATTGGATAAACAGGCTGATAAAATAGGTGAATTTAACCCAGACTTTGTTAAAATAACAATACCTGTTGTTGAAACTCTGGATAAACCATCAGATGATGAGGGATATGCATTACATGATGTTATAGCCGACCAGGATGCGGTTCTTGCCGATAGCACACTTGAGGTAGAAAAAGAAAATTTGAATTTTGCTTTAATTTCATTACTTGATTCACTCAATGTTGATGAAAAACAAGTAATTACCAGGTACTTTGGGTTATATGATAAAGAAAGTACTTTACAAGAAATAGCTGAAGATTTGGATCTAACTAAAGAAAGAGTTAGGCAAATCAAAGAAAAAGCTATAAAAAAATTGAGATTTAATTCATATAAATTATTTGAATTACTATAATATTTATATAAAACCATTTTTATGAAAAATTTAATCACGTATCTTAAAAATACTAATATTTGGGTGTTAGTATTATTTATTTTAGTATGGTTCAAAGGATGTTCTAATTCATCTGATATAAAAACCTTAAGAAAAGAAGTTGTTAGACTTGAAGCTAAAAACGATAGTTTAAATACAGAAATGATAAAAGCTATACAAGCCGAAGGTCTAAGATCTGAAAAAAGAATGATTCAATCTACAGATAGAAAAATGATGGATGTTAACCGTATGTCTGAGATTGATAAAGAACTAAAAACAATCGGTAAATAATGGAAAATAAGTTAACAAGAAATTTTATTATATGGGTATTTGTTACATTGTACGCTTTAGTAAGTACAATATCCACTATCCATGTGGTTGAATTTTTTAAACTATCAAATCCAGATTGGTTAGCTATAACATTGGCAATAGCCTTTGAAGTAGGTGCAGCAGCATCATTAGCTTCAATAATAGCGTTAAAAAAGATGAACAAAGGCATAGTATGGTCTTTGTTCATTTTGTTAACATTAATGCAAGCAATGGGTAATACCTATTATGCATACATGCACCTTGCAAATTACCAAGGTTGGATAGAGTTATTCGGTATGGTTGATTACGAAGTTATCGAACAAAAAAGAATACTATCTCTTGTTAGCGGTGCAGTATTACCTCTTGTGGCTCTTGGATTCATTAAATCTTTAGTTGATTATTTAAGACCAGAAGAAAACACAATTCAAATTGAGGTAGATGATGAAAATTATCCTGAACCATCTTCAGAATTAGTTGAGGCAAAAAATGATTATGATGCAATGATAAAAGCTGGCCAAGAGGTGGAATTTGCAAAAATCATGGAAACTGTTGCTAAAAAAAGAGCTGAAAGGGATGCCGTTGGTGAAACATATGAAGATGAACCAACAGCTTTAGCTAATTCTCAATATGCTGACCAAACAGAACCAGAAGAAGAAAATGAAGTTACAAATGAGGTTGAGGGACAACCAATCATAGAAATTGAAAATTTATCGCCAGAACAAATAGAAAAAAATAAAATATTAGATAGAATCAGAGTTTTTAAATGATTAACTTCAATATAGATTATGATTTTTCAAATTTATTTGATACAAAGCATAAGAAGAAACAAATTATACTTTGTAACACATCTTCTATATTAGAAAACCATTTTATCAAATTACAGTCAAGATTTAATGGTAAATACGATAGAATACCTCATTATACCATTTCTCGTAAAGGTGATGTTTATCAACATGTTAACCCAGAATTAGTGACCAATTTTATGTCATTTGAGGATTCTGACAATTATTCGATAATAATATGTCTTGAAAATATTGGATGGGTTGAAAAGGATATCAAAAAGAATGTTTTTATTGATTGGAAAGGTGATGTTTATGATGATGAAATAACTGAACGTTCTTGGAAAAATAAAAAGCACTGGGCGACCTACACAAAGCCACAAATCGAGGTTTTATTGCAATTATTAAACTATTTATGTGATAGATACTCTATTGAAAAACAATTTACTGGGAATAACGTCACAATAACAAGACCAAAATCCTTTAAAGGAGTTTTAAATAGAAGTAACTATAATAAAAATTATTATGATCTAAGTCCAGCAATGGATTTTGAATATATAACAAATAATTTAATATCTAATGAGTAGAGAATACGATTCGATGAAACATTTTCTGAATATAACAAGGAAAATGAAAAATGGTTTGAACGAGGGTATAGAATCTCAAAATCCAATGAGTGGTGATCAGAGTTCTAATAGTGAAAGGGTTGCGTTTAATGATGTAAAAGCCACAGGATTTTTGAAGAATTCCACTGGTTCCAAAATGTCTGATGAATATAGAAATCAGGTTATTGAAGGTGTTGGTGCTTTTCTTAAGGCATCTGGCCTAATAATGGATGTTGTTAATGTTGAGGTAATGAATGGTAGAATTATCATAACATCTGCAACTATTAAAAACCCTGGTGTTGATTTCATCAAGGATATTGTTATTGATACAAAGTTAGAAAGTCCTAAACTTGAATTAATTCCTGGTAATGTCGAAATTAATCCAGATTATATGACATTAATAGGTACACTAATAAAAACATATAATGATCCGCAAGTTGGTAGAAACAACTTGGTACAAATTTCGCAAACAAATATATAATATGGGAATTATTACATTAATCAATCTTTTATTAAAAAATATCAAAGTCATCATGGTGGTTGTCATGGTGGCTCTTTTTGCTTTATTATTACAACAATGCAATAAAGCAAAACAACTGGAAAATAAGTTTAATGAGGCAACACACATTGCTGATCAAAACTTAGCGGCTATGAAAGATAGCACAATTCAATTGAAAACGACTAAAGAACAATTGGCAACAGTTGATTCTGAGTTATTTAAAATGGTTGACAAAGTTGATGCATTACAAGAAGCAAAAACAAAACAAATAACTGTTGTTAAACCACAATATGTTCCTGTTGATATGACGGTTTTAAATAAATTAAAATATGATTCTATCAGTAAGAAATATGGTTTGGAATTTCATTCATGGGATAGTGTAAGAACAATCGATGGGGTTTCATTTTTCAAGATCAATAAAAACAATGATGTTTTGGATATTTCTCCAGATACAACCTTGATTAAAAATTTTGGATTCAATTTTACTTTTGTAATTAGTCAATACGAAGATCCTAAAAATAAATTCACCAGAACTAAAATAGTTCCGTTTTATGTAGATAGTACAGGTAAAGCAACTAACCCTATTTCAGAAAAAATGATGAAATTTAATTTTAGAAACGCTGAAATACTTGATAAACCATGGCAAGAAAACAAACCTTGTCCTCCGCCAGTTAAAGAAAAATATCATGCTGGATGGGGTCTTTGCATAACACCTTTAGCAGTTGGAGCGGTTCAACAAAATAATGGAATAGGTTTTAAGTTCACACCAAGTATAGGTGTAGGATATTTTATCACTTTCGGAAAAAAATAAATATTTATATAAAATAAATGTCATGAAAGTTAAAGTAACAGACAAACAACTAACCGAATGGTTTTCAGAGGTTCTCGAAGGTAAAGAAGTTATAAACGAAAGTTCAAATGTTACAAAAGATGATGTAAAGTCTATTGTAAAGAAGGAAATAAAAGAATTTTTAGGTATGACAAATACCAGCGATATAAACGAAAAAGTTAAAAAAATGGTTAAAGAAGCCATTAAAAATGACAAAGATTTGGAAAAACATATGGTTGATATATCAAAAAATGTTCTTATCCAAATGTATAAAAACCTATGGACAAGAAGAAATTTCTGGTCTAATGATTTAAAAAATTCTTCTAACTAATGAATAAATTGAATGAAAATACTACTATAAGTTCTGTAGGTGGATCTTTCGAGGTTCCACTTATGGGTGTTAGTAAACGTGCATTCAATTCAAGGATTATGTACCCCAAAAGAAAAAATTCTCCTGGCGGTAAAATAGTTACCCCACCACAAGGATATTTGAAAGAAAGTGAGGGTTATAAAAGTCCAGAATTTCTATATAAGACTGATGGTACAAAAGTTACACAAAAAGATATAAACGAATGGTTCGATGTTGATAAAACTGTTAAACCATCGTGGAACGGAGGTAAATTGATACAAATTAAATCAAAATGTCAGTCTTTTCCATATTGTAGCCAAGGTGCAATCGATCATCCTGTTAAATTGATAGGTGAGTCGAAAGAACATATGTGTGAAAGCTGCTATGAGCAAATTTGTGAAATCGCTAATATTTCTAAAAAGACACCAGAATATATTGCAGAAATTATAAGAAAAGAATATTTATCATACGAATATTAAAATAAATAAAAATATAAATTATATATAATATGAATTTAGAAACAATGAGACACTGCATGAGTGAAATGGCTACAAATGAAGCTTTGAACGAATGTATGTATGAAGTTATGCAACAAGAGGGGTTTTTACCTGAATCTCTTGAAGAAGGCGATACCTATGAAGGTCATTGCGCAGCTATGCTTGAAGATGATGATATCTGTAAAGATATGTACGAATCTATCATGTCGAGCCAAAATGAATGTGGTTCTTACTTAAGAGAATGGATCAATGAAAATTGGAACGAATCTACTGAAATGGATGAGGACATGGCTGATGAAAATTATAGTCCTTTTCTTGAAGAAGAACCTATGGATGAATTATCACCAGAAGTAAAATATGCTGCTCACAATACCGCCATGTTAAAGTATCCTGATCAAGAAAAAAATGGCGATGATATGGGCCGTATTAAATCAATGAATCAGGCAGGTACTTTTGCAAAACATGTACAACCTGAGATCAAACAAATGGTTGATAAAATTGCTGATGCTTTTGGTAATAATACAAAGGGTCATATTGAAAAAAGTGTACAACATGGTGGGGAAAAACCATTTCCATATGCTATGTTGAGTTTTCATAATTATGGAAACCATATTAAAATAGCAGTAACCAAGAAAGGTAATAAAATTATGCATGGTAGTATACCTGATAATGTAAAACCAATGATTGGTCGTTTAATTAAAGATATCCAGACTAAAGAATTACCTGATGAATCAATGGCTATGGCACCTATTAAAGAAGAAGGTACAGATGAAAGTCATGTACATACAGTAAGCGCACAGCATATGCGTCAATCTGATCCATTTGCTAAGAAGTTTTTAAATAAAGAGGGTTGGGAAGGTTCACCTATGTTAACACAACAAATAGATGAAGAACCAGAAGGTCATATGTCAATAGCAAAATTGCATGAAATTCAAGAATTTGTTGAAAAAATCTTAGATAAAATTCAACCAGATGCTGATCTTGAGCCATGGATTCAAGATAAAATAACTATGAGTTATCAAAACCTTGCTGGGGTTGCTTTATATTATGAAGGTGAAGAAATATCTGGCGTTAATACACCAGAAACAGCTGAACATGACGTTATGGTAAAACCTGAGTTTTCATTGTTAGGTTTGGCTGAAAATGAACTTCCTAAGTTCACACCTAAAAAAGGAAAGAATGTTGACGCTGAAAACAAAAAGTCTTCAAAAGAATCTAAAGATGGTATGAAAGCCGCTGAGGATAGTCAAAAGACTGTTCAGCAAAAAGCTGAAGATAGAGTAAATTATAAATTCAATCCAGACATGGAAAGCGATCACCAAAAAGATATTGACAAACAATATTTGGGTGCTTTTAATAACTTGAATCTTGATTTCCAAAATGATGTACCAAAATCATATAAAGATAGAGTTGAAATGGAAGTTAAAACTGGCCACTCAAGAAAACGTGACGTATCTAAGGTAGGTGAAGAAGCTAATGTTGATCACGAAAGCACTAAGAAAACAGGTGAAGCTATAATAAATGCTTCTATTGCTAATCAAGGTCAAAGAGATTCGTTCTTCAAACCAAATCCACTTATTGTTACAGATGAGCCTTACGAAGAAACAAGTATTACTGGTAAATCAAAAGGTGGTAAAAAGAAGCCAGGTGGTGGTGATTTGAACGAAAAAATCGACAGGCAAATAGAAAGAATGAGAAAACTATTCTAAACCTAAACATGTTTATTTAAATAATGTGGACTTCTTGAAAAAGAAGTCCATATTTATTTATATGGACAATCATAAACCAGCAAATAAATTTATTGATTATTTCTCAAGGCCATTGACTTATGATCAATTAAATTATTTGAATAATTTAAACGGTGTAAGCATAGAAAAGGTTGAGTTATTTAGAGATTTTACTATCTCTTTAGCTAAACTTATCAATGAAACATACCTCGGTGATGATATAATCATAAATGATGAACTTATATCAACACATTTCAAATGGTGTTGGGATAAAACAATAAAAGAATTCGAAAAGGAAAAATTAATGTTCAAAGAAAAAGGAGAACATTATTATTATCACCTAAACTATTTTGTGGATATATTCTACAATTCTGAAATCAAAGACGCTATCTTACTGGCAAAAATTTGTGATTTCTGGTCTGACATTATATCTATAGACAAAATTAAAACAAGGTCAGAATACGACATATTTATCGAACTCTACAAGATCCAAAGTAAATATTTTAATATCAAAACTTGACTTACTGGATTTAATTTCTTACTTTTAAAATAAAAATATGGTACAATTAATATTAAATAAATTACTATATGTAATTTTTTTTCTTTCTTGTTTTGTTATATTTAGGCATGGTTTTATATTCATATCTAATTTTATAAAACCAGAGCCTGTGAAATTAAAGTATACGTCAAAAGATTTGGTGTATATTGCAATATCATTATCTATTATAATAACATCACTAATAAAAGGAATTGGAATATGAGCATAGATGAATTATTTAAAAAATATCCAGATAATATTTTTGGTTTGAGAATCAATAGCTCAGAATTCAAGGTTATCGACTTTATGATTAAAAAGGATTGGGCTATACCTGAGGATAAAGTATCTTCAGAAACTATCCTTAAAAAGCAAAAGGATAATGATGATGGTACAATATATTATATACTTTATTCAAATACAACCACATTTGTTGATTTGTTCAATATTGTATCTAATATAATTGAATACAATCTTGAGATTGAGAAGAAACAAGATTTGTTTGCACAGAAAATGAATGAGTTAAAAAGAATATTTCTGGAAACTGAGTTTAATGATTTGAAAACATTAAAATTTGATTTAACCACTGATAAGTTGATTAGCAAAAAAATTGATAACGCACCAGTTACGGTTAATAAAGATGATGATAAATAAAATGGGTTTGATCATATTTTATATCGGTTGTTATGGTTTAACAACATTAATAGTACAAAGTAAAATTTTTAAGCCATTAAGAGATTATTTTAGTAATGGATTTTTCCATAATTTACTTAACTGCATGATGTGCACAAGTTTTTGGGTTGGTTTATTTAGTGTTATTTTTCTAAAGTTTTCACCATCATTAACATATATTATTTCAGAACCTAATATAGATGATATTAGTCTATTTCAAATAATATACTCAATATTATTTGATTCTTTTTCTGTTGTAGGTTTTGTTTGGTTTGTTTATCTAATACAATGTTTAATAGAAGATAATTTAAAAAGAGAATTATGAGTTCAATTGTAGATTTTTATAACACATATTTTAACATAGATACAACCACCGATCCAAAGAGTTCTTTAAAAGTTGGATGGACTTCTAAGGAAGAGCAATATACAAGATTTGCTATTTTATTAAATGTCGGTGTAAAAGATGGTGATAAAATACTTGATTATGGTTGTGGTTTAGGTCATCTTGTGGATTATTTAGAATCTAAAAATCTAAATGTGAATTACACAGGTATTGATATAAATCCCAAATATATACAAAAAGCTTGTGAGTTATATAATAACTATTCATTCATAACAAATGAAATTGAAGATGTTGATGAAGAATATGATTGGGTTATTGCTTCTGGTGTTTTCACTGTTGATTTAGCTGGTGAAGAAATATCAAATAAGATTAGTAAAGCTTATTCTTTATCAAAAAAAGGTTTTGCGTTTAATCTATTATTATATGATGAAGAATTTGAAAAATATGGATTTAATTCTTTTGACCCATACCAAGTATTAACGGAATTGAAAAAAGTTTATGATAATGTGTATTTAATCACAGGATATCTGCATGATGATTTCACTATTTATATTACAAAAGAACCTTTGAACTATGACCTCAAATGAGTATGAAAAACGTGCTTTTGAAAATGAAATTGCAAAAGACAAATACCAAGACGTTATGTTAAGAAAAAAATTAGCATCAGAAATAAACACTAATTATAACTCTGAAATGGCTAAAGTGTATACACAAATAAAAAAAGATAATAAGATAAAAAGATTCTTCAAAAAATTATTCAGTGTATTATGAGATTAGATGATTTATATCTTGTTGCTAAAAATATAAAAAAGGTTAATAATTTTTACAGACCTGGTATTGAAATAACATATTATCTGGAGCCAGTTGAACACGAACAACTACAACAAGAATGTTTTAAAAAAATAAATAACACATTTGCTTTAGATAAATATACATCAAGAAAATCTTTCGAATTACTTTTGTTGGATATTAAGTTTATCTTTAAAATAAAATAATTATCTTGTTGATATCTTTATAAGATAATGTCTGTCCAGACCAAGTTGTTCCTGAATCTTATCATATAATCTGATTTTATTATCTTTACTTGGTTCATTGAAAAACATAAAATTTCCTAAAGAATTACTTTGAACAAAGTTACTTGTTAAGTCATTTAATCTAATAGAATCTGAATTATTTTTAAGGATAAAAAGATCTACATTATCATTCTCATAATATTCTATAACCAATTTATTATTTATTGTTGTAATTACTTTGGTTGTATTATCCTTCAATATAAAATTTTTGATAAAAGACTTAAAATCATGTTTTGTATCCGAATTCTTATGCGTAATTTCTTCTTCAACAAGATATGGTTGAATTTTTTTTATAACAAAATCACCTTTTGGAACTATGTGTACTAAAGCACCAAATTCATTTCTAAAATGTTCAATCTTTTTATTATTGGTATTCGGTGCAGTTAAAACTAATTCATAATCAGTTTTAACACCATTCCACATATACTGTTTTGGAAAAAAAACTTGGTTTTGATCCAAAATCTTATTATATTTGTTCAAAGCATCAGTATAGAGTCTAAATGACCCCATACATTTTTTTCGGTTACCGTTATTATATAAAATTATTTTATACATATGAGTCGTAAAGATTATTACAATATACTTGGAGTTGATAAAAAATCAAGTAAAGATGATATTAAAAAAGCTTATAGAAAGCTTTCTATGCAATATCACCCAGATAGAAATAGTGAACCTGGCGCAGAGGAAAAATTTAAAGCAGTTGCAGAGGCCTATGAGGTATTATCAGACGATCAAAAAAGACAAAAATATGATAATCCACAATCACAACAAGGTAATCCATTTATGGGCGGTTTTAGAGGCTCAAACCCATTTTCTGGTGCCAATATGGGTGGATTTGATATAAACGATCTTTTCGGTTTTTCTAATAGACAACCAGCACAAAAAATATATTATACGTGTTCTTTAAAAGATCTGTATTTGAACAAAACTTCAACATTAAATTATGAGAGATTAATATTAACCAATGGTGGTAGAAAAAAATGTCCGAAATGTAATGGTGTTGGATTTGTAAAAACACACATCAATGATGAAGATGGTAATACAGATTATGCTGAAATGTGTGGTTCTTGTTTTGGTAAAGGATATACTGTAGATTATGTCAGTGAAAAGAAAAGCATTGATTTTAACTTAACCATAGATCAAATATTTTTGAAAGGTAAAGGTAACCAATTAGAAAATGGTAGCTATAACGATTTAATTGTTATATTGAAAGTTACTGACGATCCTAATTTTAAAATTGTTGGCCAAGATTTATTATATCAAAAAAAGGTACCACTTGTCAATTTTATAATTGGTAGTGATACAATCATAAATCATTTTGATGGTGATATTAAAATGAAATATAAATCAAATGGTGAGTTGAAACAAAAATATAGAATTCCAGGAAGAGGTTTGAAATCTATGTCTGGAAAAGGAGATCTATTTGTTGAAATTATACCAACAATGCCAATAGGTGTAAACGATAAAGAAATTGAATTATTGAATAAATTATCTAAAGAAGATAATTTTAAGAGTTAGTGTACTATATTAAACTCTTTAATCATTTCTAAACACGTATCTTGATTTTTTTTGTAGTGGTGATAAATTCTTTTTTTCACCTCGTCTTCAGCGTGTTTAGCCGCAACCTTACTTAAAATACCTCTTGCTTCTTCGAGCTTGCTTAAATACTCAAGTAATTCAGGAATAGGTTCTTTTAACTCGAATTTAGTTTTTTCACCAGACCCCTCTGGTTTTTGAGAGTAATCTATTACACGATCCTCATCTGCACCGAGTCCACCAGCCATATCTTCTAATTTTGGTCTATAATGGTTTATTTCATTTTCGATCAACTTATTTATGTCGCTTTTATTTACTGTCAATTTTTCTTTCATAACTCAAGTATTTATATAAAGTCTTTTATTCTTGTGCTTATGAATAAATAGTTGATAAAACTTAAAAAGATGAAGGACTTTATAACAAAACTAAAAAAGTATGAGGGGTTATTTCTATACAATTATGCATCATATGATAAAAATTCACATAAGTTAAAAGTATATTATTTTTCACCAGATCAAGATCATCACTATCTGAGTGTTGATTTGGGAAAGAATTCTTCCGAATGTGAAATTGGTTCTTTGATTTTGATGAATAATAGAGTTTTCGAGGATAATCCTATAAGTAAATTTGAATTGAGTGCAAAGAATAAAAAGGATTTTATCGAGTATCATAAAAGAAAAGAATCCTGGGAAAATAGTTTTATTCAAGACATCAACACAGTTTTTTCAAGCAAAAATTTGACTTTATAAATAGTTTTTAATACTATTGTTTAAAAATTATAATATGCAAAATATTGATATAATCATCTACGCAAAAAATCTAATCCAGGAATTGGATAATGATGGATTTTTCATTCCAAATATAAACCCAATGATGGAAAAAGATATTTTTGAAAAACATTTATTTGTTTTTTGTGAAGAAAATATGAAACAACTTGGTGAACCAACAGTTGATAAAGAACAATTAGAGGAAGTTATAAATCGTACAACCCATGATGTAATTTTGGCTACTATAAACTCTCTATACGATAAAGGACTTATTGATATTGTTGGAATGGATGAAAGTGGTGATTGTGTTTATGCACCTACGGATAAAGCGGTTGAGGCTATTAAAAGTAATAAAGATATTAAATAAAAAAATATTTAACTTTTTTTATCAAAAAATTTGGTTTTAGAGAAAAAGTTTATTACTTTTGTTAAATAATTTATTTCTTATGTCACAATCACAATTATTAAACGCTATGCGTACAAGAGACAACCGTACTGAAAATGGTATGGTTACAAACAGTTCTACACTTAATTCATGTGTTGATTTATTCTTCACTATTGGTGCTATGAGAGGTCAAGATAAAAATCTCTTAATTGCAAATTTTTCTAAAGCTTTTGTAGAAAATCCATTAACAGCAATGAAAATTTTGTTTTGGGTGCGTGATGCTCGTCAAGGCGCTGGTGAAAGACAAATCTTTAAAGATATTATGTCATATCTTGCAGAAAATAAAACATCTACCTTGGCTAAAAACCTTGAGTTAGTTCCGTTTTATGGTCGTTGGGATGACTTACTTGTATTGTTTGGTACAAAGCTTGACACTCAAGCAAAAGAATTGATCCAAACCGCATTAAACAACGGTGATGGTCTTTGCGCTAAGTGGATGCCACGTAAAGGTAAAGAAGCTATTGCTTTGGAACGTTTTATGAAGCTTTCACCAAAACAATATCGTAAATTGTTGGTTACAAATACAAAAGTTGTTGAGCAACTTATGTGTTCTAAGGGTTGGACTAATATTACATACGAACATGTACCATCATTAGCTATGGCACGTTATTCTAAAGCTTTCGCTAAAAACGATAGCACAAGATTTGACATGTACAAAAATGGTGATACAAAGATAAACGCTGGTGCGGTATATCCATACGATGTTGTTAAAACATTAAGAATGGGTGATAAAACCTTAGCTGTAAAGCAATGGGAAGCGCTACCTAATTGGTTAGAAAATAACAATGAACGTTTATTGCCAGTATGTGACGTATCTGGTTCAATGTCAATATCTGCTGGTGGTAATCCAAATTTAACATGTATGGATGTTTGTATATCACTTGGTCTATACATTTCTGAAAGAAACGAAGGTATCTTTAAAAATGCTTTCTTAACTTTTAGTGATCATCCAAAATTGCAATATCTTACTGGTAATTTATCAGATAGATTCCGTCAATTGGAATGTGCTGAATGGGGAGGTTCAACTAACCTTGAAGCTACATTTAGTTTGATTTTGAATAAGGCTCAAACTAATAATTTACCACAATCAGAAATGCCAACAGCTATTTTGATTATGTCTGATATGGAATTTAACTATGCATGTCGTAAAACAGCCCTTGATATGATTAAGCACAGATATTCACAAGCTGGATATGAAATGCCAAAAATTATATTTTGGAATATTCAAAGCAGACATTCTGGTAACTTTCCAGTACAAATTACCGATAATGGTACCGCATTGGTGAGCGGATTTTCACCTGCAATTTTAAAATCACTGTTATCTGGTGAAGATATGACACCAGTAGCTATTATGAATAAAACCGTATATAGCGAAAGATACGAACCAGTAACAGTCTAAGATATAAACGTTGGGAATAGATTCGGCAAGATTAACTATACAATTATCATGGCGATAGGAGTTTTTGATGATGTTTCTTCACCTTAAAATTGCTAACTTAATTGTTAGTATAAAGGACAAAAAAATCATTATAGTTTAGATAATACTATTCAAAAGTTCTATAGTTTAGATATTCACTATTCAAAAAATCAACTATTCCGAGAAACGTTTATTTGTGAAAGGCTTCAGCAATTCTTTTATCTTTTGACATAAGAAAAACAACCTTTCAGTTTTATTTTATCCTTTTAAACTGACTGTTATGCAATATAACGGTCAGTTTTTTTTATCCACATTTTATCAAAATAATACTGGTTAAGTATGTTTATTATCAAAAATATTTCTTAATATTGTATTACTAAAATAAATTTAACGTAAAAACTATCTATTAAAATTATGACCTTAGGACAAGAATTTAGAAAATACGCTGTAAAAGGACAGGGTATCAGTAGTTTAACACTACACAACTTTGAAAGCTCAATTACACCGTATATTATTGAGGAAAGGCAATTGAATGTAACCCAAATGGATGTTTTTTCACGTTTAATGATGGAAAGACTCATTTTTATGGGTACAGGAATAAATGATCAAGTATCAAATATTATCCAAGCTCAACTTTTATTCCTTGAATCAACAGACCCCACAGCAGATATTCAAATCTATATTAATTCTCCAGGTGGTGGAGTTTACGCTGGAATGGGTATTTATGACACAATGCAATATATAAAACCAGATGTATCAACTATTTGTACAGGTTTAGCAGCCTCCATGGCAGCAGTTTTACTATGTGCTGGTGAAAAAAATAAAAGATTTGCATTACCACATTCAAGAATTATGATTCACCAACCACTCGGTGGTGCAGATGGTCAAGCATCAGATATCGAAATTACAGCACGTGAAATTGTCAAATTAAAAAAAGAATTATATGACATAATTTCTACTCATTCAGGACAATCTTATGAAAAAGTTTATGCTGACAGTGATAGAGATTACTGGATGACAGCCGCTGAAGCGAAAAAATATGGTATGATTGACGATGTAATGGGAAATAGGAAAAAATAAGTTAGGTCTTAGGGTACGGTTACCCAATTTTTAACTATTTATCAGTAAGTATTATATGAAAAAAAAGCTACTGATAGATGTTAATATTACGACAGAATTTAAATAGACCCCTTACAGCACATGAGGCAGATGGTAACTTTACCTTTTTGCACATTACAGAATGGGTTCAACAGAGTTATTTACAAGGTGAATTTGTATATCATACAGATTCATCAACACATATTACATCATTATATGTATGTTTGATCGATCACGATCAAACTGCATATACTGGTGGATTTTCTATTTCTGGAGTTGTTAACGGTAACACGGTATTACTTTGGAAATTAATTGGTGGTGGTGGTGGTACATCTATTGGTAGATCGCCTCTCACAGGTAGATGGCAACTTGATTTAACTACCGTACCACCAGCTTACAATCCAGGTTCGTTTTATATTGCATCGAATTTAGCACAAACCGATTTTGCCTCTTTAGAAAGATTAAAAATTAATAATTATGATTCCACATCTGCTGATTGGGAATCATTTTTTCAAAATATTTCAAATAATACAAGTTCTGGTTTAATTCAAGTAACTGACACTAATAATCCTGGAAATTTCGGTATATATCAATTTACAGGTGGTACAGTTTCACGTTCTGCTTATAGTACAAATACTCTTACACCAGTTGTAACGAATGGTAATTTTGTTGACACACAAAATTATGATATCAGTGTTATCACAGTTGGTAATGGTGGTTCTGGTTTAAGATATTTTATACAAGCTCCTCCAGCACCTTCGCCAGCTCATAATGGTGATAGATGGTATGATCTTACAACAGGTAACGAATATGTTTTTATAAATGATGGTAATAGCTCACAATGGGTTTCACCATTTCAATCAGGAACATCAGGCACATCTGGACAATCAGGTACATCTGGTGTTAGTAATTTTGGTTCAGCATTAATATGGAATTATGACGGAACCGCAAATCCAACACATTTTAATTATTCAATAGCAGGTAGTTCAATCTCTACAACAGTATCTTATGATGCTGTTAACGGAAATGCCAACGATTGGATTGATACAGTACACACATTATTAGATTCAAATCAAAATGTTATTATAACATTAGTTGATAAAAATAATGTAAGCAATTTTATAACATATCTTTTAACATCCGATAATTACGGAGCAGGTTATTCCCTTAATGGTAATATAATTGCTCAAAATGGAACATTTAGTTCTGGTACAGATGTATATTTTGCATATTCTTTAGCCCCATATAATTCAACATCAGGAACAGGTGGTACTTCAGGAACATCTGGTACATCTGGTCAAGATGGTACTTCAGGTTCTTCTGGAACCTCAGGAACAAGTGGAACATCAGGTATTGATGGTGCTGATGGTGCATCTGGTTTAAGTGGTTCTTCTGGCACATCAGGTGAAGATGGAACAAATGGTATATCAGGTGTTAGTGGAACATCTGGCACGAATGGTACTTCAGGTACAAATGGTAGTTCAGGAACAAACGGAACATCAGGTACAAATGGTAGTTCAGGAACAAACGGAACATCAGGTACAAATGGTAGTTCAGGAACAAACGGAACATCTGGTACAAATGGTAGTTCAGGTACATCAGGTTCTTCAGGTTCTTCAGGTTCATCAGGAACAAGCGGAACAAATGGAACAGCTGGTACAAGCGGTTTAAGTAATACTTCAGGAACAAATGGTACTGCTGGAACAAGCGGTACTTCAGGCACATCTGGTACGAGCACAACTGCTGGTACATCAGGATCAAGCAATACATCTGGTACATCAGGAACGAATGGTACAAATGGTTCTTCAGGTACATCTGGTACATCAGGAACTAATGGTATATCAGGAACCTCTGGTTTAGCTGCAAGTTCAGGTACATCAGGAACCAGTGGTAGCCAGGGTACATCTGGTTCTTCTGGCACATCAGGTGAAGATGGAACAAATGGTACTTCAGGTCAAGATGGCACCTCAGGAACAAGTGGTAGTACAGGTACATCTGGTATTGATGGTACAAATGGTACTGATGGCGTTGACGGCACATCAGGTACATCAGGCTCTTCAGGTTCATCTGGTTTGAATGGATTAAATGGTATTGACGGCATTTCTGGACTTAGTGGAACATCAGGAACAAGTGGAACATCAGGAACAAGTGGCGAAGATGGTACTTCTGGAACTTCAGGTTCAAGCGGCACAAGTGGTACTTCTGGAACTTCAGGTATCGATGGTGTTAATGGTATTTCAGGTATTAGTGCAACATCAGGAACAAGTGGTGAAGATGGTACATCAGGAACAAGTGGTGCTTCTGGAACTTCAGGTACGAGCGGAACATCTGGTATTGATGGTACTGATGGTATTTCTGGACTAAGTGGTAGTTCAGGTACTTCAGGTACAAGTGGTGAGGATGGCACATCAGGGCATGATGGTATATCAGGTTCTTCTGGTACTTCAGGCACAAGTGGTACGACTGGTATTGATGGCGCTGATGGCATTTCTGCAATTAGTGGTTCCTCAGGTACATCAGGTTCGTCTGGAACAAGCGGTGAAGATGGTACAAATGGTACTGATGGCGTTGACGGCACATCAGGTACATCAGGTTCTTCAGGTACATCAGGTACTTCTGGGACAAGTGGTACTGATGGCGTTGACGGCACATCAGGTACATCAGGTTCGTCTGGTGAGGATGGAACAAATGGTACATCTGGTGAAGATGGTACTTCAGGTACATCAGGCACCTCTGGAACAAGTGGTGAAGATGGTACTTCTGGAACAGATGGTATTGATGGTACATCAGGCACCTCTGGAACAAGTGGCGAAGATGGTACTTCTGGAACATCTGGACAAGATGGAACAAGTGGTACATCAGGTACTTCTGGGACAAGTGGTGAAGATGGAACAAATGGTACTGATGGCGTTGACGGCACATCAGGTACATCAGGTTCTTCAGGTACATCAGGTACTTCTGGGACAAGTGGTGAAGATGGAACAAATGGTACTGATGGCGTTGACGGCACATCAGGTACATCAGGTTCTTCAGGTACATCAGGTACTTCTGGGACAAGTGGTGAAGATGGTACAAATGGTACTGATGGCGTTGACGGCACATCAGGTACATCAGGTTCGTCTGGTGAGGATGGAACAAATGGTACATCTGGTGAAGATGGTACTTCTGGAACAGATGGTATTGATGGTACATCAGGTACATCAGGTTCGTCTGGAACAAGCGGTGAAGATGGTACTTCTGGAACAGATGGTATTGATGGTACATCAGGTACATCAGGTTCTTCAGGTTCATCTGGCACGAATGGTACTTCTGGTACAAATGGAACCTCAGGTGATAGTTCGAGCTCAGGTACAGCTGGTACGTCAGGTACCTCTGGTACAAGTGGTGCAAGTAAAAGTTCAGGTACAAGCGGTACATCAGGAACGAATGGTTCTAATGGTACAAGTGGTACGAGTGGTTTAAGTGGTACGTCAGGTACAAACGGTACATCAGGAACAAGTGGTATTTCTGCAACAGCAGGTACATCAGGAATTTCATCTACAAGCGGCACCTCTGGTACTTCTGGTACTTCTGGTTCAAACGGAACTGCTGGTACAAGTGGGGTGAGTAATACAAGTGGTACCTCTGGTACATCAGGAATATCTGGTACTTCAGGTACAAGTGGTACGTCTGGTATTGATGGCGCTGATGGCATTTCTGCAATCAGTGGTTCTTCAGGAACAAGTGGAACATCAGGAACAAGTGGTGAAGATGGTACAAATGGAACGTCTGGACAAGATGGAACAAGTGGTACATCAGGTTCTTCTGGTACTTCAGGTACAAATGGTACGTCTGGTATTGATGGTGCTGATGGCATTTCTGCAATCAGTGGTTCTTCAGGTACATCAGGTACCTCTGGTACATCAGGTGAGGATGGAACAAATGGAACATCTGGACAAGATGGTACTTCAGGTACAAGTGGTACAACAGGAACAAGTGGTGAAGATGGAACAAATGGAACATCTGGACAAGATGGAACAAGTGGTACATCAGGTACCTCTGGTACATCAGGTGAGGATGGAACAAATGGAACATCTGGACAAGATGGTACTTCAGGTACCTCTGGTACATCAGGTGAGGATGGAACAAATGGAACATCTGGACAAGATGGTACTTCAGGTACAAGTGGTACAACAGGAACAAGTGGTGAAGATGGAACAAATGGAACATCTGGACAAGATGGTACTTCAGGTACAAGTGGTACTTCTGGAACAAGTGGTGAAGATGGCACATCAGGGCATGATGGTACATCAGGTTCTTCTGGCACTTCAGGTACAAGTGGTACGTCTGGTATTGATGGCGCTGATGGCATTTCTGCAATCAGTGGTTCTTCAGGTACATCAGGCACCTCTGGAACAAGCGGTGAGGATGGAACAAATGGAACATCTGGACAAGATGGTACTTCAGGTACATCAGGTTCGTCTGGAACAAGCGGTGAAGATGGCATTTCTGCAATCAGTGGTTCTTCAGGAACAAGTGGAACATCAGGAACAAGTGGTGAAGATGGTACTTCTGGAACAGATGGTGTTGACGGTACTTCAGGTACATCAGGCACCTCTGGAACAAGTGGTGAAGATGGTACTTCTGGAACAGATGGTGTTGACGGTACTTCAGGTACATCAGGTACCTCTGGAACAAGCGGTGAAGATGGTACTTCTGGTACTGATGGTATTGATGGTACATCAGGTACAAGTGGTACAACAGGAACAAGTGGTGAAGATGGTACTTCTGGAACAGATGGTATTGATGGTACATCAGGTACAAGTGGTACAACAGGAACAAGTGGTGAAGATGGTACAAATGGAACATCTGGACAAGATGGAACAAGTGGTACATCTGGTTCTTTTGGTACATCAGGTGAGGATGGAACAAATGGAACATCTGGTTCTTTTGGTACATCAGGTGAGGATGGAACAAATGGAACATCTGGACAAGATGGTACTTCAGGTACATCAGGTACCTCTGGAACAAGCGGTGAAGATGGTACAAATGGAACATCTGGACAAGATGGTACATCAGGTACATCAGGTTCTTCAGGTTCATCTGGATTAAATGGTTTGAACGGTATCGATGGTATATCAGGTGTTAGTGGAACTTCTGGAACAAATGGTACATCAGGAACTTCAGGTATTAATGGTACATCAGGTATATCAGGAACTTCTGGAACAAACGGAACTAATGGTACATCAGGTTTATCAAGCACATCAGGTACTTCAGGAACGAACGGTAGTTCAGGTACTAATGGTACATCAGGTTTATCATCAACATCTGGCACAAATGGCACATCAGGTTCTTCTGGTACTACTGGAACGTCTGGTAATACTGGTACATCAGGTTTATCATCAACATCTGGTACAAGCGGTTCTTCAGGTACAAACGGAACATCAGGTACTAATGGTATAAGTGGAATTTCTTCAACATCAGGAACGAGTACAACAAATGGTACCAGTGGGACATCTGGTACAAACGGCACAAGTGGTATTTCAGGACTTTCTGGTACGAGTGGCACAAGTGGTACATCAGGAACAACAGGATCTAATGGTTCCTCAGGTTTAGCTGGTACCAATGGTTTAAGTAATACAAGTGGAACTTCAGGTTCGAGCGGTACCAACGGTACAACTGGTATAAACGGAACTTCAGGTAATAGTACAACATCAGGTACGTCAGGTTCTTCTGGTACTTCAGGTACAAATGGTACTTCTGGTATTGATGGCGCTGATGGCATTTCTGCAATCAGTGGTTCTTCAGGAACAAGTGGAACATCAGGAACAAGTGGTGAAGATGGTACAAATGGAACATCTGGACAAGATGGAACAAGTGGTACATCTGGTTCTTTTGGTACTTCAGGTGAGGATGGAACAAATGGAACAGATGGTATTGATGGTACTTCAGGTACATCAGGTACCTCTGGAACAAGCGGTGAAGATGGTACTTCTGGAACAGATGGTATTGATGGTACATCAGGTACAAGTGGTACAACAGGAACAAGTGGTGAAGATGGTACTTCTGGAACAGATGGTATTGATGGTACATCAGGTACATCAGGTTCTTCAGGTTCATCTGGATTAAATGGTTTGAACGGTATCGATGGTATATCAGGTGTTAGTGGAACTTCTGGAACAAATGGTACATCAGGAACTTCAGGTATTAATGGTACATCAGGTA